AGTAAATGCAAAATATAATAACTAAAATCAAAACCTGCTAATTTGCAGGTTTTTTTATGTGAAACTAAAGTCATTTTGTGTATATAATAAAAATAAAATTATATCCGAAATTGAAAATAAATGCATATTTCGCAACTGTGCATTCCGCCGAATACAAAAATAAGTGTGCAGAAACAACAAAAGAATTATGGCGTAAACCTGGGCATAAAGAAAAAGTTATTGATTCGTGGCAAAATACTTTTAATTCATCAGATGAAACACGAAATAAAATAACAGCAAACAGTATAAAAATGTGGGCTGACCCTGTAAAAAAAGTTGAAATTTCAATCAAAATAAAGGAAAGTTTAAACACAACAGAAATGAAAGAATGGCGGTCAGATTTAATGATTGCAAAATGGAAAACAGATTCATATTCAAAGTTATGGCTAAAACAATGTTTTACATATAAAGATTTTGAAATGCCATCTGGTAGAATTGTAAAACTACAAGGCTATGAACCACAAATTTTATCTAGGTTATTACTTGATTATGATGAAAACGATATCATTATAGGAAAAGATATCGAATTTAAAATTTATTACAAATACAATGGTAAGGAAAGACGATACTTTCCAGATTTTTACATCAAATCAACAAATACAATAGTAGAAGTTAAAAGTAAATACACATATGAATTGCATAAAGAAAAAAACATAGCAAAAGAGGATGCATGTTTAATTCAAGGTTTTAAATTTATTTTTGAGATATATGAAAAATAATATGTAAAACCATTGCTACTGCATACAAAATGTTGTATATTTGATTTTTAACAATTGATAATTTAAAATTTAAACATATGAATACTAAAGAAAAATTATACTTAAACGCAAAAGAAAAATACTATCAAGGTGAACCAATTTTAACTGATGCTGAATTTGACCGTCTTGAACTTGAATTGAAAAATGAAGGTTCAAATGTTATTGAAATTGTTGGTTTTGACGATCGTAATTTAAAATTTCCACACATAAGTCCGATGTTATCGTTATCAAAATATCAGACTGATAAATTAACAGGGCAACCACCAATTGCAAATGCAATTGATTGGATGAAACAACATATCGTCGGTAAACAGGAACACTTTGAATGGACTCCAAAACTGGATGGGAACGCCGGTAATATCATTTACAAAAAAGGAAAACTTCATCTTGCTCTTTCCAGAGGAAACGGAACAAAAGGTCGTGATATTACTGATAAATTATTCGACCAATTACCAAAAACCATTCCTTGTCTTTCAACTGTTGAAATTCGTGGCGAAATTGTTATGCCAAGAGCAATATTCAATAAAAAATATGCTGCAGAATTTGCAAATGAGCGAAATCTTGTTGCTGGAATTCTTGCAAAAGATGTAACACCTGCAACTAAATCTCGTTTAAAAGATATCGTATTCATGGCGGTTGAAATCAAAAAACATGATGACGGTATTGTTGAATATATGAATATTGATTGCTTAACAGATTGGGGATTCAATAAACAATATCCATTAGAAAAATATTGGGTTCATTATTCTGACTTTGAAAAATCTTTTTATAAAATGAAGGATTATCGCGAAAATCGTGCTCCATTTTTACTTGACGGTTTCGTTATCAAAGTTGCAGAAAAATATAGAGAACAATTCGGCGAAAACTCACACGATCCTAACTGGGCGATTGCAATTAAATTTGCTCCAAAAGACGTCTCAACTCCAAATGAAACATTGCAATGGAATTTCGGAAAAACTGGGGAAATGATTCCAGTCGGTATATTTGAACCTGTCGATTTAGACGGTACAATTGTTAAACGTGCTTCACTTTACAATTACGGATTCGTAATTAAAAATAAAGTTTTCCCTGGCGCAATTTGTACAATCGTTAAAGCTGGAGATATTATTCCTCAAGTTGTTGCTGTAACCGCACCTGGTGATGAATCAAAATTTAATGCACCAACACATTGCCCACATTGCAAATCAAAACTTGTAATTGAAGATGTACATTTAATGTGTAAAAACTCTGATTGCTCTGGAATCAAAAAGGCAATGTTTTCTCAAGGTGTTGCAATGCTTGATTTATTTGGAGTTGGGGGTTCAATGATTGAAGATATTTTTAACTCAGGTTTTACTGAAGCAATTGATTTATTAAATCCAACAAAATTCAACAAACAAACATTAATTTCTAAAGGAATTGTTACTGACGGCAAAATCGTTGATAATCTTTTCTCAGAAATTGAAAATACTAAGGAATTACCTTTACAAAAATTAATTTTAATGTTAGGATACCAAGGTATGGGAACAACTACATCGAAACAAGTTGCAAATCTTGTTGCCGGTGTTGATTACAATTTCTCAGGTTTACAAAAAACGATTGTTGAAGGTTTTGAAAAAGGACAACCAAAACGTATAAAACTTGATAATGCTATCGGCGAATTAATGCAATTCATTGATATTAAAATGCCAGAAGATTTATCAAATAAAATCGGTGTTGAAATGACCGGTTCACCTAAAGGTGCTGGTTTTGATTCAAAAGATACATTCATGGATATTGCAAAAACATTCGGTTTTATTCATGAAAAACTTGCAAATTCAAAAGTACTTGTTACTGATGATTTAAACTCTACAACTGGAAAAATGGCAAATGCTGCAAAAATAAATGCAAAAAATCCTGGTTCAATTGAAGTTTTATCGTATGAACAATTTCTTGATAAATTTTGTAACGGTTACCGTCCAAACGGTTTATTAATTGCTCCACAAGTTGTTGCAATTACACCTAACGTAAAACCTGCAAAAATTGCTACAAAATCAAATGTTAAATCTTTATTTTAATTGATATGAAAAAAATTACTTTAATATTACTCGCAGGAATTTCTTTATTGTCTTGTAATTCGGAAGATTCATTGAATGCATCAACACAATTTAAAGATATCGACAGTATAACATATGTTGAGCAAGGAAAGAACTACGGCAGAACAGCGGCAATTATGTATTTAAATGAAACGCATCAATTGAAGTATGATTCGACAGGCAAGATATCTATTGAATTATCACGTCTGCTTACAATCGAAGACAGTTTACAAAAAGCAAAAAAATAATAAAATGTCGCAAAAGATAACTGATGATCCACATGCAGACGCAATGGAAAAACAAAGAAAAAGTTTATTAGAACAACGATTAAAATTAGTTGAACAAATAAAACAAGAAAAAGATAATAATGTTGCTGCTGATATTTTATTAGATGCTATGGTTAAGTACGCTAAAGCATCAAAAATGGGAATGTTTAATTGGTGATGATGAATGAATTTTTAATGTTATTGCCGAATGCAATAGGAACAGTTCGATATAATTGGGAATCTCAAGAATCAATCCCAGATAGTCAAAAACAAGCATACGTAGACGGATACACAAATGAGATGATGCATGCTCTTGTGCAACGTTCAATTTTAAATCCTGGCGATGTTGGAGATCCTACTGTTGAATTTATGAAAGCAAGAGAAGCCGCAAAAAAATTACTTGAAGACAGCGGTATGACAACAATTTTAAAATCATTAGAATTACAAGTAGGCAATAAAGAATGTTTAGATTATTTGTTTCAAATCGAAAGAAATCCAAAATTTAAAGGTTGGGAAAATCAAGCATTAATCAATGCGTATATAATCGAAACAAAAACACTTTTAAAACAGAATAATATATGATGTGCACATATTTACACGAATACGAATATACAAAGTTTGCATCTGTTGAAGATGAAGAATTAAATGAATTATTTCAAGAAGTCAGACAAAAGTTTGGTAACCGTCATTATTTAAACGAACGTAAGTTTCCGGTCAAAGTATGGAAAGGTTTAAGACGTGTAAATGAATACGTTGTACGATATGATTTGTACGTTGCTTCTAATTTACCCGAAGTACAAGTTGTAAATTTTGCAACTGAAGGCGGGTCAAGTATTTCAGGATATGTTTCAAAAAGTTACATATATGCGTACTTTTATGGATTACTTTCAGGTTTAAGATACGCCGAAATCCACGGTTGCAATACAGAACAAAAATAATGATTCAGATATCATTCTAAAGACATTATGTCAACTTATTATAACTTTGTATATACAACTATATACAAAACAAAAGTTCATTAATGAAACTAATTTCTGTTGATGAATATAATTCAAACAAATTTAAAATAATGCACAAAACTATTGCTATTGAAGCAATAATGTTGTATATTTGATTTTAAATTGATAAAAAAAATATTACATGGCAAAAGAAAATTTAAAAACCCAACCCAATAAAGAAATTGTTGCATTATCCGATGTTGAACACGTTAGGTTAAAACCAACAATGTACATCGGATCTGTTGAAGAAAATGAGGAAGATGTTAGGGTTATTACTGACGGTATTATAATCAGTAAGAAAAAAGTTATTTCAATAGGCTTTTACAAACTTTTAAATGAAATCGTTGATAATGCTTTCGATGAAGCTAAACGTCAAGATGGCAAAATGCCAATGATTTCAGTTGATTTTGATTCTAAAACGAATCGTGTAACAGTTACAGATACTGGAGGCGGTTTTATCAATGCTTCAAAAATTAACACATCAAAAATTAACACAACAAAAATGACAAATGTTGAAACTGCATTAACAATGTTAAGAGCAGGTTCAAATTTCAAAAATAATGAAATTGACGAAACCATACTTGGAACAAATGGGGTTGGTGCGTCAATTGTAAATATGTTATCAAATGAATTTGAAGTTACAACAATCAATGATTCTGAAGTTTATTATCAGAAATGGGTTGACTTCAAAACGGTAACAAAAGATATCCGCAAAAAAACGCCAAAAGATAAATGCGGAACCACAATATCTTTTATACCATTAACTTCAATGTTTAAAAATTGCAAATGGGATTTTGAATACATTGAGGCGCAAATGATTTTTAGAGAATTCATCAAATCGCAAGAACCAATTACACAAAATTTAAAATTTGTTGTTACTTGGGATGGTGTTACAATGGATCTTAATAAACCATTTTTACCTAAAGAATCATTTGTACTTAATTCAAAAATTGGAACATTACATATTTGGAAAGCGGCATCCGATGATTATTTCAAACAAACGTCATTCGTAAATACTGCATTATGTACAGGCCCGCACCAAACAATTCTTCAAGAATTCATGGGTGAGTTATTTGATTATAAAGGATCTTGGTTATTTTGGTGTTCAGCAATGATTATCAATATTCCGCCAAAGTTTGTTCGTTTCGGTGACCAAAATAAAACAAAACTTGCATCTGGTCGTTGGGAAATTCAACCCATACTTGAAAAACATTTTTTAAGCAATTTTGCAAAGGAATTCAAGAAAACATCACTTTATAAAGAAATTCAACAACTTGTTGATGAACGCAAAAAAACCGATGACAGTAGAGAATTAAAGAAACAATTACGTAATGTTAAGAAACGTGTTGTTTCTGATAAGTACTTCCCGCCTTCTGAAAGAAAAGGTACTTTATTTATTGTTGAAGGAGGTTCTGCTATGGGTTCTTTATTACAAGAACGTAATGCAAAAACTGATGGCGTTTACGCACTTAAAGGAAAAATTAAAAATGCAAGGTCTGCACGCGATTTGACAAGTAATTTTGAAATCGTTGAACTAATGCATATTCTTGATATAAAACCAGGTGAGGATAAAAATTGTTCATATGACAAAATTTATATTGCAACTGACTGGGACCCTGACGGCGTTGGCCATATTGCATCACTTGTTATGAATTTGTTCTTTAAATGGTTTCCTAATGTAATTGACCAAAACCGATTATTTTTAATGTCAACTCCACTAGTTAGTGTTGATGTTAATAAAGAACGTAAATACTTTTATTCAACAAAAGAATTTGGGGAATACGCTGAATCAAAAATTGAAAAGTACAATAATGTTCGATATTTAAAAGGACTTGGTTCATTGGCATTAGAGGATTGGGAAATCATCATGAAATATCGCGATGCATGGAGAGTATATGCTGACAGATCTGCTGCGAAATACTTATGGGTTGCATTCGATTCAAAATCATTATACAGAAAACGTTGGTTAGAAGGAACATTTTAAAAAAATACAACATTACTATTGCTATTGATGCAAAAATGTTGTATATTTGATTTTAAAATAAAACTTATTTAATCTCGTGTATATAAATTAATATAAAAATATGGCTAGAAGAACAAAAATAATCCGTTTACCGATATCGAGTCAAATCGACATTAACTATAGAAATTACGCATTATACGTTTTAGAGAAACGCGGAATACCTTCTTGGTATGACGGTCTTACAAATGTACAACGTTTAATTTTATTAAACAGCGGAACAACATTTGGAAAAACTTTAACTGTTGCGGGATCTTGTATCAGCGATGGTTACCATCATGGAGATGCATCATTATCAGGTGCAATAAATAAACTTGCTCGACCTTTCGGTTGTTCAGAATCAATATTAATAGGTGACGGATTTTTTGGTTCGCCAATTAAAACTGATGCTGCAGCTGCTCGTTATACATCAGTAAAATTAAATCCTAAATTTGCAAAAATAATTAAGGAAAATGCTGTATTAAATTCACGAGATGAAGAAGGTGGCTGGAATTCATTATGGTTACAATATCCTATCGGTCTTGTAACCAATATCATAGGAATTGCGGTTGGATATAAAACAACTATTCTTCCAAGAAAACTTGAAGATATTCAAAATTATTACGATGGCAAAATAAAAGAGGTTATGCCATATTTTGCAAATTTCACCGGTAATGTTGAACGATTCCAAGGAATGGATAAAACGTATATCATTTCAGGTGATGTAATTGCAAACGACGTTAAAAAGGAAATTCTTATTAAAGACATTCCGCCATTGATAAAATTTTCAAGTTTTTCTGAAAAAATTGATAAGATCATTGAATTACATAACGGCAAATGTAAAGTTGATAATAACTCAAAAACAAATGTAAACTTAAAACTCGTTTACACTGGTTATGCTCAAGATTGGCCAACATTCAAATCAGCAATTATAAAAGCAACAAAAATTCTTGTTACTGAAACTGCTGTATTTGTTAAAGATAATATTGTAATTCAATATGACAAGATTGAAGATTATCTTGACGATTTTAAATATCGTCAAGCACAATTAAATCTTGAACGTTCAAAGTATAATCTTGAACAAACTGACATGGAACTTGCTTTCAATAAAGCAAAAAAATTGTATCTTGAATTCATGTTGGTTAAGAAAAGAACTGAAGCAGAAATTGATACATTTCTGGAGCAATTCGACAAACGTATTTCTAATAGGTTAAACAGTACATTACTTCGACACTTAAGTGCTGATGAATTACAAAGAACTGTTGCAAAAATAAAAGAAATCGAAAAGGAATTAAAAGAAACACAAAAAGAAACAGAAAAACTTCAAAAAATATTTGCAAAAATGAAGGACGTTGCATTAACACGTGGCGTAAAAAATAAAGCAGCAAAAGATTTATTTGATGAAGTTGAAATGATTGATGGCATTGAAGTTTTCAAAGGCGAATCCGACGATGAAGATGATGATAATGCGCCATTCAATCCTGCCGATTATATTTAAGTTCATTAGAGCAATTTTAATGAACTTAAAATAAATTGCTATAAAATCCATTGACCGTCATATTAAAGTGTATCTATTGTGATGATACGCACATTATCTACAAGTAACTTTTATACTTAAATAATATGACAACTGAAAGAATTATCAAATCAACAGATCTTGTCGGAGGCACTGTGTATGGAGCCACTCTCGAGAAGGTAAGACACAGAAATGAAAATCCTGAATTTACCGAAGAAAAACCGTATACGTATATTACAAATATCAAAACAAGCACAAACGTTCATGGATGGATTTTTGTATTTGATAATAAGTTTTTTGCCGCTGCATACACTCCTTTCCATGGTTACACATCCAGAGTAACAATTTACAACGCAAAGAAAAATGGCAATTATGATTGTGTGGACGATGAAATAGTTTCCTATAATTTATATTGCGATATTGAAGCAGCAGTTGATAAATTCTGCAAAGAATATATTTATGAAGAAGTTGCGCCTGCAGCTATCGAAGACCAAACCGTAAACTAATATAAATCACATAAATCAAATCAAGTATGAATGAAATCATGCAAGTAGCTGCACAGCGAACAAGAACAGACGAAGCAAAAAGCGGTGGGTTTAAACCCGGAAGCTCAAATATGCGTATATCACGCGATCATATTTGGTTTTATGATGCAATTGATGATGAATCTGCATTAGAATTCAATCAAGTTATTACAGATCTTGCGTACGAACACACAAAATATACTGTAAACGGTATGTTTGAAAGATCTGCGCCATCGCCGATATGGCTTCACATTAATTCGCCAGGTGGAATTATTACTTCAGCAATGTCAATGGTCGATACTATTAATCGAATCAAATGTGCTGTACCTGTTATTACTGTCGTTGAAGGTGTTGCTGCATCAGCTGCAACTTTTATATCTTCAATAGGTTCACACAGAGTAATTCGCGAAAATTCGTACATGCTAGTACATCAGTTATCAGGTGGAGCATGGGGTAATTACGAACAACTGAAAGACAGCCAACAAAATGTTGATGCGTTTATGGCTGACATCAAACGTTTTTACAAAAAGAATACAAAATTCACAACGGAACAGTTAAACGATATTTTAAAACACGACTTGTATCTTAATGCAAAAAAATGCAAACAATACGGTTTAGTTGACGATATCATATTATAAGTCCAGGTAACAAATTGAAACTATTACATTTATATGTATATTATTAATAAATTAAAGATAAATAAATTATGCAAAAACTAAATCTCAAAGTAGAAAAATTTCAAAAATTCATCAATTTCTTAAAAAGATTTCAAGGTATTGATAACTCACTTTTATTAGAAATTGACAATGGCTTCGTTAAAGCAAAAAGTTACACGCCAGAAAAATCGGTTGTAAAATATTCTGCAATTCCTCTTGACGAAGTATTTTCTGAGTACAGCGACATTAGCGCACCAGTTAAAGTTGGTATTTTAAATATCGACAAGTTATCATCTTCTTTCAAATTCTTTGGCGAATCGGAATTTGAATTTATCTTGGATTACGAAAACGTAAATGGAGATAATACAGGAACTGGCATCGTTCTTAAAAACAGTTCATTAGCAATTGAATTTCAATGCGCTTCATTGAAATTATTTACATACATTACTGATGACGTATTAAACAAAATCACAGATACATCATCAAGTAAAGTTGACTTCTTACTTCCAAAAGAACAACAAGCAAAAATCTCTTCATTATTCGGTATTGATTCTGACCACTCAAAAATCACTTTCAATAAAAAAGGTGATGAAGTACTTGCTGAAGGTAAAAACTTCAAACTTCAAGTTGTTGACACTGACGTTGCAAACAAACCGAATGCAAATCTTTCAGTATTCAAACATCACTATGCGTTTCTTGATAGAGAAGATGCAATCGTTCATATTGCAGACGAGAAATTAATTTTCGTTTCAAATGAATCTGACACAAAAATGATTATCGGCGAGGCTGAATAATTATTTCTCTATTACCGCTATTGATACATACCATATTACTTTAATTGTCCCATTTGTTATTTTTGCTAAACAGCAAAAGACAGATGGGACATTTTTAGTTTAAATAAAGTCAAAAAAATAAAGGCTATAAACATGTACGAATATAAATACGCAAAAGTATCTCAAGAATCAACAATTGCTGATATTGAAGCTGAAATAAAAAGATTAACGAAAATACAAAATGATTTTGGTAATGAGGAACAAGCGATAAAGATCTTTATCAACTCTATATACGGTGCGTGTGCATCGCCTTATTTTGTTGCATATAATCCACAACTTGCTGAAGCAATTACATTGCAAGGACAAAATATTATCAAGTTTTCATCTAAGGTATTAAATTTGTACTTTCATAAATATTGGAAAAGCGATAAAGCATTGCATGACCATCTTGGAATAACAGTTATTCCAACAGTTGTACAAGATGTTGCAATTTATGGAGATACCGATTCTGTTTATTGTTCTTTTCAAGAAGCTGTAAATGGTTCTGACTATCAAGGAGATCCTGTTGAAATGATTATTAAAATGTATAAATTTAGAATCAAGGATTACCTAGGAAAAGCATTTGACCAATACGCAACAAAGTGGGGAACAAAAAATATACAAGATTTTGAATTGGAAACAATTTCTGCTTCTGCAATATTGTTAGCAAAGAAAAAATATGTTCTTGACTTGGTGTGGCAAGACGGTATATCATTTGAAGCGCAAGCAAAAATTAAAGCAAAAGGTGTTGAAATTGTACAATCATCTACACCACCATTTGCAAGAACAAAATTAAAGGAAATGTTAAAGTATTTTTTCAAAGAAAAGAAACAATTAAATCTTAAAGCATTTGTAAATGAACTTAAATCATTAAAAACACAATTCCAAAACGAAGACGTTAGCAATATTGCTTTCGGCTCAAGTATTGGTGATTATGAAAAGGGAATCGCAAATGATACATCAAAATTTGAAATTTTACCACATTGTCCTATTCACGTACGCGGTGCAGGTTACCATAATTATTTGATTAATCAAAATCCAAAGTACAAAAAGAAATACTCGCTTATTAAATCAGGCGATAAAGTTAAATTTTATTATGCAAAAGACGATAGCGGAAAAGATATTGTTTTTGCATATTTACCAGGAAATCTTCCATACGAAATTGCACCGTCCGTTGATTATGAATTGCAATTTGCTAAAACAATTATTGACCCATTGAATAGATTTATCTCAGCATTAGGATTTCCTGAACTTTCAAGTAACTTAGTTACAAGCAAACAACTATTCTAAAATAAATCTAAACACATGGCAATTAAAGAATTTTCATTCGTAGAACTTGACAATATGTTATCGAAAAATGTCGATGACAGAGGTTCTATCAGCTCATCAAACGCATTCTCAAACATCGATGAATTCATCGACACTGGTAATTATTTACTGAATGCACAAATTTCAGGTTCACTTTTTGGAGGATATCCAAACTGTAGAACAATCGCTCTTGCCGGAGAAACCGGTACGGGAAAAACATTCCTTGCTTTAAATGGCGTACGTTGCGCACAAGCAATGGGTTATCATATCGTATATTGCGATTCAGAAGCAGCAGTCGATGCTGGCACATTTAAAAAATTCGGTTGTGACCCTGACAAAATTCGTTACCAACCAGTAAGTACACCATTGGAATTCAAGAAGTTTGTTTCAAATTTATTGAAATACATCGATGATGCTAAAAAAGCTGGTAAAGCTGTTCCTAAAATTATGCTTGTTCTTGACTCACTTGGTAACCTTGCAACAACTAAAGAACGTGCTGATGCCGTATCAGGTTCAGAGAAAAAGGACATGACAAAAGCACAAGAAATGCGTTCATTATTCCGTGTAATTACAATGGACCTTGCAGGTGCAAAAATTCCATTTATCATGACTGCACACACATATGCATCGGTTGGATCATTCATTCCAATGGACGTAATGAGCGGTGGTGGTGGACCGTTATATAATGCATCTGTAATTTTATTCTTATACAAATCAGGATTAAAAGTTGCAAATGCTGAAGCAAATAAAGTAGGTTTAACAAAAACCGGAATCATTGTTCGTTCAGCTCCACACAAAAACAGATTTGCACGTCCTATTACAATTCGATTCCACATTTCATTTTACAAAGGTATGAATCCTTATGTTGGATTAGAACAATTCATCGGATGGGAACAATGCGGTATTGCAAAAGGAAACATCGGTGATGAAAAGGCATTCAATAAAATGACACCTGCTGAACAAGAAGCTGCAAGAAAAGAAGGTAGAGTATGGGAACATAATGGAAAATTAATGTTCTGCGTATTGAAAGAAACCGCTCGAAATTTTGTCGTTAAACATTTAAATGATACTGTTCCTGCCGGAGAATTATTTACGCCACGTGTTCTTACACAAGAAGTTCTTAAAGAACTTGATGAAACAACAATTAAACCAACATTCCAACTGCCATCAATTGGTGACATGTTTGATATGGAAGGCTACGCTGAGGATTTTGCCTTATCAACTGATGAAAACAGCGAAACAGAAAATGCATTAGAAAACACTTTAAAAGACTAAAAAAATGACACAAGTAAGAAGAAATCTAAACAATGGAGTAATCATGGTATTTGACGGGTACGAATTTTGTACAACAGTACCTGCCGAATTTACAACTGAAGTTTTTCAAGAATGGCGTTCAGCAAACAAACAAGCAATTAAACAAGCAAAGTTTGATATGAAAGCAGAGTTCCAAACATTGAAAGAATCAGAAAATATCGCTGGATAATATGAATCTTGGATTAGATAGAAGAAAACTTAAAATCAAATACTTCTTGGATATCCAGACGGAAACGCCTGGATATCCTTCAATAGAAGATTATTTGTATGAATTAGTTAATCTTTTAGTTGAAACGGATTTTTTGGAAAATGAATTTGGTGCATTATGGACAAAAGATAAAATTTGTACCACTGTAGGAAAAGATAAACATATTGAATTTTTGCAAGAATTGGAACGACTTAATTACATTAAAGAAACGTCAAAAGCAAAATATTCAAGTTATCGTTTACTAAAACACGATTGGCAATACGATAAATCATAAAAATCATGGGTTTTTTAAAATACATAGAACAATTATTTGATACAAAAAAAGTGGAAGATCCGTATGTTGTTAAATACGAATGCAAACATCACCCGCCAATTACAGATATTAACGTTGCAAAGGCGGAAATCAAAACTATGGACGATGCAAAAACTCAATTCATGAAACTTGTAAAATGTGAATGCGTTGGTAAAAGTAGAATTGACAATAATTACATTTACAAAATATCTAGAGCCGAAGTTATACCGCAAGGTGTACGCGACATATTTGAAATTGCAATCGTTGTACAAATGTCTGATAACATGTTAAATGTACCTTCATATGATGAAAACTTTTTTCATATAAAAGTTAGTACAAAATTTCCATTGCATGAAGTAAAAGATAAAATCGAAAAACTTAATTATCATAAAAATATGTGGGAACCACCTGCTGGCGAAAAAAGAGGACATATTGATAATGCATACACACGTACACCAGAGCAACAGAAAGATTATACAAAATATATTGCGGACTGTTTAGAAAAAAGTAAAACACAAGACGTTGTTATTTCAAGAAGAGAAATTCCGTATGAATCTCGTCCGTTGGGAACAACCGGGTATCACAATAAATTTATGGGTTCGTATGGCAATCTTCACAGATTGAATGAATAAAAACTATATGCACTTGATGTATATTAAATTAAATAACCAATTATGCTACCAAATCACTTAGAGAAAATACTGTATCATTATATTCTACAAAAAAAGGAATTTTTACAGTTTACAAAAGAAAACTTTTTCGAGACACCGAATTATCCAAAGATATTCACTGCGGCTAAAGGTTTTATCGACAAATACAACAAAGTCCCAACAAAAGAACAAATCATTGAAGTTATCAAAATTCATGGTTGGGGCGAAACAATAAATAGAGATTACATTGATACATTGTATGATATTAATCTTGAAGAATACGATCCTGAATGGCTAGATGAAAGTTCCGAAGCATGGGTCGAATTTAAAAATCTCGACAAATCTGTTGAAAATCTTGTTACATATTTAAAAACAACAAAAGTTGATGCAGGCAATATAAAACAAGTTGTTGAAACTGCAAAAGATATTATCGTAACAGGAAATAACATCAATTTCAAATTTGATGAAGGTCTTGACTTTTTCAATCCTGAATCGCATAAACAGCCAACACTTGATACATTTTCAACAGGATATGATTATCTTGACCAGGTACTTGGCGGCGGATGGTCAACAAAAGCACTTTACGTAATTGCAGGTGAAAACAAAGTAGGTAAATCTATTTGGCTTGCAAACCTTGCTGCACAATCTGTAAAACTTGGATATAATTCTGCTGTAATATCACTTGAAATGCGTGACCGACATGTTGTAAAACGTTTAGGCGCAAATCTTTTAGGTATTACAATGTCTGAATACGCAAAACTTGCTGAGGACCAAGATTTAATCAAAAAGCGATTATCAACAATCGGATATGATGATTTAAAAATTCCTGGAAAATTGTTCATTAAAGAATTCCCAACATCATCTGCATCTATTAAAGATTGCGAACGTTGGCTCTTACAAATGGAACAAATAAAAGGAATAAAATTCAAAACGGTTTTCATTGACTACATTAACATTTTAATGAACTGGAGAAATCCAAACTCTGAAAACACATATTTGAAAATCAAACAAATTGCTGAAGACATGCGTGCAATGGGTGCACGTAATAACTGGGCAATTATTACAGTAACCCAATTAAATCGTTCAGGATTTGCCGCATCAGGTTCAATTTCATTATCAAGTATTGCTGAATCATCAGGTTTAGGTCACACGGTTGACTGGATGGGCGGTATTATTCAAGATGAATTAATGTATGCAAATCAAGAATATATGTTGCAAACAATGTTGAATCGAAATGAAGGTTACAAAAATTCACGAAAGAAATTCTCAATTGACTATTCACACATGAGAATACTTGAAGATATGAACTCACAAATTATACTTGACACAATAAACGGATAACCATGGATTTACTAAAAGGACAAAACAAAACAAATAACGACGATTTGAATGAGCTATTAAAAGAAGCTGGTGAAAAAAGCGAAAATAATGGAAGAAAGTACGATATGCTCAATGAGAAATACGCGGAAATACAAACATTAATTGCAAAACGCGATGAATGTTTCGAGCATCCAGAATTACAAAACTCAAAGCAATTAACATATCTTGTATATAAAATTCCTGTAAGATCTGGAAGTTCAAATCAACGTGTGTATGAACAATTATCTGAAGTATGTGCACACGCAGGATTAAATAACAGAGAAGAATATCTTGCAAAGGATACATTACTCAAAGTTGTTGTTTTACCAAAATTTGTAACAGACGTAAATACTGCCGATGTTGAAATTATAAAAATATTACCAGAAGTACTAACCGATGAATTGAAAGAACACATGGAAAGAAATGTTATTTTAATTCAAGACTACATTAAAAAATTAAGATATGAGTAAAAAACTATTTGATGAGGAAAATGAATTCCTTGACTTTGAAAATCAAGATGAATCAACAGATTCAGATGTTGAAGAAACTATTAGCACTGATGACGATTCCTCAGGTGAATTTCAGCAATTTGGAAAATTTGCAATTGACCAGGATTGGTTAATGTCAACAAATCGCGAATCGCAAAATCCACATGAAGAATTTGAATATCGTGCATTGGAAGAAAATCTTTATGAATTATTTAATGCCGCACCATTTGCTGCAAAATATGAAGGAAATAAAAAAGTATCGAAACATGAAATGGTTGAAGTATACTTATATTTCTTAGATAGAATAAGTAATGCTGAAAGATACACAACAGTTGAAAAGTTCATTGCAATTGTTAATTTCATGAAAATGAATTTTAAAACAATGTATAGAGAATTGCCAATCATACACAAAGAGGCAATTCTTAAAGAACTTAACAAAAAATATCATATAATTTCAAACAAAAAAGCGCATAACTTATTTTAAGTCATGATGAAATTAAATGTTGCCGAAATCAAAAGAGCTTGGCTTATATCCGATATACATTTCGGTGTTAGGTCAAGTTCACTTGAATGGCTTGACTGTCATGAAGATTATTTCAATAATTTTTTCATACCGTTATTAAAAGCCAATAAAAAAGAAGGTGACTGTTTATTTGTACTTGGTGATATCTTTGAATCTCGTCAATCTCTTAATATTCTTGTTATGAATAAAGCTTTCGAAATTTTCTCGAAGCTTTCTGAAATTATGCCAATTTTGATAATTGTCGGTAATCACGACATTTATAGAAAACAAACAAACAGCGTTAATTCTTCCATTGTGTTTAACACAATTGATAACATTACTGTCTTAACTGAACCGCAGATTTTGCACACAAAATATGCAAAGTTATTTATGATGCCTTGGGTTGAAGATAAAAATGCAGAAATTGATGTTGTTCGCAATCACCCTGCTGATTATATGTTTTGTCATACAGATTTCTTGAATATGAAATACAATAGAAAGATTGCAATCGAATCAGGTTTAGATCCTTCAGTTGTTGAACATTACAAAAAAGTTTATTCTGGGCATATACATTTTTCACAACATATTAAAAATATTCGCATGATTGGCTGTCCGTTTCAATTAACAAGAAGCGATTTGCATAATCAAAAATATGTCTATAACATAAATTTTGAAACTGATGAAGAAATTAGATATGAAAATAACTATTCTCCAATATTTCAAAAGTTTGCTATTGATGATATTTTAAATCTGACTATTGATGAATTGCAAAAACATGTGACAAACAATTATGTTGACTTTATCATTGATGGCAAGTGGGTTTCAAAATTTCCATTTGCATTGCTTGTTGATACATTAACAGGCCATCGAAAATTAAATTATGTTTTATCATCGTTACAAAAAGACGTTGAGGATGAAGATTATGATGGCGAGGAAATTGATATTGCTGACTTAATTACATTATATTGTAACGAATTGCCATACGCTGATAATACAAAAGAACAATTATTAGATGTCTCGCTAAAATTATACCGCAAGGCATTAAAATTATCACAAGAAAAAGAAATATGAGAATACTTTCAATAGAATTTCGCAATTTTGCATCTTACGGCAACAAATTGCAAAAAATTGATTTTTCAGAAACAGACGGTATGTTTTATCTTGTAATGGGAGAAAATGGCGCGGGCAAATCAACAATGTCTGATGTTATAAAGTTTGGTATCTATGGAAAACTTGGAAATAAAAGATTAAGCGATATTCCCAACAGATTCAATCAGCAAACATACGTTAAAGTTATTATGGTTGCAAACAATAATACGATAACGATTGAACGAGGAATACGACCAAATTTCTTAAGACTGTTTATAAACGGCGAAGAATATGACCAAGCAGGAAAACAAAATGTCGAAGATTATATTGCAGATGAAATTATAGGTTTGCCATTTTATGTTTTTAATAACATAATATCTTTATCAATTAATGATTTTAAGTCATTTTTGAATATGTCTCCGCATGATAAAAGAATGATCATCGACAAAATATTCAGTTTAGAAATTATTAACAATGCAAAATGGCTTGTTAAAGAAGAACTGAAAACATTAAGAGATAACGCATTAACATTTACTAAACAAGTTGAGACAATTGCACAAACAATTGCAAATTCTGAAACAGAACTTGAATTACTTAAACAAAAAATTGAATTAAATGCGCAATCAAAAATAAATACTATTCAACAAAGTATTAAAGAATATGATGCACTATTAACTGACATAGGAACAAAATTAACAAATGTTGATGAGAAATTAGGTCAATCAAATGAAAAACTTAATGGCTTAATTGAACTTTTGAATAAAAATAATGTAACAGCAAAAAATATTGCTGAAAAGAAAACATTATATGAAAATTCAAAATGTCCTATGTGTGAAGCCGATTTGACTACCGAACATCATAAATCAATTTTAGATGAATTGATTAACAAAGAAATAAAGGTAAATGAAAATATCGAAAAACTGCAGGAATCTATAAAAAGTATCAGAGAATTAAAAGCAAAAATATTAACTGCAAAAAATTCGTACAGCAATAAGCAAATTGAATTCTCAACTATCATATCAGGTTACAAACAACAACTTGAACAACTGAAAGATGGTGATAAAACACTGGAAACACAATCTATCGAAAAAATTATTGCTGACAATAAAGAAAGACGTAAAGCAATAATAAAAAAATCTGATAAAAGCTCACAACATATAAGTTTCTTTAAAATTGTTGAAGAAATCTTTGGAGATAATGGAGTAAAACAACTTGCAATAAATAAAATTATGCCTGCATTAAATTCTGAAATACGTTTAGTATTATCAGAATTAAGAATGGATTATAAGGTTATTTTTGATAAATCATTTGATGCACACATATCACATCTTGGACATGAAGTTGCAATTCAACAATTAAGTACTGGTGAAAAGAAAAAAGTTGACTTTGCAGTTTTAATTGCGATAATTCGACTAATGAAAATAAAATATCCATCCATTAACATAACATTTCTAGATGAATTATTCGCAAGTATTGATTCAGATGGAATTCACCACATATTAAAAATATTAGCTGACACAACAAAATCAATGAATATGAATATTTTTGTTGTAAACCATGCGCCACTTCCTGCTGAGGTTTTTGATTACAAGATTTTTGTATCTAAACCTAATAATTTTTCGCAAATGGATATCCAGAAGATTGATTAAAATTGCGAATATATAAAATAAAATAACAAAATGGCGTATTTAGAAAAATTTAATAGAGACGATATTCATTTACGTTCCGTGATAATTGGATTAATCAATTTATTAAATCAGGAAGTTTTTTTCGAGAATGTATGGTCTAATGATGAACAAGAAATTGTAGAAGTTCCTTTTTATTATTCGACAACAGGTGATGAAAGATATCTTCAAGACGCATTTTTAGATTGGCGTTCGTGTGCCCATCCCAAATTCATGGATGGCAATTTTGACCCAATGCCAAGAGGTGTTGTTAAACTTAATGATTCAACAATAAACAAAGGAAACATGACCCAACGTTGGATTCGTGGAAATTACACAAGAATCGTTGACGGCCAAATGGAAGTGTACAATGCATATATAAATAGTTTGCCATTGGATTTGAATTTTGATGTTGAAATTCATACAGATACAATGACAAATATGTTTAAACTTTATCAATCAATACTTGAAGTTTTTTATAAAGTACAAATTTTTAATGTTGCATATAAAGGTTTAATGATACCATGTCAAGTCGGTTTTCCTGAAACATATCCGATTGAAAAATCGTTTGAATTTTCATATCCATCAGAAACAAAAATTGCTATGACATTTACATTGTCTTTGGAAACGTATTTTCCAATATTTGATGAACCTAATCTAGGTTCAAAAAAAGCAATCAAAGATTCGAACCTTGGAACACCTATGAATAATAATGACATATCATATTATGTCGGCGAAAGTAGAAGAAACAAAATTAATGTTAAAAAAGGACAAGTAGTTCATTCTATTACAGATAATGGTTCAGCAAATGGAAAAACAGCAAGACTTGCTTCAAATAAAATGGATGCTATATTGATTGGAGATTTTAAACAAATCAATGATAGCTCCGGAAATACAATTAACATTATAAATCCTATTGCAAACGAATCACGAGTTGCAACTAGTGACGTAACAATAAAATGGACATTTGCAAATTTCATTCATAAAGTCAATTTGTATTACGCACTATATCCTGGTACAGAATGGGTACAAATTGCAACACTTATTGATGCAAGTATAGGAGAATATACATGGACTATACCAAATATGATAGGTTTAATAGATGTTCTTGTAATTACGCCCAATGCAAAAGGAAGCGGTGCTGTTGTGAAAGCAGTTGTTGACATCGATGGCTCTATTTCTGACATAATAATTGTTGAACCTGGTAATAATTATGACCAAACAACAATGTTAGAGATTGAATCATCAACAGGAAGCGGTGCTTCAATAATTCCATCAGTTATAGATGGAAAAATCGTAGGATACGATTCAGAACGATTAGTAGGCGGTTCTGGATACGTTGCAACTATAAACACTAAGATTACGTTTAAAGTTTCTGATGCTACAGGCCGTGGCAACGGAATTCTATTAGACGAAAATGGTGATATTGGCTTTATAACGATAGTATAGTTGTAAAATATTCATTTGCTTACATAAATATATAATAAAATAAAATAAAAAAATCTTCACAATGTTAAATCTAAAAGATAGAATAGCGTTATTAAAAAAGAGAACAAGTTCAACAGAAGCGATAGAATTATCTAACGCTGCATTGGAAGCTTGCAAATCTAATGGCTTCATGGATTCAGTTATTGCTGAAACTCTTGTGAAGGACCTTGCAAATATCGACGATAAAGAAGTTGCTACTTTTATAATGCGAGAAAATCGTATTATCGAAATAAGTAATTTAGGTGTAAGAGAATCGCACAATAGATTAATGAATAGTGATTTAATGCATTATCCAACAATCAAACCTCTTATTGAATCAATGGCACAAACCATTAAATCTTTACCTGAGTATGTAACTGCACAAAGATACGTTGATTCGTTAAAACAATACAGTTGGAATTTAGAGTTAAAAGCTGATATTGCAAAAATATCTGAAAGTATTGAAAAATATAAAGAAGATATTCAGTTAGCAAATTTCATGTATGAATTTAAAAATAGTTCAGGTTCGTATCTTTCAAAAATGTTTGAACAAGAACTTGATACGTATTTTGTTGAACGTACAGCAGAAACTAGAAAAGCAGTTATTGAAAAAATAAATCCGTATTTATTCGATGCTAGTATGAAACATCTTCATGGAATTCTTATTCTATCTGAAGGCGGATTACAAATCGAAGCAAATGGACAAGTATCAATTGAGAAAATCTATTCTCCAGTATTAATCAATGAGAAAAGTGAAATATTCTTCGCATCAGGTCGATTCTTAGTAAAAGAAAACGATAAAATTAAATCATTAACTGAAGCTGAAATCAAAACTTTACCACAGGATTTTGTAAGTATTGCATTTTTCTTGTCGCAACCTAACGTTCGTGTATTTGAAAATAAAATTTCAGTATCTACACCGTCAGGTAATAAAAATGTTGACATAATCATCGAAGGCGAAAATACAAAAATTGTTTTAAATGGCAAAGAATTACCATACCAAACATTCACTAAATATTTTATGAATGAAGGTATATTCCGTCAAAATGAAAATGAAATACTAAAACAAATTGCTGTTCTATATGAAAACATCGGAAATGTTTACGAAATTGATTACGGTAAACGTTTAGTTTCAAAAACAATGAAAGGCCAATGGGCTGATGTTTACAAAACAGAAAAATCTATTTGTTTAATTAAAGTAAATGAATCTCAAAAATCTAATGAATTCATAACAAATGTAAACGGCATTCAAACAAAACAACTTATACTTGAACATTTAAGATTTGACATATCTGAATCGCTAAAAGATTTAATACCTGCTGAAACTGAAAAGTTAAAAAACCTTGAAGTAGAAAAAGGTGAATTAATGGAAGCTATACAACTTTTATCTGATAAGAAAGCTTCTGTTATTGCTCAAACGCAATCTAATCCGATTTTAAGAGAAAATGCTGAAGTTAAAGAATTACTTTCTGCAATTGATACTGAAATCAATTCTTTAAAAGAACATGAAAATGCAGTTCATAATAAAATAAATTCATTAACTAAAGTAAATACTTTATTCAATGATGAAGATTTTGAACAAGCTGATGATGTTGCAACTTTTTGGACAAATGAATCAAATAAAAATGCTACTATCTACTTTGCACAAGAAGGTGATAATAAAAAATTCTTTATAGGAAAACAAACATTATCTGATTATAAATCAAATGATTATACAATTGTTGAAGAAAACTTAGATGCTGCATCCGCAATTACTAAAGCTAAATCGCTAGGCGAATATTTTGAAACTGATGATGCTAAAGCATTTGAAGCAAATGATCCTGATGGCGTAAATAAACTTGATAAAAAAAACACAGCAATGACTGTCAGCGATGACATCAAAAAAGGTGAAGATATTACAAACCCACTTGAATCTGGAGACCAAGTAAAATTGAAAAATGGCATGATTGGAATAGTTCAAGGTAACGATACAAATAATAACACAATCGTTGCAATGAATGATGGTAAAAGCGTTTCAATTCCTCAACAATTCTTACATGAAGTTGAAATATTAAAAAAAAAATCTAACGAAAACAACCCTGAAATAAAACTAACAGGACAAGATGGTTCTCAATCTGTTCAGATACAAGAAAACAATGAAGAAGGTTTTGTTAAAGGACAAATGTTAAGCTCAAAAGGCGAAGAACTTGAAGGTGACCTTGGGGATATTCTTGTAAAAGCTATAGATTATACATCAAAAGGCGATAATGATAAAATTGAAATACGTGTCGGTGAAGGATTGAAACATAAATCATATACACTTAAAAAGTTTATAAAGATAGCTGAGTAATTTCAAAATAAAAACTATTGGAAAGTTCTGTACAGAACTTTTTTGCATATAAAGTATTCACAATTTAAAATCCAAAAAACATGGGAAGAAAAAAATCAAACAAGAAATACTACGTAGATCCCGAAGAATTTAGAAATGCAATAATCGAATCTAAAAGTAAAGGCGAATTAACAAGAGATGCAACTGATATGTTGGTTCTTATGTGTAATGAAATTTCAAGAACTAATAGTTATAAGTACCCAATGGATAAAGAAGATTGCGTTGCATTTGCAATTGAAGATGTTCTTAGATATTGGAAAGGTTATGATCCTGAACGTTCAGAGTACGCATTTGCTTATTTCACAAGAATGATTCTTAACGGATTAAAAAAAGGATGGAAAAAACTACATCCAATTAAAACAATCAACAAAGTATCGTTATCACACGAGAATATACACAACATGTAATGGCAAAAACTGATATTAAATCAATCGTTCCATCTAGGAACGTAAACATAACTGGAAAGTATGTCGCTAGAAATCCTGTAAAATACATTGGTGATATCACAAAGATAATTTATCGTTCATCATGGGAAAGAAAATTTTGTGTATTTTGCGACAGTTCACAAAAAGTATTAAAATGGTCATCAGAACCATTTGCAATTCAATACATAAGTCCAATTGATAAAAGAGTCCACGAATATTTTGTGGACTTCTATATCAAAATCGAACAATCGAATGGCGTGGTTGAAGAATACTTAGTTGAAGTTAAGCCTAAAGCGCAATTATTAAAACCATTGCCGCCAAAGAAAAATACGCATAAAATGTTAATGGTTTACAACGAACAATTGAAAACTTTCATTATCAATACAGCAAAATTTGCAGCTGCAAAAATGCACGCAGCAAAAAGAGGCTGTAAGTTTCTAGTTGTAACCGAAGACTTTCTTTTTAATCAATAATTATGATACCACCAAAACAATATTATAGAGAAAATGCAGGTAATATTCAATTACGCGCAAATGCTTATAAGAATTTTATTAAAAAGTATCAATTGGGACAACCTGACCCAGATGGATTCAAATTGAATGAACGTATCAATTTTAAACACGGGTCAAGCAATTTTTTTATACCTGGTAAAATATATACTTTTCAATACACACCTTTATATAAAGATCGTTTAGATTATTACGATACGCGGCCTATTATTTTGTGTCATGATGTATACAGAGCAAAAGGTACAGGTAATGATATTGTTGTTGGCGTAAATTTAAACTTTTTGCCTGAAAAGGTTAAAGTAGGAACGTTGCAATTATTTTACGAAAAGTTTTCGGCAGACATCAATGCGGGTGAAAAAGCAGCAAATACAAAATCAATTTTCTTAGCAACAAAATTAATAACTGCGTTAAGAAATTGGTTGGAAACTATTAAAATTTTTGAACATGCAAATATACATTACGGTTTTGCATATAGACAATATATTCGGTCTAGAATAAAATTATCAAGTCTTGTTGAATATGATGATTGGAATGATATTCCTTTTATTAAAGCACAAGACATTATGGGTAAAGATCTGAATGAAATCTATAATGAATATTACGCAATTTCAAAAGGAAATAAATAAATAAAAAACAAAATTATATGGCAGGATTTCTTAACCGTCAAGTAGACGGAACAACTGTTGCTGGATGGTCAATTTCTAAATCAATCAAAAGACTTGCAAGTCTTGGGATGAACTATGAGGATATGATCATACAACAATCTAAAGCCGTTGGTGCTACGGAAGCAATGATGGGCAACCAAGGGTTTATGCCTGAGGATTTTTTATATTCATTAGCATTAGCAGATATTGGACAAAAGAAATTCATTGCATACTTCGACAAAGGATATCCTCAACGAAGAGATTACTTACGTAATTTTGCAATGAATGGCGAAATTGACTTTATGATTGAAACAATTACAGATGAAGCAATTGTATATGATGATAGAAACTTTTTCTGTAAGCCAGATTTACAAAACTTAAGACGTATTCTAAAAGATGATGTTCAAGATGAAATTATCAATTACATCTGGGGTGCATTCAATAAAATTTATTATGCGCATCACTTTGTTGAAGGACAAGATGCATGGAGTTTTTTCAAACAATTCTTAATAGATGGATTTCTTGCATTTGAAATTATTTATGATCCCGAATCAAAAAACATTGTAGGTTTTAAAGAACTTGATGCAGGTTCACTTCGTCCTGGTATATCGAAAGATGAAAATGGAAAATTGCAAAAAATCTGGGTTCAATACGAAGATATTCCAACAATGAAAAGAGAATTGTATGATTCACAGATTATTTACATATCTTATGCAAAAGGAAACTTTTCAAACCGTACATCATACGTTGAAAGATTAATTCGTTCATTTAACTTATTACGTATTCTTGAAAATTCAAGAACAATATGGAACGTAATGAACGCATCATTCCGTATTAAAATGATTGTGCCAATCGGTACAAAATCTCCTCAAAAAGCAAAAGAATCACTTGCTGAAATGATGGCAATTTATAAAGAAGATATTAATCTTGATATGGATTCTGGTGAATTGTCAGTTAACGGTAGACCTTCAATGCAATTCTATAAAAATTATTTGTTTCCTTCTAAAGCAGGTGAACAACCTGAAATTGATGTAATGCAAACAGCAGGAACGGATTTATCTGATACTGAAGCACTTCGATATTTTTACGATAAATTGAAATCAGATTCAAAAATTCCATTTGAACGTTTTGATAATGAAGGCGGCGGTGGATCATGGGGAATGGATGCTGGCGGTATGAGTCGTGAAGAAATTCGATTCTCTAAATTTATAACTCGTCTTCGTTCTATTTTCCAAGAAATTATAATCAAGCCGGTAATACTTCAAGTTCAATTGAAATACCCTTTCCTTCAAAATGATGACATGTTCAAATCTGCGTTAGGACTTGATTATGAAGAAGAAAACTTGTTCAAGGAAATGAAAATGATGGACGTTCAAAGTAAACGTGTAGAATTCGTAACAAACATGTTAGGATTAATGGTAAATGAAAAAGATGATTCAGGAATGGATTCGCAAGTACCATTTTTCGATGCAATGTTCTTAGCAGAAAAATATTTGAAAATGTCTCAATCTGATATGGAACAAAATCAAAAATATATTAACAGAAGAAAATTAGGATTGGACCCAAGAACCGGTAAACCATTACCTAAGAAAAAACAAGAAGGCGATTCTGGCGGTGGTGATTCTGGCGGTGGTGTCGATATTCCAGGTTTATAATAGTAAAAGGTTCTCTAAAACATATCGTTAGAGAACCTTTTATTTTTTGTATAGTTGTATATAAAAAGTTGTATAAAGTTTCATATACTTGTTCTAATGAATCATGGATGCTATCTAATAATACTTTTTTGTTAAAACTATTACAAAGATCTGTATATAAAATAAAATTAATATTAAACATAAGTATATGAATAATTTATCTGGAGATTTCACACAAGTAGCTGAAACGTTAAGTACCAAATTTGTTAAAAAGAATACTGTAAAGGTTAAAAAACCTGAAGTCATAGAAGAAACAAAAATGACACCAGCGGAGTTGCAAAAAGAAGTTGATAATTTAATTAATGAAAGTTTAAAACTTCAAGAATCAATCGAAAAATTATACGCAAATAAAACAATCCCGGAATTATACGGTGCAAGCATATATGTTGGTTTATCTATTAAAACGCTAAAAACTATTAATTAATTATGAAATATTTGTTCGTACTATTACTTTCCATTTGTTTGTATTCTTGCCATCCAACGTATGTCATATTAGGATATGAACAACCTGATTGGGATTCAATAGGTTATTCGTATTTATTGCAACATGCAACATTTCCAAAGTATTATAAGTATCTATACGTAAAAGACACATGCAATTGCATGCACGCAGGCGATACCGTTTTCTTTACACGTGAAAATGATTCTTTGGTTGTAAACAAATTTAAAAAATAATGAAAACAGAAATTATTCCAGTGATTCATATGTTGAATCAAAATCAAGTTTTAACAAATGTCAGAACTTGTATTGAATGCGGTATCAAAAAAGTATTTTTGATTAACCATGAAGTAACCGTAGATGAATTAATAGAATGCGCATTACGTGTTAAAAAAGATTATCCTGAATTGTGGGTAGGCGTTAATATGTTAGGCATCAGCACATTAATGGCGCTGCACAACGATTTATCAGTTGACGGCTTATGGTGCGATGGCACGGTTTCATCACTTGATGCATCATTGGTTAGAAATTTTAAAGGCATTTTCTTCGGCGGATTAGCATTCAAATATCAACCACAGCCAAAAGATTTGAAATTAGCATGTGAAGACGCAAAAATTGCAACAGATGTCGCAACAACAAGTGGCGTAGGAACAGGTAAAGCAGCAGATATAAATAAAGTACTAGCAATTCGTGAATACTTGGGTGAACACCCAATGGCAATTGCATCTGGTGTATCACTTTCAAATATCGAACAGTATGTGGGTATTGTTGATTACTTATTAGTTGCATCTAGTATAACATCACCTGGCGAAATCATATATAAAGCTGAATTACTAAAATTGGTTAATAAGTTATGAGTAGATTAAAAAGAAAACATCGAGAAGATATAAAGTTCGTCAGTGGCAAAATGGGCGTGAATGATCTTTTCGATAATATGATAAAAGCAGCATGTAGAATAAATGATGAAGAATATGATTATATATGCGAAAATTTAACAGATGATGAATCATTAATTTTTTTGAAAGATGATGAACTTTCAATAAAAGAAAAAAGAGAATTCTTAAGAATTTTAGAATCGCATTTGGAAAAATTTTATGCATAATAATTTGCTATTGCTTCATAAATGTTGTATATTTGATTTTACATTAATAAAAATTGAATATGAAAATTAATTTATCATTTGAAATTGCATCGGAAGATTTTTTGAAAATGGAAAAGAAGAATCTTGACATTGAAATGACCGATATAACAGAAGATATCCAAAGTATTTCTTATACAACAAAAATACCTAAACATTTATATTCTTATATTGTTGATACCACACCGTGGTTTATGAAGGAAGGTCATAAAGGATATAATGATAGAGGCTGCTACCCGCCATATAAACAAAAAATTGTTTCTACTGACATACGTGAATTGCGTAAAATTATTTCTGAAGCATCAACATACGCAATTGAACGTAAACGAATTGAACTTGCAAATGAAACAAAGGTAATTTGTATTAAGTTTTCGACTGGAACATTAAAATGTAGAACTGATTATAATCATGCTGATGCAGGATTAAAAACAAACATATCGTTTCAATATTTTGTTTCTTATGTAAAAGAAACAAATCGTTATTTATTTAATGATGAAGATGCGCCAAAAATAAAAACGTATTACTCGAGGAAAAGAAATTCACCTACATCTGCAACTACTGCACATACTGATACTGGTGGCTGTGAAACAACATCTGAGTTTTTGCATCATTCGCATAACAACGCAGGTATATTTGAACGAGAATACACAATCATTGCTTGGACAAAAGAACGCGAAGAATTTTTTGAAAAAGTTCAACAAAATTTTATAAAGTTATCAAATGAACTTTCAAATTTCTTGTTGAATTTAGATAATGATAAGGTTGATGCTTTAATGTCAAATTCTAATTTAATTTTATTGCAAAATAATCAGTAAAACTATTGCTATTACATCATAAATGTTGTATATTTGATTTTAATTAATTGATAAAATAAAAATGGAAACAAATCATCGACCACTAAAAGAAATTGCAAATGAAATTCGTTCCGATTGGAAAAACGTCGGTTACGGTGCAAAACCATATCTTGACGCAATGTCAACGTTGCAATCAATAAATGATAATTATTACGCTGATTCTGCAAGATCTATTATTTGTTACTTTTTAGGTAATGCACAATATTGGCGCGGAGAAACAGCGAAAAGAATTAAAATTGAACTTAATAAAATGTTAGAATAATGTTTTGCTAATAAGATTACAAATTTTGTAATCTTATATGAATATATAAATAAAAATATCAAGTATGGAATTTTATGTGTATGTTTATCTCAATCCGTTGAAGCCTGGCAATTATACATTTGATGATATCATTTTTAATTATGAACCTTTTTATGTAGGTAGAGGTAAAGGAATGCGAATGACTGCACACATGTTTAAATCGACAAGTGTAAACGCGTTAAAGCAGAACATAATAAATAAGATAAAAACGTCCGGTTATACACCTATAATTTTAAAAGTTTACGATAGTCTAACGTTTGTTGAATCTTGCAATAAAGAAATTGATTTAATAAGAAAAATAGGACGACGTGATTTACGGGAGGGTCCATTATCTAATATGACAGACGGCGGCGAAGGAACAGTTAACAGAAAATTGAAAAAAGAAAGCTTAGATAAAATGCGGAAAATTGTTGATGTTATACAATTTGATAGTAACGGCAAAATACTAAAGATTTGGGATAGTCCAGCAAACGCAGCATATCATATTAAATGCAATTCATCACACATATTCAGAGCGTGCAATGATTCAGAGCGAAATAAATACAGAAAAGTTCACAATAGTTACTGGAAGTATTTGGCAAATGAAACTGTACACGAGATAATTGATGTTCCGTTACAGTATAAAGCTATTTGTCAATATTCATTAGATGGTAAATTTATAAGAGAATTTTTTAATTCAAAAGATGCAAACAGTGAAGGTTTCCATGCTGGTCATGTGAAAATATGTTGTGATAGAAATAATAAAGATAATAGTAATTACAAGTTTAATGAATATATGTGGTTTTATACAACAGATTGTAATTATAAAAATATGCAAGCATACAATAGAAATCTACAGAATGCAGCAAAAATCAAACAGACTATATTACAAATAAATAATGAAAACGTATCGTTAAAAGAATGGACACTATCCGAACTTCGCGATAATAATTTCGTGACAAAAACAATATTAATGTGCTGCAAAAATAAATTGAAGAAATCGCAAGGTTTTTCATGGAAATTTAAAAATAATTAGTATTTCCCTTGCTATCGGTTTCGTAATGTTGTATATTTGATTTTAACAATTAATAAAATAAAAAAATGGGTGGAAAGGCAATGGCAATTTTAAATGTGTACACTGAACGAAAAACAACAAGTGAACACTTGCGAATACAAGACGAATTAATTCCTGTTATAACTGAAATGTTTAATACAGAAGTTGCAACAGTATCTTTTTATAGAACAAAAGAAACGCATGGCGATTTGGATTTACTTATCCTAAACACAGGAGATTTAGGAAACATAGGCGAACGGTTAAAAGCAAGATTTGGACCGGTATATTGCAATGGCAATGTATATTCATTTGAATATCAAAAATATCAAGTTGATATTATACCGCAGCCTACAAGGAATTGGGAAACAGCAAAAGATTTCTTTTCGTGGGATCCTACTGGAAATCTTATGGGTAAAATTGCTCATAAATTTGGTTTGAAATATGGGTTTGAAGGATTAATCTTTCCATTCCGAACATTTTCTGGAAGATTAACAACAGACATTGTTATTTCTAAAGATTCACGTAAAATTTTTGAATTTTTAGGTTATGATTACGACCGATATTTAAAAGGTTTTGATACAACCGAGGAAATTTTTGAATGGATTATTGAAGGAAAATATTTCAATGTTGATAATTTCCAAATGGAAAACTTAAATCATATTGACCGTAAGCGTAATGCTAAACGTTCAACATATCAAGGATTCCTTGAATATGCTGAGAAAAATAATGTTCAATCGAAATTTACTTTCTTAAAGAACAAGGAAGAATATCATGATACTATTGATTCGTTTTTCCCAGAAGCAAATTTCAAAACAACACTTTTGAAATTACAAGAAACTGATAAACGAAATCAACGTGTTTCCGAAGCAATTAACGGTGACATGATTATGGAAGCAACAGGTTTAAAAGGTCAAGAACTTGGAAAGGTTATTACTGCATTTAAGGAAAATGTTGCAAACAATTTCAAAGATGGCTCATACAATGATGCAATTGCAAGTTTCATTGATTCAGGTTTAAACCCAATGGAAATATTCATGGATTACTACAGTATTTACAAATCGTTATAATATATGAAAAGAATTATTACTTTTTTGTTGATACTTTCAACTATCATAACAATGCAATCGTGTAGAATGTATCGCACGATTGCATTTAAAATATCTCCAGAAATTCATAGCGGTAAAGGATATGACTATCTTGTTGTTGATACTGTTACTTTTATGGCAAATATTAAAGTAACAAATAAAGAAAAATTACAAGGTCATAATGATACCGCAATGAAAATTTACGCAACAGTTTTGCAACGATCTAATTGGCCATGTGTCTATAAAATTATATATGCTAATGCAGATTCGCCTTGTTTACAAATGTATGATATCATAAATATCGCAAAAGGACAAAGAGGTTGGGTTACGAATGAATATCAAGGAAAATCAGTAGGACGAAGACACATCATACCAAAAAAGAAAATTCGATTGCAAGAAGATAAGAACATCACGTTAGGAGAACGAATACAGATGAAATAATATTTGGCCCGTTAGCTCAACTGGTAGAGCGGAGGATTCTAACCCCTCAGGTCGTGGGTTCGACACCCACACGGGCCACGAAAATAATGTAAGAAACTATTGCTATTGCATGTAATATGTTGTATATTTGATTTTAATTAATTGACAAAATAAATTATGCATATACTTGATTTTTTAATGTACTTTGTAACATCAGGAATTATTTGGTTTATTCTTGATATAATAAGTCATAGCGATTTAACGCACGAAATTGGCGGAATTTTTGGCATGCTTGTTGAATTCATTTGGCTGATAGTATACATTGTAGTTTTTGTCGTATTCAATAACAATTGGATAGATATATTTCACGCAATACCACGAATTTTTGCATTCTTTACACTTTAAATTTTAAATATTGTTATATATGAAAATTAACGGTCATCAAATTAACACGGTCACAGGCGACCTTCAAGGAAATTTCGATAAAATTTTGGAATGCATAAAACAAGATGCATATGATAAAGTTGATGTTTCTGTTTTTCCAGAAACAGCAATAAGTGGATATTGCTGCGGTTCATTATGGGACAGAATTGATTTTGTAAGAAAACAAGAAAGCTATATCAAAGATCTTGTGTTAATCAATAAAAATTTACAAGACAACCAAACATTCATCGTTGGTTATGTTTCTTGTGGCGGAATCAACAAATCAGGGTTCCCAAAATTAAGAAATTCTGTTGCATGTATAAATCGAGGAAAACTTGAAGTATATCATAAGCAATTGCTTGCAACAACTGACCATCATGAAGACAAAAAGTATTTTATTCCTGGAAAAGAAACAAAAATATTCAACATTGTTCTTCGTGATTATTCATCAGTAAATATTGGAGTTCCAATTTGCGAAGATTCTTGGTTTGAAAATCACAGAAGAAATATTCCAGAAGAAATGGTAAATATGGGTGCTGAGGTTTTAATTTCAATCAACCAATCGTATTTCTATTATGGAAAACAAGAAGTTCGTTACAATCTTTTCCAAAAAATTGCAAAAAATAATAATGTACCTGTTATCATGGTAAATTCATGTGGTTTAGGTGACATATTGAAAAACATTGTAATTTATGATGGCGGAAGTTTAGTTTTCGATTCAATCGGAAATCTTTGTACGCAATTACCAAATTTCAAAACAGCAAATCTTAGTGTATATACACAAAATTTGATTCCTATCGTTAATCGTACAGTTAACAGTAAGTTTTCTGAAATATATGATGCATTGGTTTTTGAACAAAAGGAATTCTTTAAACTTTGTGGAATCCCTAATGCACAAGTACATCTATCCGGCGGTCTTGATTCTTCAATTGTTGCCGCAATTGTTGTAGATGCAATGGGGCCCGAACACACAGTATTCATTACAAATCCGTCAAGTTTAAATTACGGTTCGGTTACATATAAGTATGCTGCACAAACTGCTGATTTACTTGGTTGCAAATTGTATGTAAATCCAGTTGAAGGAATTTATCAAGAAATCAAAAAAGTTGATGAAGAAAGTTTTAAATCTTCAGGTTTAGAAATTCCATTGGCAGGTTATTCAACAATGCATGCAGTATTAAGATCTGTTCAAGCAATCGCGGCAAATCACAGATTTAAAAGCGGAATTGTTTCAACAGGAAATCATACAGAAAATGTTTTGGGCTGGGCATCGTTTCATGACATTGGAAGTATAGGTGTGCACCAACCTATTGGTGATATGACAAAACTTGAGTTATACAGATTTGCAAAATATATAAATGATCGTTGGGACAAAGAAATTGTTCCTGAAGGATTGTTTAATGGATTAACAAAACCTGCTGCTGAATTACCTGATGCAATGGAAGATCCAATCAATTATCCTGCACAATCTGGAATTTGCGCAGATCTTATTCGTTCGCGAAAATCTAAAGTTGATATTATCCAAGAATTCAATCGACACGAATTGAATCCTGATTTTTATGATGATACAATTTATCATTTATCAGAAAAAGAAATGCAAACTGAAATTGATTTTGCTGTTAAACAAATGGTAAGATCTGTTTATAAAAATGCTCAATCTGCTCCTGTTGTTATCATATCGCCAAGAAGTAGAGGATTCAGTTCTAGAGAAACTTTAATAAACAAATATACATATTAATTTGCTATTGCATACTAAATGTTGTATATTTGATTTTAAAAAATTGACAAATGGAAAAATTGAAAAAGTTTATTAAAGAATTAGAATGGGATGATGCGGTTATTGCAATAATGTTTATTATAAACATCATTCTCATTGTAATACCTACATTTTATTTTTTTACACATCAGGTTACACGACTTGAATTGTTTATGCATTTCAAATGGATGTACTTGATATGTTTATGTATTCAGGTTTTTTTGTTTTTCATTTTGAAACGTTTTAACAAAATATAATTATGGAACTAAAGAAAACATTAGGATACGTCATACAAGATTTAACGTATAAAGATGAACCGGTATACATTGGTGCAAATAATGTAAACGTTTGCAAAATTCGTGCTGCCAAATTATATGTTGATGAAGCACATGCAAAAAGTGAACTGCATGATTTTGTTTTAGATATGCAAAGGTTGTTTAAAGAAAAAAAATATCATATTGAAACTCATGAATCTGAATTTGCAATAATTCCAATTGTTGTTATGCCATTGGAAAATGAAATTCTAGATTCTTTAAAGAATCTGATGGGTTTTATTGATACGCCAATCGGCAGAAGAAAACTTGGGTTTACAAATGGCATGCTATTAGAATCATTAAAAGAAGCTAGAGAAATAATCGAAAAATACAAAGTATGATAAGATACATACATGGATCTGGTGATTCACTAGATATTGACGTTTTTTATGTATTCGATAAATTACCGTCATTTCAAGAATGCAAAGAATTTTGCGATAGTTCAAAAGAAGAAAACAGAAACATCATAGTAATTAAAGATGGCATGGTTACAGATTGTTATAAAGGAACATGCGATGAAATTCAAAATAGTTTAATTACAACATATCGTTTACATGAACAAGAATTTCCATTAATTCTCGATACAAAAGTAAAAAGAAATGAAATTCTAAAAGCTGTAAGAGTATTACGTTGTTTCTTATCGCATTATTCAAAAACAACATATCGTGAATCTGTAAAATCTGCATTGAAATCGCATTCATGGGAATCTAGACTATCTGTTGCTGAAACTTTAGATTTATCAATTGATGAATTTGGAAAAAACTCAGTAATCGAAGTTCGAAAAATATTTGCATTTCAATTAGCGCAAGCACTAGGTTTATTGATGGGTCGTCCTGAAATATACACAAAAGCAGCTGCAGCAAAAGAATTTCCAGAATTGGAAAAATATTTATACAGAATACCAACGTCTGCAAATTATTTGATTCAAGCGTACAAAGATTTTTTGTTTATATGCAGAACATTTGACGTGATTCAACAAGGTGATGTTGTCAACTTTATTCATTATGGAACAAAAATAAATTTAAAAGATGAAGAAATTCTTAAATAGAAAACTTTACATAATAGGCAATTGGTTTGCAATGTTTGGATGCTGGTGGAAGAAACTTTTCAACATGAAATTTGATGAAACAGTAATTCCCGAAGGTCCATATTGTTACGAACCCGATTTTGAAAAAATGAATAAAAAATCGGCTGATGATTACACGTATTACACAAAGCATTGTCCGTATTCGATTTATTTAGGCAGATGGCGAGGAATCCCAATTAACGGTTGTTCCTATCTAGGTATGGTTACTGATGACGATGTGTTTGCAGATAGTTGCAAAGCATGTTGTGTTAATGACAGTTACAGATATGATGATTATAACAAATTAAAAACCGACGATTGATGAAAATTATTTTTTTAGATATTGACGGCGTATTAAATATTCCGTGGCAAGCAACAACAAAACAAGATAGATACGGCGATATTTTTCATCCTGATTTTGTAAGGAATTTAGCAATTCTTATTGATGCAACAGATGCAAAAATTGTAATGACCAGTACATGGAAAGATGCTGGTTTGCAAACAATGCAAAACATGTGGAATGATAGAGAATTGCCTGGAGAACTTATTGATATTACGCCTAGTGCAGTATACGCATACAATTTCATAACGAATAACGGCGGCGGGATTGTTGATTTTGATGACATTCGTAGAGGTGACGAAATTGACGTTTGGATAACAAAGCATCTTGATAAAATCAACATAGAATCATTTGTTATTATAGATGACATTAATGGCTATTATGATTACCAACAAGAAGTATTTGTTCAAACAGCAAACAATTTTGATGTAAATATTCATAGAGATAACATAAGAGGTTTCGGTTTAACTGAAGGTTGTGTCGAAAGAGCAATTGCAATACTTGACACCGATGAATATATAAATTAAAATAAAGTGTATGAAACAACGAATTCCGTCATTAAACGATTATATCAATGAACAAGCAGTACTTGATGATAAATTTTTTAGACCGTTAAGATACATAATGAGTCCGTACGGCGACCCAAGTGAAAAATATCCTGATGATATTTTTCCATGTTATGTTATCGGCGTAATACCGTCTAAGCATCTTTCTTTTGATGTTTTCGAGAGAGAATCGAAAATGAAATGGCTTATGCTTGATACATATGATGTACTTGGTTCAAATGAAACAGCGTTTGCTGGTAAAGTTAAAGATATCAAAAATCTTTACATAAGATTAAACGCTTTACATAAAGGTGTTTCTGAAGGATTGCCTCATCACGCACTTGCATTATCAACAGGCATATATTCAGTTGTCAAAAAAGAATTGATTGAAATAGACGGTACTTTAAACTATGCATTGAAGAAAGCAATTGATGATCACGGCGAAAAATTAAAATAAAATACAAATGCGCATTCCTAAATTCGATACGTATTCATCAATTATAAACGAAGGTTTTGTAATACAAGATAACGTCATTTTATTCGATTCATTATCTAATGATTTAATAAATACATCTTTTGGCAAAGGAAAATTGCATAAGCCATATCAAATGAAATTACCGTTTGGTATTGCATATTCAGTGTATCAACGAACTGATGATCACAATGTTAATTATGTAGAAGTATTAAATGCAATAAAAGGTAAAAGTTCAATTTATACTATAGATGCAAATAGTTATTCTAAATTTATCAATAGAACTTCAATTTATATGGCAGATATAATTTTAAAGGAAGAAATTGATACTATCATATTATTAGAAAGCTCAAGTTCGCTAATTGCAAATTTAAGTAATGAGTTAAACCGACATTTACCTAAATATTATGATATGGTAACATACAATGCAGGTATATTCAAAAATCCAAATTTCGATGAGATTATAATACAAGGTGAAAAATTTGGATTAAAAGAAAAGAACATTAAAACATTACAAGCAGATATTGACAGACAAAGAAAAAACAATTATTTTTCAATAAAGAAATTTGCACCGCAATTTCGTGACGTAATATCGAATTGGCTAAAAATAAACGATAAGATACTTTCAAAAATTGTTGATAAAAATGTTTGTGTAATTGATGATACTATAACAACTGGTTCCTCGCTAAAAGAATCCTCTAGGCTATTAGAAGATGCAGGAGCAAAAAAATAATTGGATTAAGTATAATAAAAGGTGGACATTAATTGAAACTATTTTAAAGTAATGTATATATAATAAAAATAAATAAACAAAAATCATAATCATGAAAGAAACATAGATTAATTGCCATTCAAAATTAATAACTGTCGCTAGACAAGATATTGCACCAGGCTATCAAGCGGTTCAAGCAGCGCATGCTGCAATCGAGTTTCAACACAATCATCCTACCATTGCAAAAGAATGGCACGAATGCTCGAAGTACCTGGTTTTTTTATCAATACCGAATGAACAATCTCTAAAAGACCTTATAGATAAGGCCGACGCAAAACAAATCAAATATTCTGTGTTCCGTGAACCAGATATTGATAATGAAATAACTGCGGTCGCTTTCGAACCATCCGAAGATGCACGAAGATTATGTAGCAATTATCCACTTTTATTAAAAAATGTAAAGTTATGAGACACTAGATTAATAGGCCGCGTGCTCCAACTTAATTTTATTTTATGATGTTCAATTTTCAATGAATTTTGAACATATAGCGTAAATCTGTTCAATTCGCAAAAAGAACAGAAAACAAAATAATCATAAATCATAAAATAAAAAATAAAGTCATGGAAATCAATATAGAAAAAGTAAACAGTCATGTATTAAATTACATAAACAAAACAAGTCAACATTTATTTGTAACACCAACTGGTATGTTCTTAAAAGTGTTTACAGTGAAAACGTCAACAGAAACATTGTGCGTTAAATTAAAATTTAATGATAAACTTTGTAATGTATCAATTTGGAAAATTGAGGAAAGAAATAAAAACAGTCATTATGTTACACAATTATTAATTGATGGCAAAGACCAATCAGCAGCAAATGTTGCAAAACATGCATGGAAACATGAAGTTTTATTTTACGCATACGAAGGACCAGTTAAATCAATTAAAAATTTCAAATTAATGAAAGAAAAAATTGAAGAGATTAAAAGATTTTTAAGTATCAAAAATGAAATTGCGCCAACTGACGGTCAAATTAAAGGTGCAATCACAAAAATTCTTGACGGATTAACGCCAAGAAAATAAAAATAATTCAAAAATAAATGCCTCAATAGTTGCTATTGAGGCATTTTTAGTTTATATTTGTTTAATAAATATTGAAATTATGATATACATGTATGAAAGAGGACGAGCAAAAAAAATGAAGGAGTCCGCACAAACATTAGAAGGTTTAAAGTCAAAGTTTCCAAATACAGAAATTTGCGATGAAGAAGGGTTACAAAAACGCTTAGATAAATATCAAGACGTATATATTTACATCGACCCTTACAATTCAGAAATGAAAGATGATCCAACAGATTCGGATAAAATTTGTTGGGCTACAGATTTTGAATCATGCGAAGATAATTATTTTAGATCACAAGAAGAAATATAAATTATGAATATACATTTTAACGACAGAGATTTATTTGAGAAATTAAAATCTGCAACACTAGCAAAAGTAAAAGTAGGTTCCCATATGTACGGAACGAACAATGAAAATTCTGATACTGACTACCTTTACATATATGCAACATCTGAAAACGAATTATTTTCAGCAATGCAAACGCATCACCAGTTGCAATTTAAAGAAGATAACATTGATTACAATTTTGTATCATTGCATAACTTCTTGAAGAATTGCATAAGCGGCGATTCAACAATAAACTTTGAAGTAATTCATTCAGGTGAATTGAACGGAACTGACTTGGATTGGCTTTCAAAATATAAAGATTCTTTCATAACGTATTCAATCATAAGAAGTTATTTAGGTCTTGCAAGAAGAGACATTAAACATTATTTCAAATATACTGATGATTACAATAAAAGAAAAAGATTAGGTCATATAGTAAGAGGACATATTTATGCAAAGGAAATGTTAAATGAGTCTTTTGATTTTGCAAAAGCAAATGCAGAATTTAAAAGTATAAAACTTGATGTATCTGATAATAAAATGTTAAGGAAATATGAAGCAATCATATCAGTAAATAGAGATTGGACAACTAAACATTTTAATGATAAAACTTTGAAGTATGCACAAAACTTTGAAGTAAAAGCAGGAATTGAATTAACAAAAGAACTTTGCGATTTTTGCAAATCTGATGTATTCAAGGCAAAACAAAAAATACTTTCGGATTTTAATACTGACGCATTTATTGAAAGCTTTGAAAATTGGGTGAATTATTAGTCTTAAAAATTTGACAATGCATTCAAAATGTTGTATATTTGATTTTAATTAATTGATAATATCATGAGTCTAGAAGAATTATTAACAAATCAGCCACTTGTACAATTTACATTTGCTGTAACACATGATGGTATACACTGGTTTGACACTGGATGGTACGGTTCACCAAAATTGTGTTTAGCTGCAGATAAAAAACGGCCATTTCCAAAAGATTGGTCAACGTTTAAAAATGTTAAATTATTAAAACGTACATATACGCAAACAACAATTGAAGAAGATTCAAGTACTTACGGAATTAAATTTGTTTAATCATGCATCAAAAATTCACTACATTAGAAAAAATTACATTTGCGGAATTTGATAAACGCATCAATAAAGAAGCAAAAGAAAAATTAAAAAGAAGAGTTGCAAATAATCCAGATGCAAAGTTGAAAATCAAAATATCTCAACGAAAATTGTTTTGGATTCATCTAATTAAAAACGGCAATCTCACATGTCCAGTAACTGGAAAAAACGTTGCATATTGTGGATATGACCGAGCTGATTATAAAAAAGGTCCTTCATCATTCCATTATAATTTTTATTCAGAAGACGGCGACTTATTTACAATCGACCACAGATTGCCAAAGTCACAAGGCGGCGCAAATTCAATTGACAATGTGCAACCTATGATTGCTGAAGAAAATTGGGCAAAAAGTAATAACTTAATATTTTTGTAATATGAAAGAATTTATAGTAGTTCAAATTCAAGGAGCAGCAAAAGATAAACTTACAATTATTCTTGAAACCGATAATCATTTTAAGATTCGACAATTATTAGATGATAACGGATTTGGCGATTACAAAGTTAAAGATTGGTATTTTACAAAAGGAAAAATATTTTTGAAATAAAATGAAACTATTTTAAATAACTGTATATAATAGATACCATAGTTTCGGAAAGGGTTAGTATAGAAAGACTAGGGCAATTCCATGTTGTTAAATACTCATAGCAAATCTAGGATACTTAAAGATCTTTCCATGATTCAAAAACTAATTTTATAAAAATCAAATAAAACTGTTTTAAATTTCTGTATATAAAATAAAATTTAAAATATGAAAAAAGAATCAACAGAAGAAGAAAAAGCAAAATGGCGTCATTACAATCGTAATGGACGCAAAGATCTTGAAAAGCGTAAACAAGAAATTTTAAATACGCCAGTAAAAAATGTATTGAATATAGTAGAAACAATTAATGATGAAAAAATGGAGATTATTGACAAAAAGGTAACGACGCGTAAACAAGGGTTTAAAGAAACCGATAAGGAAATTTTCATTGAAAAAAAGTTTCCTGGCGTAAATGTAAAAGTTTCTTTAAACAAGAAAAATAACAAAATTAAGAGAAGAGTTAAATACAAGGAAACTGTAAATCCTGGCTATACATTAATTAAAGAAAACGCAACAAATATTGACGAAGCAAAAGAAATTATATTAAATGAAATTTCGCAGTATAAAGTAAAAACAAAACGTCAAAAAACAAAACGTCAAAAAACGGCAGAACAAATTACAGACACAAAAGAAACGATTAATTCAACTGCACCAACATTAAAAACAAAATTCGGGCCGGTTCCATTTGTAGAATCACCAAATAAAAAATTCGTAGGCGAAATTTATATAAACGGTAAATTGCACACGGAATTTAAACCACATGATAGCAAAGAAAAATTAGAAGAAAATATGGCGGCAGCAATAGAGGACATGATTGAAAAATATAAAAAAACAATTGTTGTAAGTTCGCATTCAGTATAAAATGTGCAAAAATAAATGCCTCAATATTTGCTATTGCTTCATAAATGTTGTATATTTGATTTTAATTAATTAATAAAAATTAAATATATGAAATATAATAAAAAGAACTATTCAGTACGAGATAACTTTTGTAATAAAATGGTTGGTATATGTTTTGTGCCCTTTTCAGGCAACGGTATAAATATATGCCGAAGATGGGAGTTAGGTTCTTGCCCATCTGAAGAAGATTGTCGAGAACTGCTAAAAAAATCAAAAAAGAAAGTATTAAATAAATATGATACAAAAGATATCGAATTTGATTTTTAATAAATTAATAATTTCTTACGATGCAAACGGTATTCCATAATTTGCTATTTTTATTGCTGATAGTGTTGACGATATTTCAATACGATTTTGTTCAAGTGACCGTATTTTGCGTGGTGGAAGATACCATCTAAGATGAAAATAATGAAAACCTTATTTTTGTTGAAAAAAACATCTGTTTGGTGTTCACAACTTGCTGATACTGAAGTTTATACCGGTACTTATAACATTGTAAAATAATTGATATGAATATACCCGAAATTCCTATTTTTTTAAATTTAATTTCCGAAACGAAAAATGATTAAGTATCGTGATGAAGAAATTCAAACAACTTGGATGATTTCTTTATCTGCTAATAGATTTTATCGAAAAACAGATTGCTTATACGCAACACAAGATATCAAGTTCGATGATAATCTTACACCAAACGAAATAACTGAGTTGTTGTTTACTAAAGCAACATCGTATAGAAAACGCGTTTTGAAAGCAAAAGGCTGGATTGCAAAAGGATGCGGCGGTTTGGAAAAGCATTACAACTTAAATGGAGATATGACTATCGTATATCCAAAAATAAAATAATCATGGGAAAAGTAAAATATTCAAATGAAAATGAATGGCCGGCAATGGTTGGCGAACTTATTGAAAAATTTCAGGTAAGCCATTCAAATATGGCATGAAAACTGACTATCCAGTAGGAATTGAAATTAATCCGAATACAAACAAATCTGCATTCAGAATGTTGGATTGCAATTCATTAGTTGATTGTCATATGTGTAAACTTGCAAATAAATTATAAAATGGCAGTTGATGAACAACTTTTAGAAGAAGCAAATAAATTAAAGCTTACAGTACCTTTTAAATACGCAGCAGTAACACATGTGCATTGGAGTCATATCGTTTGGCTTGTTGAAAATAATCAACAAGGTGGGTTATTACATATCGTTTCATTAATGATATGCTATGCGTCGATGTTTCATGTTCGTTGCAAACAATTCCATTAAGTGTTATCAATGAATTGCATGATATTATAGTTAAATTAATCAAGTAACTTTTAAAATACATTATATGAACACACAAGCATTAGAACTGTACTTATATATGTGCAGTCCAGAGCCTATTATTAAATGGCTTGAAGAAAATGGCGTAAAAACAAAGGAAGGCGCATTGTTTCAATTGAAACCTTTAGTACAAAGTAATATTTTAAGTGTTGCTGATGCGCAAGGCGGTTGTCTTAGCGGAACTGAAAGTTGTGTAAGACATGTAATTACGCACTTTGAAAAACTTGAGAAAAAAAAATGCAAATTCTGACTTTGCAAGTATAAAAGAATTTGCATCAAAAATTGCAAAAAAATTAACTGTTGATGATTTCCGTTTCTTAGGAAAGGAAGGACCAATTGCATTAATTAAAGGATTCGGATATCCTGCAACGAAATTAGAAAGCGCGACGGAAAAAGAAGCTGAAGAATTGCATACAATATTAATTGGATAACAATGGATATAGGTTCAGGTGCAGGATACCCTGCTAGCGCATTATCAAATTTTTCACCTCACCCATTTGAAATAGATGGGATTACTTGCAATTCAATGGAAGGATTTTTACAATCTTAACATAAATGTTTTGATATATAAATTAAAAATTATATATGGAAAACATTTATTATGTATATGCGTTATTGGATCCACGAAAGCCTGGCGAATATGCGTTTACTGATTTTGGTGTAAAATACAAACCTTTTTACATAGGCAAAGGAAAATTAAGACGTATATATGTGCATTCGCAGAAAGCAGCAGTAAACTATAAGCGTTCACACAAAACAAGAACAATAAAAAAAATTTTAGATGAAGGTTTACAGCCCATCGAATTTTTTATAAAAGTTAATTTAGAAGAAGAATTTGCGTATACATTAGAAGAAAAAATCATATCGGAAATTGGGTTGCATAATCTAACCAATTGTTGGCCTGGCGGAAAGGGCGGCAGACACAATAAAAATTTTACCGGTAAACATCACACGCAAGAAACTAAAGATAAAATAAGAAAATGCCAAATTGAAAATAATTCAATGGCAGGTGAAAAATGGCATAGGACGCAAGAAGGCATAGATTCTTTTCATGAAAAAACAGCAGGTGAAAATCACCATTATTTTGGAAAAGAAAGAGAAAAAGAAACATGTGCAAAAATAAGTGAGAAATTAAAAGGAATTCCAATGCCTGATGATGAAAAAGAAAAACGGCGAAAAGGCATGGTTGATGTCTGGGCATTTAGAAAAGTTAATAACGTAAAAATTAAAAAGAAATCTCAAGGAAAAAAAGTGCAAGTGCATAATCAAATAACAGGTGAAATAATTGTTTTTGAATCCCAGAAACAATGCGCAGTTTTTTTACAAAAAGACTTTAGGACAATTACAAAATTTATAAATTTACAATCACAATTAAATAATTTTTTAATATCATGGATATAGGAAGCGGACAAGGGTATCCTGCCAGCGCATTATCTAACTTTGCGCCTCATCCTTTTGAATTGGATGGCGTACAAATTGCTTCATTTGAAGGATTTTTGCAATCACTAAAGTTTAAATCCCCAGAAATGCAAATTGAAGTTTGTAAATTAGTAGGAGTTGCTGCGAAGTTCAAAGGCAAACCAAAAAAATGGTGGATGACACAAACGCTATATTGGCAAGGTGTTGAAATCAACAGGCATTCAAAAGAATACCAAGATCTTCTTGATAGAGCATACGAAGCAATGTCAAAAAACTCAAGTTTTCGTAAAGCATTGATTGCAAGCGGAAACTCTGTACTCACGCATTCAATGGGAAAGAATGATGAATCAAAAACTGTTTTAACAACTCGTGAATTTTGTTCGCGACTAACAAAACTTAGAGAACAAATCAAAAAAGAAAAAGCTTTATTTTAAATGAAAGATTTAATCGAAAAAACAATAAAAGATATTCTGTTAAACAAGGCACGTATTTTTAAAGTTGAAATGCCGCTTTCAATATATAGAGATAACAGAAACGGTATTAGTTATCCAGGTGATATGTATGCATATTCAGATTGGGAAACCGTAATAAACGATACTGAAAATTATTTGCCAGAGAATTTATTGAATATGACAAACTATAAAAGTTTAGTTAATATATCTGGTGGCTATAATGCGTATAAATCCTTTAAACAAGATATCGCGCCAGGTATTTCTTTGTGCATGTCTGTTGTTCATCACAGTTTAAGTGGCGTTGGTTTAGATAAAGGATACGAATTATCATTCGGTATAAATTATCATGGCAATGCAATTGCCTTATATCATTCAAAATATGATACAACAAAGCAGGTTGCAACTTATGAAATCCAAGGTATAATTACAGACATTTTTAAACATTTGAAATTAGAAGATTTTAAAGAATATAAAAATGGCGAATTTTACTTCACAGAATATAACATAATTAACGCAAGTGTTCCTACAATTGATTTATATGCATTGTTGAAACTTTGTGTTATTGGCGATACTTTTTATATAACAGATTCTTTTACGCAAGCAATTGGATATACACATGGCGAACCTGATGTATTTTTTCCAGAAGATCTTTTTACAAAATTAAATGTAAAGAAAATTGTAATTAAATGCGCACACGGATATAATAAATTTTTAAATCATTTTGTATTTGAAACCGGAACTGAAATAGATATTCAATATGAAAAGCCAAGTAATCCAAAAAATTGTTACAGCCCAAAAAATCGAAAGGAAATTTCAGATTACATAATCAAAGATAATCCATGTATTCGCGAATTTCTTGTTGAAGATTTAAAAAATAAAGCAAGTAGAATTGAATTTCTTGAAAAGGAGTGGGAAGTATATAATCAACAAATACAAATAACTTTTAAATATGGAAACGTTAACGGGATTGTATTCACAAACAATTATTGCTTACGCGAATTTAAAAAGTTTTATGATGGGTTAGAAACTGTTTCATTAGATGTTGCAGGACACGAATTATGTTTATCGCAAGCAGCTTTTAGAAAATGTTTTAAAATTGAAAAATTAAAAAGAACAAAACGAATAGAAACAGCAATTGATGTATTCGGCGAAACTGTTGGATATACCGAGTTTTGGAAAAAATCTTTTAATACAGCACCAGAAAGAATATAAAACTTTTACAACTTTCTGTATATAATAACAAATAATTAATAAACATCAAAATCATGAAAGACCAATTAGGCGACAGAATGAAGGATTACGAAATCCGAACACGAACCATGTTACCACGTCGCAGTAACATTATGATTAGAATTGATGGCAAAGCTTTCCACACATATACAAGGGGTCTTAATAAGCCTTTTGATTTTGGATTAATGGAAGACATGGCCGAAACAACAAAGTACCTTTGCTCAAAAATTCAAGGTGCAAAAATGGGTTATACACAATCTGATGAAATCAGTATTTTGTTAACTGATTATGACTCAAATAAAACCGATTCATGGTTTGATGGTCAAGTACAAAAAATTGTATCCGTTGCAGCATCAATGGCGACAGCAAAGTTTAATAAACTTCGTGCTATTCGAGCAATTGGCAATATTAACGTATCGTACGACGAGGCAGGTGAAACTGGAATGATTCAATTGTATCATTCAGCGATTGAGGATATGACATTGGCAGAGTTTGATGCGCGTGTTTATACATTGCCTGATGCTGAAGAAGTTGTCAACTATTTTATCTGGAGACAACAAGATGCAACAAGAAATTCAATTTCAATGGCTGCGCAAGCATATTTCAGTCATTCTGAATTACAAAATGTTAACACTGGAAAACAACAAGACATGTTAATGTTGCAAAAAGGAATAAATTGGAATGAATATCCAACACCTGCAAAACGAGGTTGGACAATTAAACGTGAAAATCAAACATGGGTTAGAGCAAAAGACGGTAAATCATTTAAACCATATTTGGCTTCTGCAGAAAATATGAATTTCACAGATGATGGAATTGAGTTTGAAAGAAATACTTGGGTTATCGACAATGATATGCCAATTCTGACGCAAGACAGACAATACGTATTAAATGTATTGCCCAATAAATTAAACACGTGGAGAGAGTAATCTCTCCATTTGTTTTTGAAACTATAGTATACTAATGTATATAAAAATAAATTAAAACTTTTGAACGTTCGTTAAACATATTGATGAGTTAAGATAATGTAAATTTAAACTTAAAATAATCTTAACACATGGTAAATCAACTTTTTACTGAAAAATTTAGACCCAAAACATTAAAGGATATCATTTTACCCGAAAGAATCCGAAAAGAACTTGGAGATGGCGAACTTCATCAAAATTATTTATTTTATTCATCACCCGGAACTGGTAAAACAAGTTTAGCAAAAATTATGGCAGGTGACCATCCAACGTTATACATAAATGTATCTGACAGAAGTTCAGTTGATACAATCAGAACTGAAATTACAGATTTCTGTGGTTCAATTTCCGTTCTTGGCGGCAAAGAACATATGAAAGTTGTAATTCTTGATGAGATGGACGGTGCATCTGACCAATTTTATAAAGCATTGCGTGCAACAGTTGAAAAGTTTCATGATACTGCTCGTTTTATTGGAACTTGTAATTACATAACAAAAGTTCCTGATGCAATTCAATCTCGTTTCAATTGTATTTCTTTTGATTATGCAAGTCAAGATGAAGAAAAGAAAGTAATGATTGAATACATCAAACGAGTACTTACAATCTTTAAAGCATACGGTATCGCAATTGAACAAGCGGCTGCAATCGAATTCGTTAAAAGAAATTTTCCTGACATGCGTTCTTTAATGAATAAAATGCAATCTTTTCAATTGAAAGGAATTACTGAAATTAAAATTGAAGATATCAAAACATTGAATTATACATACAATGATATTTTTGATTTAATTCTTAATGATCCTAATCCTGCTGAAAATTACAAAACAATTGTTGGCCAATATTCATCAAAAGTTGATGATGTTCTTGCTTCATTAGGAACAGAGTTTCCATCTTATATTAGAGAACACAAACCTGCACAAATTGCAAAACTTCCACAACTTATTATTGAAATTGCAGCTCACCAAGCACAACGTGTTCATGTGATTGACCCAGTTATTACATTACTATCATGCTGCTTTAAATTACAACAAATTTTATCGAAATAAGTATGGCAGCCGTTATAAATTATCACCAATCATCGACTATTGAATCATCAACGTACGATAGTCAAACACAAATCTTAACAATCGAATTTAAAAACGGTTCAGAATATGCATACTCGGGTGTTGACCTTGATACATACGAAGGACTTGTTGCTGCCGCATCAACTGGCGTATATTTCCAACAGCATATAAAGAATTCTTTTAGTTATACAAAAGCGTAATTATGTATTTAAGAAGAGCATCAGATTTAAGAGATTACATAATCTCAAAATATCAATTGATACCTGAAAAGGTTGACGTTTTAAAAATAGGACAACGAATGTATCTTATTCTTGTTACGCCATCGCATACGTTATTCAAGGCAAAAATTTATGTAGGTATACTTGAATCCGCAAATACAATTGCTGTTATGAAAAAAGTTTTAGATACAAATATCGAAAACGCTTTAATTAAAGTTGGTTACATTAAAAAACAAGACGGAAATGGGGAAGCTTAATATAATCGTGGATGGCAATTACCATTTTCACAAATCATTGCACGTGTATCCGCATCAAGGAAAAGAACCTAAATTGAAAGATGAAAAAGACCGAAACATGTTCATGCGAAAAATTGCAATGGATATGGCATATGGCATTCGACAATTAGGAAAACCTGATAGAGTCATATTTACAATTGACCATCATTCATGGAGAAAAGATGTTGATATTGAAGAAAACGAAGGCTATAAAGCAAATCGAGTAAAAGATGAATCTGTTGTCGATTGGAAAGCATTTAATAAATGTCTTGCCGATTTTGGCGAAATTTTGAAAAGTCATGGCTGTATCACATCAAATATCGACAGTTGTGAAGGTGATGATTTGATGTACTATTGGGCAAATAAATTATTTGATGATGGTGAAGATGTTGTTATAATGACAGGTGATGGTGATATATCTCAACTAGTTAAACATAGCGGTAATAATTTCATTGTTGTTTACAACATAAAATCAACAGACAGAAAAATTATTGCAGCACCAGGTTTCTTTGATTTTTTACATAAAATAAATGAGGTTTCATTATTTGATGCTGATTCATTTATGGGAAATAACAAAGATGCAATAAAAGAAGTAATTGCAAATTCTGCATTACAAGAACTTGACCCAGAGGATGTATTATTCAGTAAAATTTTAATGGGTGATGGCGGTGATAACGTACCGCCTATCGTATCTTGGCAAACAACGCAAAAATCAGGTAAAGTCATTAATAATAAAATGACAGACAAAGCAGCTGCAAGAATAAAAGAATTATTGTTAGCAAGAGGAAAGATCGTTGACGTTACACATCTTGAAGAACACGCAAAAGAAATTTCTAATGAAATTAAAATCATCTACAATAAAGAATTCGATTCGGAACTTATCAAAAAACGAATCATCAGAAATACAATTCTTGTATATTTATCTGATGATACAATTCCATCTAAATGTCGTAAATTATTTGAAGAACATTATCTAAACGTTCGTTCGGGTGGTTATCCAAGATTAGGAAAATGGGATATGCATACGTTACTTGCAAATTCTGAATATGAAATAGAATCAATGTCATTTGAAGCTGATGTATTCAAAAATCTTGGTGGCAAAACAAAACCTAAAGCCGCAAATAAACCAATGGCTGATAAACCAATACCTAATGTTGGTGACTTACTTGCTAAAACATTATTCTAATGGAAACAATCGAATACACATGTCCATTTATGGGCAAGATTACATTAACTAGGGTTGGCGAATCATCTTCACATTTGCAAGGCGAAAGTGTTGTTAAAACATATTATATTGATAGATGGAAAAACTTTTATATAGATATATGGAATACATGCGGTGGAGATCCTATACCAATGATTAAAATTAACAGAGATGTTTTTGATAAACTTGTTGAGATAGACAAAGATTTGAAAACTAATCAAATACCAGGTATATAAAATAATAAAATGGCAAAAAAAGAAATAGAAGATAAAGAACCATCATCCAAATCATTATTTGGTGACACAGTAAAGCCTGTAAAAGAAAAAGAAATGAAATCTTCTGCACCAGGTTTATTCGATTACGTAAACATGTTATTTCAAAAACCAAAAGCATTTACAGAATTACCTGCATATACAAAAAGTAAACAGTTTTTCATGATGCAAAGGTTTTTTGCAATAAAATTTCCAATACAAGCACAAATGTTCAATCATACGAAAATGAATGGTGCCGAAGCTGTTCAATATTGGTGTGATTCATTGTCAAAAATGCACAATTCAACACCTTCATGGATATTTAATGCGCTTAAAGGTGCAAAAAAATCAAAAGAAGAAAAGAAAAAAGAATTAAATGTAGAAGAAGCAACTATTATCGAATATTGTAAAAGAATGCAATGTTCAAAACGAGACTTAGATGAAATGTATAAGTTTTTTCCTGATGATATTCAACAAGAACTTACAAGTTTTGAAAAGATGATTAAAGGCTCTACTTTGAAAAAATAAAAAATATACTTTTTCCGAAAACACAGCCTGTGTTCTGAATATATAAATTAAAAATATATTTAGAATGCAGGCTATTTCTTTAAATAAAACCGGTCAGTATGCCGTATTTTCGCTAAATGCGCCATACAAGAATATTGAAAGTATAAGAACATTTACTGACGATTTAAGTGGTGTCGGCACTATCATTAAACAATTCAGATGGTCAAAAGATAATACCGCCTGGTCTTATTGGTCTGAATTGACTCAACAAAATCTAAATGATTTAAAATTAAATCCTGCAAATCCTTTTTACATAGAGTACAAGTATCAACTTGCATCTCAAGGATTCATGACAATCAATAATGTACAGATAGAACCAAACTATCAAATACAAGATCCTTCATCTCAAATAGTATTTGAAGAAAACGGTTGTCAAAATTCCCAACTAGCGTGTACTTCATCAGGTATTGATAGAGCGTCAATACTTTCAAAATGTGATACACCTACATTCAATCCATACGCTGTTAATCCTGCAATCAATTTATATAAGGATTTGTCAGCATCAATATCAGATCTTTTTGGCATGGAGGTACTATACATGCGAGCAGTGCCAAACAATCGTTCAGGCGATGTTATATTAAAAGAATGGACATTATATAATGTTGATGAACCAGTATGTAGTAAAGTAATGGTGCCAGATAACAAATTTCCCGATGACACAATGCAATATAGTATGTATGGCATTGGGTACGAACAACCGTTTGAAATTGAAATCGTAAAACAAATTTTTGAGCGCGATTTTGGTATCGATGCGGCACCTCAAAAAAATGATATAATTTTCTTCCCACTTGTCGGCAATAGATTATATGAAGTTCAAAGTTCACGTCCTTTTAAAGGATTCATGATGGAAAACACTAGTTGGAAATGCGAACTTGTAATTTACAAACCAAAATCGAATAGAGATATGCCTGATACCGTTAATGACATAATGGATGACTTAATGAGATCTTCTGATAGATTGTTTGGAGAAGAAACACAAAATCAAATTGAAGATATTGCAAAACCACAACAGTATGACAGAAAACTTGGTACAAATTTACAAGATCCAACACGCGATTATGTAAATCAAGATTTAGTTGTCATGGATAATAAAATTATAAATAGAAGTGTAACTGTTGCTGACCATTATTATGACTTGCAATCAATTTTTGCCCCAGATAAAGATGTTCAAGCAGTAACATATAAAGCAGTATCGAATTTTATTAATTCTCAGGATTTTGCATTCACAACTTGGTTTAAATATGTAAAACCTAAGTACACAATAAGTGAAGATTCTTGCAAAATAATGTCACGAACAGGTAACACAATTATTGTAACAATAGGTTCTTTGCGTAAATATCCTGCAGGTACATTGGTTCAAATAAAAAGACAAGGACGACTTAACTTCTACGGCGTTGTAGTTGAAGTAACAAATACAAATACTTTCAAAGTAGCATTAAACGATGAAGTCATTAATTACCTTGACACAATCGCGCCAACTTGGGTAACTACACCAGGATATGGAATATCTCGAACATTCAAAAATACATTTATAAATGGCCATACGATTGATTCAAATGGTGCAAAAGGATGGAAACTTGAATCTTATGTTAATAGATATTTTGTGTACACTAATGGTTCAACACCTATTATGATTCCGATGAATGACACAATGGAAGAAAACAAATGGTACGGTTTAGTATTTAATCATGCTGCACAATTCGGACAATTGAATTTTAGTTTATGGGAAGTTAATAATGAAAGAACAGCAAAAACAGAACTAACATCAGTATTTACACGAACATTTAGCAATGTCAATATCAATGCTGCTGAAATTTTACCAGAAGATGATGAAAAACAATTTGAACTTATTGCAAGTAATCATTATCAAACAAACATAAGAATATTCAAAAATATTATTCCATACGAACAACAATCAACAATACTTAATCAGTATATAATTGAAGATGGACGTGAAGCTATCGTAATTGACAACAGTTTACCTATACTTCATTTGCCATTTGTAGGTTCAACAAAATAACAATGCATTTAACTTTACATATATGAGTAATACAAAAAAAGTAAATCAAGATGAAAGACAACAACAGCTTTCAGAACGAGAAGAATTAGAACAAATGTTGCAATCGTCATCAGATAATTTAGAAAGTCTAACAGAAGAGGCAAAAAAATTATCACTGAAGCATAAACCTATTACATTGGATTATCAAGGAATTATGACATCATCAAATTCCGAGGCAATGGACATTGTAGGTGCAAATGCTATGTTTTATTTGAATGAAGAAATTATTGACACTGAAGAATACATACAACAAAAAATGCGTTCCGATGTTGCAACAATGTCAGATCTTATTAGACAATCTAAAGTTGCCGAGTATTCAATCATAAAAATGTTAGAACAAATTGAAGAAGGCAATATGCAATCAAGACAATTTGAAGTTTTATCTGGTTTCCAACGTTCAAAGTTAGAATTAACAAAGGCAATTGCAAATTATGTTGTTGTGATGGAAAATAACTATAAAGCAATTAAAGAAGACTATCGTGTTAAACGAGAAGAAAATACAAAAGACATTCCGCACTCTGAAGTTGAAGGCGAAGGTGGCGGTGATGCTGATATGACAACAAGAGGAACTCGTGGACTAATGGAAAAAATACGTGAAGAACTTGACAGAAAAGACAGAGAACTTAATAGTAAAAAACTAAATGATGCTAAAGAAAACCAAAAGCAAATGGAACAAAATAATACAAAAGATAGTCCATTTTAAAATAACACAATATGGGAAGTAGCACAATATGGTCAACCGAACGAGTTAACGATGTAATAAGCAAATTAGAAAATGGCTTAGACGTCGATAAATCTTGTTTTTATCAAGGTGACATTAATTTCAGAAATGGAAATATAAATTTCAAATATACGCCACAAGAGCAAGAAGAAATTGTTCGATGCGCAAGTGACGTACTTTATTTTGCGGAAAAGTATTGTCACGCAATGACAGATACTGGAGTTCAAAAGATTGACCTTCGTCCGTATCAAAAAGATATGCTTCGAGATTTTCAAGATCATAGATATGTTATCATGCTTGCAAGCAGGCAGATAGGTAAATGCCATTTATTTAATTCAAAATTAACTATTTACGATAAAAAGTTACAAGGTTATTCTATTATTACGGTAGGACAACTTTATTATATGCAACTTAAGTCGCAACGGCAATTGACACGAATAGAAAAGTTAAAGTATTTTTTATGGCAACTTTATAATAAACTTGATTAATTCATTTGTCAAAAAGCAAATTCTTTAATGAATATATAATTAAATAACAAAAAATATTTAATATGAAATGCGTAAATTGCAATAAAGAATCAAAAAGAAAGTTCTGTTCAACCAATTGTTATATGGAGTATAGAAAAAGTGAATCCATAAGAAAGCAAAATGCAAAAATTGAAAACATGACAGATGAAGGCTACGACCATGTAGTTTGTAAATGGTGCGGGATGAAAGTTAAAAGGATATATGGAATTCATATTAAAAATCATCACAAAGATAAAACAATTAACGATTATAAAAAAGAATTTCCAGGTTCGCTATTGACATGTGCGTCAGATAAAGAAGCAACGTCAAAGAATTCAGGATTGCATATGAAACTTGACAATTACAGGTTATTGGCGTCAGAAAAAATGAAAGGCGAAAATAATCCAAATCACAGTTGTAAAACAACAAAGGAAGAACGGCAAAAAAGATCGCCATTTTCATTAGAATTTTATAAAGAAAAAGATGTTGATGATATTGAAAGTGCTAGAAAAGAATTTGTGAAGGCCGCATTAAAAGACAGGATAACAGAAACGCAACTTGAATATTGGTTAGAAAGATATGAAGACGATATCGCAAAAAAACTTTATGCTGATAGGCAAAGTACGTTTACGTTAGAAAAGTGTATAAAAAAATACGGTTTCGTTGCAGGCACTGAGATTTTTAATAATAGGCAAGAAAATTGGAAAAGTAAAGTTTTTAACGAGTATACATGCATATCGAGAGGTGTGTCAAATCTTTCAATTGAAATCGCAGAAAATATAAATCAGCATGTGAAAAATTTATTATCTGATAAAAATGAAAAATTTATTTATGATAAAATAAATAAAAGAGTATGCAAGTATGATATAACGCACAAAGCAAACAGAAAAATAATAGAAGTAAACGGGATTTTTTGGCATTGCAAGCCAGGCTTATACGAACCTGATTACTACCACAAAGTTAAAAAGAAAACAGCAAAAGAAATTTGGACATATGATGAATATAAGATTCATCTTGCGAACGCTCATGGTTATGACGTTCTTGTTGTGTGGGAGGATGATTACAATAAAGATAAAGAAGGAACAATTAAAAAATGTATAGAATTTTTAAATGAAACAACAAATTAAGAATATAATTTTATTTCTTATTCAATGTTTAGAGACATACGAATATAGAAGCATCCGGTTAGATGAAAATGATCATACAAAAAAAATTATCAATTCATTAGCAGTTAAAGGAAAATTGGTGGCTACAGATACGAAAGATGCTGAGATAACACAAGTGCATCTAACGCAGCCATACCACGTATATAAAATCGAAACTGAAAGTAAAAAACAATTAGAATGCGCAGATTTGCATATTTTATTTGATAAAAGTATGCAAGAAGTTTTTTGTAAAGATTTATCAGTAGGTTCATTAATACAAACGAAAGATGGCGTCGAGAAAATTGCAAGTATAGAAAAATCGAAATATAAAGTTTCAATGTTTGATATTTCATTGAATGATGCAAATCATAGATACTATACAAATGATATTTTAAGTCATAATACAATCACATCTTCAATATTCATTGCATGGTATGTATGTTTTCACTACGATAGAAATGTACTTGTAATTGCGAATAAGATGGCAACAACTACTGAGATTGTTGACAAAATTAAAACAGTAATAAAGAATGTGCCATTCTTTTTGAAACCTGGCTCGTTATCTTTAGGAGCAACGGGAATGAAATTCGATAATGGCGTAAAATTATATTCTCAAGCAACTACAAAAACAGCAGCCTTAGGTTTTACTATTCACCTTTTATATGCGGATGAGTTTGCTCACATTGACGAACATATTGTTGTACCTTTTTATCGTTCTATTTATCCTACGTTGTCATCATCTCAAGTATCTCGTATCATAATAAGTTCAACACCTAATCAAATGAACTTGTTTTATGAAATATACGCAAAAGCAATGGAAGGTAAAAACGAATACTTTCCAATACGTGTTGATTGGTGGCAAGTGCCAGGACGCGATGAGAAATGGCGACAAAAAGAAATTAACAACTTAGGTTCTGAAGAATTATTCAATCAAGAATATGGAAATCAATTTTTGGCATCGTCAAGAATGCTTTTATCAAGTCAAATATTGCAATACTTAAAAAGAACGACCAAAGAATTCAAATGGAAAGAAGTTGATGAATTAGAAGATCTTAATGACAATTATGCAGAGTTGACTTGGCATCCAAATTTTGACCCTAACGAAATTGATGTTGATAAAGATAGATTTGTTTTTGCTGTCGATTTGAGTGATGGTGTTGGTAGCGATAGTACAGTTATAAATATAATGAAACTAGAGTTGCAATCGAATGCAATGATACGTAAAATAACAGAATATAGTAACGAATCAAGTTTTTATAGATTAAGACAAGTTGGTATGTATCGTTCAAATTTGCATTCAATTGATGATGTTGCAAAAATACTTGAAGCACTTATATTTAATGTGTTTCATGAAGATATTGTAAGAATTGTTTTAGAAATAAATTTCAAAGGAAACGTTATTATCGAAAAATTATCTAAACATAAAGATTACTATCCTGAAATATTTATGCATACGTTTCATTCTGTTGCAAGTCAAATTTTTAGGCCAGGTGTAAAAATCAAAGCAGATAATAAGGAAATGTTTTCTAGAGAATTGCGAAATCTAATAAAAAATAAAAGAATTGTTGTAACTGAAAAAAATACTTTTAATGAATTAGGAGCATTCGGTTTAAATAAGCAAGGAAGATATGAAGCACAAACTGGACATGACGATATTGCAATGACATTAATAAATTTAGTTGCGTATTTTGATAGCGCTGCATTTGAAGAAATGGTTGAAGAAACATACGATACACAACAAGAATTAGTTAAGAAAGTAATATACGATAAGATAAATGCAGACGTCGGTGATACTGTTGAAAAAGCATCACATTTAAGTTGGCTTAGGGATTTTATGTAAGTCATATAGCAAATATTGAGTAAAAGAAAGTAATATATAATAAAATAAAATAATAAAATAAGATTCCGCAAATGGCAAAGATTTCATTAGATCTAAATCAATTTAAAGCAAATGGGGTCTATACTGTAGAGTTCGATGCAACTGATAGTTTTGTAATTTCTTCACAACAATTACGACTTGTTGTAGGATTTTCACGTAAAGGACCTTTCAATGCACCAGTATTTCTGCAAGATATAAAATCCGCAAGAAAAATTTTCGGCGAAATTGACACATACCTTGAAAAGAAAGGTTCTTTCTTTCATCGTGCAATAGAAACTGCATTACAAACAGGACCTATCTTCGCAATCAATTTAATGCCGTTAAATAACGCAATAGATGGTGATAAGATTGATTACCGTTCATTCTCTTTAAGCATGGCTGAAGATAATAGCGATACATCAAAAGATCTTATGGCATCATTCTTCAACAAAGAAAGATTTTGGTTCCCAGATTCGTCTTACTTTGAAGCTATCGTAAATAACAACGCGTCAAACGAAAACAAATTAATCAGTTTCACAAACTTAGGTCAAGAACCTGTTTCGATTATCGCAAGAAAATCTGTAAACATTAAAGGTTTTGATATTACTGCTCGTGATTTTTACGGTGCTGGTAACGCTCCTGCATTTGTAAATGATTTCGATTACATATCTGATTACTTTATTGACGTAATCGTTGTAAAAGGCGATTGGACAAATTATAACAACTTAGCAGTTGACCCTGACTTCTCTACATATTTCGATAACTCAGGTATTAAAGTTAGCAAATTAAATGCTTTCTTATCTTCTGATAAAGTTGTAACAGTTGCAAGCTTCACTGGTTGTATTATTCCTGACTTCACAGATCGTCAAGGTGTTAACCAATACATTGAAACAATTGTAAATAATGCACAAGGTGTAACTGGAATCTTCATGACAATCGACAGAAAATCTTTAGACGATTATGAAAATTCACAATATCATGTTGATTTAATCGGTCATTCGTTAATTGACGGAAACCGTTCAAGTTTAAACATGTTATCTTATGTATCACCTATTTCTGATGAAATAACATACAACAATACGTTACTTGCAGATTCAATCGAAACTTTAGATTATAAAGCTGCTGATTTTGGCACTGGTACTGTTGTTCCTTACATCAAAAATGTTCCTTATACAACAGATGCAACTCGTGGCGTATTTTTAAATACATTGGTTATACCAAAACCACTTCCTGCATTTACAGGACAAGTATTTACACAAGATGCGTATAACAATTTATTGAAAACTTTAAATACAAATTCATTAATCAAAACAGGATTAACTACTGCAGGCCTTGATGATTATGTTAAAGTTGATAGAATAACAAATACTGGAACATCAATCGAAATTTTAATCTCGAATCCAGTTAAAGCTGCTACAGATAATGCTACTGGTGACATGATAGTAAATTATGTATCTGCTACACAATTAACAACTACAAGTCCTGCTGCATTAAATTTAATTGCTGGCGACATTGTTTTTGTTAAAACATTAAATATTTATCTTACAGTTGCTTCTGTTACGCCAGATTCGCCAGTAAATACAATTACATTCGTATCAGGTGTTACTGTTGGAATGGACGGTTTAACTGCTATTGGTTGTAATGTTGCTGATGCAATAACAGTTGATATTAATTCAGTAGGTTCACCTGCTGAATTAATATCAACTGATGCACCTGCTGAATTAATATCAACTGATGCAATAACAGTTGATATTAATTCAGTAGGTTCACCTGCTACTTATTCAATTGATTTAATTGCAAATCCTGCATTAATGTATACTGATACTGATATCATTGTATTGCCTGGAAACAAACTTGTAACTGATGTTACAAACAATTCAGTAATTAATGGTGATAAAGTTAGTGTAACATCTGCTTATAACACATTTACATACTTATCGTTTGAAAATGTAACTGCAATGTACGGTTTAACAGGAACTAAAATTAATCAATGGTCAAATGTTGAATTAAATTCAACTGCTGGCATTATACCTGTAACATTATCAAATTCATACGATAAAAACGGATCATTAATAAGCGGAAGTGGTTTAATACTACAATCTGCTCATAATAAAATTGAAGAAAACGTTTCAATTATTGCTGGTACGTTAAATGCTAGAAAAACATCATTCAATATTGCTGGTGTTGATAATGCAAAAATTGAAGTTGGCCAATATTTAGTAAATGAAGCAAGAACAAGATTAACTAGAGTTATCTCTAAAGTTAAAAAGGTAAATGCGCAAACAAATGCTACTGAATACACAATCAATGTAAATGAAGCAATATATGCAACTGGTGGCGCTGTAACTAGATATCTTGGAATCAATGATGTTAACTTTACAACAAACTTACAATTTACATCACTTGGTGGATTTACAATAACTGCATATCATATTCCTGGAACACCTGCTCAATTAGAGAAAATCTTAGGTGTTATCGAAACAACAAACTTAGGTGATGTTCTTGCAGATAAAGACATGATTCAATTCAGATATTTGGTTGATACATTTAATGGCGGTCTTGCTCCTATGATGGGACCTAAAGCAATCTTGTCAAGATTGGCAAAACAACGTCAAAAATGTATGGCAATATTAAATGCGCCTTCAATTGAAGAATTCATTGCTTCAACTGACCCAAGATTTACTGAATTGCCTGACCCAGCAAATGGAAATCCAAAACCTGTGTTACAAGCATCTTATATAGCAACTGGTGGTAACTTATCATTAGGCCCATCATTCACATTCACATTACCTGATGAAGAAAACGGTGCTAGATTTGCTGGTGTATTCACTCCATTTATTAAAATTCGCGAGAATAATAAAAATAAAATGGTTCCACCTGCTGCTGATGTTTCAAATAACTTCATTAAGAAATTCAAAAACGGAACTCCATTTGCAATTGCTGCTGGACCTCGTAGAGGAACAATTTCAAATCCTAAAATGTCAGGTCTTGAATATGATTTCTTAACTGCTGATAGAGAATATCTTGAACCAATAGGTTTAAACTGTATTATAAATTCAAGACAATACGGACCAATGATTTACGGTAATGCAACAGCATACCAAAAAACATTATCTGCATTCAATAACTTACATGTTAGAGATTTATTAATTACAGTTGAAAGTGATGTTGAAGATATCTTATCTAACTACGTGTTTGAGTTCAACGATGCTTCAACTCGTCTTGAATTAAAAACTATTGTTGATGGCTACTTATCAAATATTAAAAGTTCTGGTGGTATCTACGATTACATTGTAATTATGGATGAATCAAATAACACACAAGAAGTTATCGACCAAAACGTTGGTATAATTGATATAGGAATCGAACCTGCAAGAGGATTACAAAAAATCATAAACCGTGTAACCGTATTAAAAACCGGAACTGTTTCATCAGGAGGTTTTACAGTATCATAATTAAAAGATTGTGGGTTTCGGCCCACAATACTTTTTCTTTAAAGAATATATAAAATAAAATATTTCAAATGGCAAAAAATACAGGCTTACCACATTATAAAAATAGTACTGCTGCCCGTAACTTATGGGAACCAGTATTTAAGGCGTACTTCAGCGTAATGTTAACGCCTCCTCCAGGAATATCTGACTGGGATTTGGTAATGGAAAACATTATAAAAATTTCAGGTATGAAACCTAATACGTTTCCAGCTATTGCACAACAATCATTTAAAGGTGCACATAGAAGTTACATCGGTGGTAAACCAGGTGAAAACTCTCATGATTTATCTTTAGATTTTGAAGTCAACTTAAATGATTCAAATTCGATGTATGTTTATAAAGCAATTAGAGCATGGTGCGATTTGGCATACAATCCGCTTACAGGTAAAATGGGATTGAAAAAAGATTACAAAGGTGGTCCACTTATCATTTCTCAATATAATGCAAATGGTGATATTTTCAGACAAATAACATATCAGACAGTTATTCCAATGAGCGCAGTTCAAGGTCCAAACGATCCTGACTTCGAATCAGATGAAATATTTAAAGTAACTGACTGGCAATTACGCGTTGATGACTGGGAAGAAACTTGGTTATAATAAAACAACAAATAAACTATATCTTAAAAGTCAATCTATGAATAATGGATTGACTTTTTTGTTGCTTGAATATATAACTATATCATTTATTACAAGTCATTTAATGACACAAATCTTTTTTAAAATCGTATCATTTATAAATCTGAATATATAAATAAATTATAATTATATAAACACAAAATCTAATATCATGGCAAAAAAAACAACAGAAGATGCTGCAAAAGCAATCATTGACGCAGCAGAAAGTGTAGAACAAATAAATACACAAGTAACATCATTAGGAAATATCAATGAAATTAAAAAGAATTTCAATGGTGCTGGGCAACCTATTATCAGCAACGAATCTCCATTAGGTGAATCGAAAAATATTGCTGGTGAACTAGGTTATAAAGCAATTCCGTTAGAATCATTACCAAGTCAAGGATTATTTTATCCGGTAGGAACAAAATTATTTATCAAAGCTGCTAGTGGGTATGAAATAAAACACTGGTCAACAATTGAAGAAGAAGATGGTTATAGCATTGATGATATGTTAAATTTTATTGTTGAAAGATGTATAAAATTAACAATACCTGGTAAACGTGCGTCATTTAAAGATCTTAAAGATATTGATAGATTTTGGTTAATTTTTGCAATCAGAGAATACACATTTAAAGATGGCGAAAACAAATTATTTGCAGATATTCCATCTGGTGAAAAAACAGAACGTGTTGAAGTAACAAAAGACATTATTAACTATTATGACCCATCAGATAAAATGATGAGATTCTACAACGAAGAAACGCGTTCATTTGTATTCAATTTAAAAAATGGTGAAGTTGTTAACTTGTACTTTCCAAATGTTGGTGTATCTTCTTTCTTGAAAGATTACCGTCGTTTAAATGAATTACAAAGAACAACAATAGATGAAGATTTTGCTAGATATGCAATATTCTTATTTGAGGATTGGAGAATGCTTACAGCAGATACATACAAACAAGAAGAACAAAAATCTTTTGGTTGGTCAATTTCAAAAATATCGTTGTTATCTAAATTTGTCGATTTAGTAAAAGAAAGTGTTAATCCAAGTATGACAGTTGAGATTGGTGCCGGGGAGGTCACTGTGCCGCTTAACTTTCGTGGAGGCATCAAAGCTATTTTCCTTATTTCAGATATCTTGGACGAACTTGAGTAAAATGGAGTATATGCTGTTAAAGCATTTACGTTTGCAACCAAGCGAAATATGGCAAAAACCTTTTTATGAGATTGAGTATTTAATTGACAATATGAAAGAAGATAACGAGGAGCAAGAGAAATTGAGAAAAGAAGAAGAAAGTAAACAAAAGAAAGAATCAATGTCAATATCTTCGATGAAACAAGACTTCGGAAATATGACAAAGAATTTCAATTCAAGTATGGGAAATATGTCAGCACCAAAATTCCCAGACATAAAAATTTAAAATAAGAAACAGTTTTGGCAGCACCAGATACTACATCGTTATTGAAAGGCATACTAAATGTTGTAACTCGCACCGAAAAGCACATTGAAGATATTAACAAAAAAATGTCTTCAAGTAAAGCAAAGGGCGGCGATGCGGATGATGCTGCAAAATCTGTTACTGCAGCTGCAAAAGGTAGCACAGGCGGTAATACATCTGCTGAGACAAATAAAAAATTGGACACTATCATTAATTTGTTGAAAATACAACTTGGTGATTCAACTGCACAACCTAATTTATTGAACGGATTTGGTGCAAGCATATTATCAATTGCTGCGGGATTGAAAGGTTTTTCAAAAGCAAATAAAGGTGCCCCGATGTTTATAAGTTTCTTAAAAGAAGTTGCTGACCCGTTAAAAAAATTAGGAACAAAAGCAGTAACACAAGGAATATCGAATATGGATGTCCTTGGTAATGCTATATTAGGATTTTCAAAGAACATGCTTAAAACTGGTCTTCTTTTATTGCCAGTTTTACCTGTTCTTCCAATATTTGCAATTGTATTACAAGCAATGGGTGGTGTTTTCACCAAAATTGGACAAAAATCAAAAGACATAGAAAAAGGCTCTAAGGTAATGGGCGATATGGGTAAAGGAATGATATTCCTTGCAGGGGGTATTGCGATGTTATCATTATCAGCTGTATTATCATCAGTTGCGCTTTCAAAATTCGGATTCCCGACAGGTGCAATCGGCATCATTGGTGGTGTTGCATTGTTATGTATATTACTTAACATACCACCTATTAAAAAAGGTGTATCTGTATTAAAAGATATAGGTAAAGGCATGCTATATTTAGCAGGCGGTATTGCAATATTATCGTTATCGTTTGCATTATCTGCAATGGTAATGAAAGGCGCAAGTGTAGGTGGAACTTTAGGCGCAGGTTTAGGAATTATATCAGCAGTAGGCGGTTTAGCATTAATGATGGTATTTCTTGGTATGCCACCTGTCGAAAAAGGTGCAAAGGCATTGAAAACAATGGGCGCTGGTATGATATTCTTGGCATTAGGTATTGCTATAATGGGATTATCAATTGCATTAATATCAAAATATGCAGGTGTTTCACCATTAGAAGTTGGTGCATCAATTGCTATTGCTGTTACTGGAATTGGTGGTGCAATGTACTTACTTGGTAAAAATGCGTCTAACATATTTAAAGGTTCGATTGCATTGGCAGTAACGTCATTGGCATTAGTTGTTTTCGGATATGGATTAAAAACAACATTTGATGCGCTAAAAGGCAAATCGTGGGAGGACCTTGCAAAATTAGGAACTTCTGTTGTTGGAATTGCTGCTGCAGTTACATTAATAGGTAATCCAATAACTGCAGGTTTCACATTAATAGGCGCAGGATTACTTGCTGCTATTGGTGGAAGTTTATGGGCAGTTGCAAAGGGAATGAAATCTTACATGGATTTAGGTGCTGACCAATTTCCAGGTGACCAATTCAAAACAACAATGGGTCAACTCAAAGATGGCTTTATGGTTTTATTGGGTGATGATGCTGACGCTGAAAAACAAGGCGGCGGAATATGGGGTGCGTTAAAGAGTGTTGGAAAAACTGCTCTTAATACAGGTAAAATGACAATGGCTGTAATGCAAGCAATCGGTATAGGCGCTGCATTATCTTCAATGGCAAAAGGAATTGGTGCATGGGCTAATTTACAAAATATTCAATTAATAAGCGGTTATGATAAAAACGGAAACCCGATATATTCTGGAGAACGTGCTAACATATCACAAGCAATTGATAACGTTATTACATTTATAGGTGATGGAAAAACAGGCGGCATTATGCTTCCATTTATAACATTATCGAATACAGCAAACCTTTCTAAATCCGGAGACTTCAGTTTATTGAAATTCATAACAGGAAATGATTTAAGTAATAGTCCTTTCTCTATGGGTATATCTGCTGCTGTTAAAATTGGTGATGTATTGACGTCATTAGCAACAGGTGTAGGTTCTTGGATGGATTTACAAAATATACCGTTAATAGACCATTATGACAATAAAGGTAAACCTGTGTATAAAGGTAAAGCAAACATAAATGTTGCTATTGAACAAATTAAAACTGTTCTTACGCCGAACAGCGGTCAAAGTATTCTTGACCCATTCATTTCATTGGCACAAAACACTGGTATTTTAACAAAACCTGATAGCTTTAATTTATTCAAATTAATATCAGGAAATGATTTAAGTGATAGTCCTTTTCAATTAGGTATTTCATCTGCATTGAAAATAGGAAAAGTTTTAACATCAATTGCTGAAGGCATTGGTGCATGGGCTCAACTTGAAAGCATTCCACTTATAACAGGATACAATAAAGATGGTAATCCAATTTATGGAAAAACCGTAAACGCAAACGGCGCAATTGCAAACATCGGTGCATTTATGCCTAAGATACTTGCGTTATTTTCAAATTTTGCAGATACTGGTAGCGGAAGTACATGGAGCGTTGCAAAAATGCTTGTTGGTACTGATATGTCAGAGACTCCTACCGAAAGAGGTATAAGTAATGCATTAAAAATTGGTGATGTCTTAACAAAAATTGCAGGTGGCATAAATGTATTTGCAAACATGCAAGCTATTCCAATTATTTCAGGTTACGATGCAAAAGGAAACCCAATAATCGCAGGACATGTAAATATTGATGCTGCAATTGCTAATGCAGGAACAGCTATAACAAAAATAATTAATACATTATCGAATGCTGCAACTGGTGGAACTGATACAGGCGGTGGAAGTTTATGGAGCAAAGTTAAAAATGCAGTTAAAAGTGGCGTTAAAATGGTTGGTGTTGCAGGAATGGCAACAGCAATTGCACCAGTTGCTGATGTACTTGCAAATTTCGCAACTGGCATTAATACATTTGCAAATTTACAAAACATTAAAATAGTAGATCATATAGATGAGAAAACAGGAAAACCTGTGTATTCAAAAACATCTGTAAATATTGATAACGTTTCAACAAATATTGGCAAAGCAATAACTTCAATTATAAATGCTGTTAGTAAAGCAGGTGAAGGTGCAGATGGTGGTGATATTGAAGATGCTGTTGATTATGTAACACAAATAAATACGGTTCTTGGTGATTTCGGTGGAATCATCAAAAAATTCTCTGAAATTAAAGATCCTGTAAGTGTAAGTACAAATATCAAATCATCATTGGAATCTGCATTCAACGTTTTATCTAAAGCTAAACCTATAGAGGGTAAACAAAGCGATACATTAAAAACAGGTGTATATGCTTTTGATTACTTAACAAACTCACTGGTGAAATTATCGAAATCTGCAACAGAATTTGAAAAATTTGCTAAAGCATTTGGCGGTATGTCAAAATCAATGGGTGAGTTCACAACAAACTTTACAAAATTGTCACCTACTTCAGTTACAAGTTTTGCAAACTGGACTACATCATTAACAAATTTTGCAAAAATGGATGCTAACACATTCAAAGCAAACATGGAGTTAATAAATAAAGCATTTGGCGTTAAAGATGCAAAACAAACAGTTGCTGAAGGATTAGATAATACAGCAGCAGGTCAAGCAATAAATAAAAAGGAAACTGAAGTAAAAACAAAAGCACCAGTTGCTGAAAAGGTTGATACTACTACATTATTTATAAATGCAATAAACGAACTTAAAGGAACAATTGCTGCAATGTCTGCGAAACTTGATGACTTATCAGTTCGCGTAGTTGGAACAGTTGCAACACAAGAACAATAAAATTGAAATTATGGAACCAATATCAAATGTCGAAATGACAAAACAAACTCAAGAAACGTTAAAAGCGAAACTTGAAAAATTAAAGTATATAAAACATAGACTCGATGCTGCAAAAAAGGCAAACAATAAAACGAGAACTATGATTGCGTCTTTAGATTATAGAATGTGTCAATTAGATATTGAAAAATATAAAGTGAAACTTCAAAAATTAAAAATAGAATCTGAAAATGGAAAACAGTAGTATAAATTACGAAGATTATCTTAAAGGAAACACTGAGGAATCAAAAATTGAAACAAGCGATTATCCTGCACCAGAAACAGCAGTTTTACCTGCACCTGGTGACAAAATAATTGCGTATATGCGGTCTCAATTCAAATCGCAAACTCCATATTTCGAACCAGGCATACGTTCATCAAACAAAGATCTTGCTTTAAGAAAAAGCGATGGCAAAAACCATGAAACTATTTAAAAGTCTTGTATATAATAATTGTTTTACAAAACAGTTAAGTACATGGATAAAAAAATAGTATTAGTAGGAAAAAGTTGTTCAGGTAAGTCAACAATTGCAATGGAACTAGAGAAATTTGGGTTTAAAGGGCAATTAAGTACAACATCTCGTCCAATGCGAGATTACGAAAAACAAAATGTTGATTACCGATTTGTTTCTAAAGAACAATTTGAAGATAACATTAAATTAGGATCATTCGTAGAAGTTGATAATTTTAATGGCTGGTACTACGGTTTAACACATGAAGATTTTAATGCTGCTGATGTATTATTATTAACGCCAAGAGGATTGCAAAAATATTTAGATATAATGCCACGTGAAAATTTTATCATAATATATATTGAAACCTCGATACAACTTCGTGTTAGTAGAATAAATGGAAGAGGCGATAAACACGATGATTCAAACAGACGATGGGTATCTGATGAAATTGATTTTGAAAATTGGGAACAATGGGGAATGCCTTGGGATATGAAGATATCGTTACAAACAGAAAACATATTACCAAATTTAATAAAAGTATTAACAAACAAAAACAAAATATAAAGTTATGTCTAAAACAAAAAACACAGAAATTACAGATGCAAAAGTTGTTGAAACAGTTGAACAAGCAGTTGAAAACCAATTCACAGTATCAAAAGAATTTTCAGGCGCAGTAAGAAACTTATTCGGAACAAAACCTTTTTCACAAGTTGCTGGTGTTATGCCTTTAATTGGTAAAGAAGTAATGACTGAAAAGGAAATTAACACAATCATCGGTGTATTGGGAAATTATCCATACGATGAAGTTGCAAACATTTTCGCAGGCGTTAAAGACCACGTGAAACTTGTTACACCTGAAGCAGAAACGAAATAATAAATGATATGATTTGAAACATTGGTGAAAAAAGTAACCAATGTTTCAAAAATCTATCATAAAAATTTGCTATTGCTTCATTAATGTTGTATATTTGATTTTAATTAATTAATCATACAATAACTTAAAGAACTGAAGGAATAAATTTACAAAATAAATTCATAAATAATTGCTATTGATGAATAAATGTTGTATATTTGTTTTTAAATATTAATCTAAACGTCACTTAAAATAAACTAAAATTATGGCACAACCTAAATCTCAAATTCAAGATCTTGCAAATGCATTTATTGAAACAAAATCTGAAAAACGATTCAAAATTTTAATGAACCGTTTAAAACCAGGTGTTCTTAAAAAAATTGCAACTATTGAAACGGATCCTGAATCACGTCAAGAAATTGTAAACATCGTGTTTGCAAAAGTGTGGCAAAACATCGACCAATATAATCCTGGAGCTGCTGCTTTCTCTACCTGGATTTACAGAATTGCATACAACGAATGCTTGCTTGCAAAAAGACACACAAACAGAACAAAATCTTTAGACAGAATGTTTGAGGAAGGCACTGTTAATGAAAGCGCAATATCAATTGATTCTGATTTTGATGAATTCGACACAAAACCAAAATATGATGTGGTCGAAGTACTTTACAACAAAACTATTGATGCAATAAACGGTTTGAAAGATTCTGGAAAAGAAGGAATCATTAAAACTGCATTGATTAAATGGCATGTTGATAAAAAACCTTACAAAACAATTGCAGAAGAAATGAGCATTCCTGAAAACAGCGCAAAGAATAAAGTTTTTCGTGGAAAAGATTTGATACGAAAAATTCTTGTAACAAATGAACCTGAATTGGTTCAATTATTTGCTGAGGACCAAAAATACAGATAAATGAAAAAATCAATTAGAGAATATAGACTCTACCTTGCAACACGTGAAGTTATAAACTTTTTTTATATCAAACGAACTGCAAGAAAAAATAAAAACACACCAACATGGCAGTCCTTTGGACTGCGTGTTGACTGGGTTGGACGAATATTCACAGTGCTTAATCTACGTAAAGAAGATGTGGGCGAAGAAGAAATCGTGCGCCGAACTCGTTTATTGGAAATGTTAAGTCCAATAAACAAATACTTAAAAACATTGGATTTGCATGAAATAATGTTTCCTGCAATTGAAAAGAAAACTGACAGATCTTACCTTATTGTTTACTCACCCTTGTTTAAAGAATTTACAGTTCTTTACTTTTTACGTATAATGTTCATACTAGGTATTTTGATAACCTGCTTAATTAAAATTTCCACAATTTTATCAGGTTTATCATGGGTATGGAACGTGCTATTTTAAAAGGCAACAGAAATTCTGAAGGATTCTACGAAATAGAATTTGGAGAAAAGCGAGCAAAATATCCATCGGTAACAACTATACTTTCTAAATTAGAAGATTTAGAAGTTGCTGAATTAAAAGGAAATTTATCGCCTGAAGTATGGGAATACGTTTCAAGACGTGGCGCCGATAGAGGTTCCGTTATGCATTCATACCTTGAAAATTATGCGGTTGCTTTAAAGATGGGCAAATCCCCTGATGATGCTTTATTATATACGCAACAAAAAACACCTACATTATTTCCAGATGTCGATAAGAAATTTTTTGAATTAGGTAGAAATTTCTTTTATAACATTTATCAATCTGATTTTATTACAGAGTTTGCAAAACCTGTAATGATTGAAGGATTAATGGTCTCACCAAAATACAAATACGCAGGACGTACTGATATTATCTATTATGATAACGAAGGAAAACTTGTAGTTGGTGATTATAAAACATCAACTAAAATTGTAACTGATTACCAAAGAAAACTTGTAAAGTACAAAATACAAGCTGCTGCATATGCGCAAGCGTATTTTGAATTGTACAAAAAGAAACCAGATTACGCTGCTATTTGGATTGCAACGCCCGAAGGATGCCAAAAATACATTGTTCATGCAAATGAAATGGATGTATACTTAAATTGCTTTCTTTACCTTGTCGGCATATTTTATAAAGAATATATACAAAAATAAATTATAAATCACAAAAACTAATAGTATGTCTAAGACACAAGAAGTAGAAATCGTTGTTGACAAAGTAGAAACAACAAAAACATCAGGTATCAATCCAGAAGTTATCGAAAAACTTAAAATTGAAATCGAAGAGAAAAAAGATGAACTAGAAAACAAAAAGTATTTAATTCCAGGTGGCGACGCAATTGCAAAGAAAATTAAACAATTCATTGTAAAAGAAGCAAAATGGAGATTTACTGAATGCATAGGTGTTCTTGAAGTAAACAGAATTTTACATGATTTTATTACAGACCCTGCTAGAGCAGAATTGATGATTACGCCTGTTGCGTTGGAAGCATTATATTATTTCATGTCTAAACACGAAGGCAAAGGATTACCTGAAGCTGAGGCAATGACTGAATTGATTAAAGCTATCAATCAAGCAAAATCTAGAGCAGAACAAGATAAACGCGAATTTGAAGAAATGACATTCAGATTACAAAGTTTAGAACATGGTGTTGACCCTGAAGCACCAATGAATACTTTTAAAGAAGACGAAGCAGAAAATGTTGAATCAACAACAGAATCTGAAAAATAATTTGGAACTTGACTTGGTTAAAAGTTCAGTATTGGTTTTAACTGATATTGAACTTTTAGACCAATTGTCTTTTATTATCATTTTGCTTGAAGGCGATTCTTTAAAAAAATTACTTGATGGCGAAGAAATTGAAAATTATAACTTAAGTGTTATAAAAGAAAAACTAAAGAACTTAAAGAAAATATACTTAACAGTGTTGAACGAAAGACACACAAACTAAAATATCATGAAAGAAATTAAAGTAAAACATTTATTCTATGCAATTGTATTTTTGATTTTATTAACATCATTAAATACATGCAATAGTTGCAGCACAAGCAGTGCAACAAAAAGATTATCGAAAGAAACCGATTCTTTGCGTACTGAAGTTATTGAATTAAAAAATAACTCAACAACAAAAACAGAATTACAAATACAAGGTCTTGAAACAGAAAAGCGTTTCATACAAGCAACAGACCGAAAATTGTTAGACGTACAAAGACAATCTGAAATCGAAAATGAAATAACAAAACTTAAAAATGAAAACAAGTAAAAATAAATTACTTCACTACTTCATTATTTTTTCATTCGTATCATTATACATTTTAGTCAGTGTCATATCAATGGTACACGTTATTCAATTCTTCGGATTGAGTAATAATCCAACAATGGCCACAACATTAGCAATTGCATTCGAAGTAGGTGCAGCTGCGTCATTAGCATCAATTATCGTATTAGATAAAATGAATAAATTTATCGTATGGTCATTATTCTTAGTATTAACTGCTATGCAAATAATGGGAAATACGTTTTATGCATTTGCTCATTTACACGATTTTACTGGTTGGATTCAATTATTCGGTCTACAAGACATGGACGCAATTGAACAAAAAAGAATTTTGGCAATTGTGAGTGGTGCGGTACTTCCTATTGTTGCATTAGGATTTATAAAGGCGCTAGTTGATTATATAAAGCCTGCCAGTGATACGAAACCAATTGAACAAATACAAACCACACAAACAAATCAAGTCTCTGAAACATTGTCTGATGAAACAAAAGAAACTGATTCAATAGCGGAAGTTGTTGAAACAACAGACATGAACACAGGCGACGAAGTTACAAATAAAGAAATAAATGAAACTCCGATTGTTCATGAAGACATATTAAAAGATGTCGACCAAACGGTACCCGCATTTAAACAAATGGTAGAAGAATATATAAATAAAACAAGAACAGGAACTCGTCACCCAAAAACGACACCTGGACTTGACAATTAAAATATTCAAAACCAATAATGAGTGGAAATATTGCACAACCAGAAATAAGCGCAGCATCAGGACTTGTTTGTCCATCATTGTATTCAAACATAATGATGTTAAGATTCATAGATCCTAACAAATTATGTATAGTAAAAGGTCCAAACACTGTTGCGTGCATTTGCTTAAAGAATTTTTTCGTACCTGTTGATTGTTATAATGATACGATTGCAGTTTTACAGCCAGGCGAAATAAGAAGAGTTGATTCTGGCATGGTTACAGATTATGGAATAAGAAGAGAAATTTATCAATATGATGTATCTTCTTATTTTATCGGAACACCGACAATAAGCACGAACTGTTCATTATCAGTTTCATGTATTTCTCTTGGCATAAGTGAAACAGTTTCTTTTGTTTCTGGCACTACGTTTGCAAATTTAATAACAAACATTAAAGCTGCTATAAATGCAAATGCAAATATAAAAACACAAATTGAAATTTATAACATTGTTGAAAGTTCACAAACGTTTCAAATACGTGCAGTGACGCCTGGCATAGCATTTACATATTCATTATCAATTGATGCTAGCATAATAACAAATGTATTGACGCAAACTCCTATACGTTATCCAAACGGTAGATTCCGATTTGTGTTAGTTGAACCTTTATATGTTGAAAACGTAAACCCTCCATTAGCATCAAACGATAAACATATTAAATATGCGTATGACGATGATTATCAAACAAATGGCGCAAATGCCACTTTCCGAAATTTAAGTAAACTTTATTTGAATACAGCAGACGATGATGTAAACGAAACAGATATGAATTTAATTGAAACTGTTTGGATTAAAAATACGCACTCAAAAGCTTTACAGGTACAGATTCTTGTTGCTTCGTAAATGAATATATATTAAAATAATAAAGTTCAATGAGCAACATAATAACACAATTTTCTAGAAGAATTTCAAAATACTGGACAGATAAATCTGAATCTCCAGTTGTAGCAGTTCCTGGAACAAATCATGTTGACGATGCAAGTACATGGACAAATCAAACAATCTATCAAGGTGAGATTGGAATAAATCTGTACACTGGACAATTGTACACATCAGATTCAAAACAAATAATTGCATTAAATACAGAAAATGCAATTATAAATGGAATGCAAGTTGTTTCAATCGAAGGAGCGGGCGGCGACGCCGACCCTTTATACATTAGAATAACAAATGGCTATGTAAGAATTAATGGCGTAACATATCGTCACAAAGCAGTAGTTCAAGCAGATAATGCACCAGGCGATATAACAGTATTACCAACATCATCGTATGGTCGATATGATTTAATATATGCATCTAGTGGTTATCCAAACAGAGCAGAAATATCAGACACTGCTTTTTACAAAGCAAAAATAACTGTCGTGAATGGTTCGACAAATTTAACGGATCTTTTCAATGTATCATACGTTGAAACTCAATTAAACAATGCAGGATTGTTTGCAGATGAATCTGTACTTTTAGGTATAGTATATGTACCTGCCAATTACAGTTCAGCGTCAGGATTCAATCATTTACGTCCTTGGAGTTGGGGTGTTTCAGCAGAAGGAACGTCTGAAAATTATTTGAATTATAAAACAGGACAATCAATAAATGCGCCAGCAATAACGCCTGGCACTTTATTAAGTAATGTAATTACAAGTATAACAACTCACCACGATGCAGGAGCAGATTTAAGAAAACGTTATACTTATTTAGCAGGTCAAATATTATCTTATGATAATGGAAACATAACAGCACCAGATAAAAAATTGTACAAAGTACTTCGAACACATTTTTGTACAAGTTTAAGCGCGTCAATCAGCAACAATGATATAGCAGCAATAAGTGGAACAATAGGTTCGCCAGGCAGCGGAACTGCAAATCACTCGGAGTTATTTGAATTGGGATTCAACGAATCTGGTCATACTGGATTTCAAAGAAAAACAATAAATGCAGCACGTAATCCAAACGCTGGTGATAGTAGTATCCCGCCATCTGTATCGTACGAAACAGCAGAAATAGGTACATTGTGGGTAAATACAATAACATATAAAACATACATATGCGTAATTGATACACCAAACGCTGCAGTGTGGGCAACTGCGTTTGCGTCGATTCAAGATACAGCTAGCGATAAAAAAATGGATTGTCTTGTTACAACAGCAGACGGTTCATTAGCAACAACGCTTGGTATATCAACAACGCCCGTAAATAATTCATATGTCAAAGTTGAAATAAACGGGGTTGGAATTGATGTAGGCGATAATACCAAACTCAATTGTTCTTGTTATTTTAGTGGAGATTCCGGAGTAACGCCAAGAGCAATTATTGATATACAAGTTGGTGATAAAGTTTATTGGAACGGAAGTATTGCAGGCTATCAATTAGCAACAGATGATGAAATATCATTATATTATTTAATGTCAACAGATGGAATCAATGATACTATTGATTTTATAACAGGCGGAGGCGCATAAAAAATTTAATCTGATGATGTTAACAGCATCTGTGCTACTACAAATCTACACTTAAATCAAAATGCGGACGCATATGTATGCAAAGACGTTGACAAAATATGAGTTATTGATAGATTATATAAGTACACAAACAACAACGTGTGTAAGACTTACGCAAGTTATTTCTTGCTAAACATTTATTTTTACAACACAATTATTGAATATATAAATAAAATAAAAGAACAATGATAAGTGGTAAACAAATAAAGAATGCATCAGTAACGATAGCAAAGTTACTTGTCGATTCTGACCTTTCAATGAACGGACATGCTATCAGCAATGTAAGTATTCCACAAACCGATAATGACGTTGCAACAAAAATATATGTTGATACAAAAACAAATGTTGCTTCTACGAAAGAACCTGTCGATGTTGCAACTACTACTGTTACCGAATTGCAAAATACAAACAATTCGCCATACACATATAACGCGGAAACAGCAGGCGAAGGAACAGATTATTGGGGTAACATAATCAATCCAAAATCAATAGATGGCGTATCAATAACAGACGGCTTTAGAATTTTAATCAAAAATGCATCAGACGCAAAAGGCAATGGTATTTGGACGTATAATGTAACAAACAACAAATTTTATAGAGCATCTGACTGCGATAACGTATTGCCTAGCAGCAATGAAGTTCGATTAGGAATGACATGTTTTGTAAATAAAGGAAATGTAAATAAAGGCGCTGGTTATATTTTATCTGCTGCAGGCGGTTCACCAATCGCGGCAAATGGAATATACAATTTAGGAACTGATACATTAACATTTAATCAATTTAACGGCATTGGTATTCTGCTTGCAGGAAACGGAATTTCAAAAATAGGAAACACAATAAGTGTATTGTATGACGATACAACAATTGGATGGAATAGTACTGCATTGTACGTAAAGAATAGTGGTATCACGGCAACGCAATTATCGAATAATGCGGTTACCAATGGAAAAATATACAGCGGTGCTGTAACATATGACAAATTAAATGCGGCAGTGGTATACGCAGCAGGCGCGATTTCATTGTACGCTGGGACACCAGGCAATGGGCTAGCAGTAAATGTGGACGGTACAACAATTGCAATAGTTGGCAATAATTTGGTTGCGGTTAATGATCATGAGCATACAAACATTTCAACTTTAGATTTATTCAGCGACAATGGCACAATTCTATCATGGAATGGTGAACCTGTTGCTGTTGACACAGAATTTATTGAAAATATTGCAGATAATGCAACAACAAGTATATCAGTATGCGATATAACTCAAATACGCGCTGTTCATATAACATATACATTAGAAAGAAACGGTTTTTTTGCAACAGGAAACATAAAAATGCTACACGATGGCGCAAATCCTGGTTTAGAAACAGAATACATAACATTGCCAACAAATTCAAATCTTGGAATTAATTTCAACGCATCAATAAGTGGAAACAATTTAATGTTAGACGTAATTGCAGATGCTACTGGGTTTACAGGAATTTTGAAATACAAAGCAAACAGCATAACAATTTAATATCATAATGGAGTTAATTAAACGAATAGAATATTCAATACAAGTAGATGGCACATTAAAATTGTTACAGAATACTAGCGATGCTGGTGTTGGTGGAATGATTAGATGGAACGGTGTTGATTTACAAGGTTTTGTAAATGGCGCATGGGTATCTTTGACAGGCGATATTTCAGCAATCGAACATAATGCACTAGGTTCAAAACAAGGAGGAGGTTTAGATGATGACTTTTATCACCTTTCTTTATTTCAATACAATAACTTAATAGGTATAAGCAATAACGCATATACGCAATTGGCTAAAATTCAAAATACTGTCATAGAAGCGTATCAATGGGGTTTACTTGGAAGTTTGGACCAAGATGTTAAGTCTGGTTCTGCACCAGAATTCTCTAACATAAATTTATCATCTTTAACTGATGGACCTTTATCTGTAAGCGGCGGATTCTTGAGCACGACGAATAAAATAGATTTGGATTCGCAAGTTTCTGGAATATTGCCGATAGCAAATGGTGGAACAAATTCAAATGCGGTTTTAGCAAATGGATTTGTAATGATAAGCGAAAATGGCACAATTATTGAATCCACTGTTTCTGTAAATATTTTAAATTTATTAGACGGAATCACAGGAATAACGATAGGCGTAGGCAGTCCAGATATAAATAACGATAAATTAGTTACACAAGGATATGTAGATAAGCAAATTGCAAGTATTCCGAAATTAACAGCAGAAAACGGATTAACAATTTCAAATGAAGTTATTAAATTCGGTGGAGCAATTACAGAAGATACTTATGTATTTGGTGCAGGACATACATTGAGTTTTGGTAACCCAATGAGTTCATTCAGTAATATCAGCGCGAATGCTGACGCTTACTGGCTAGTTGCAAATAATTCGTTTGAAATATCAAGCGGATCATTATCATTTACTGGTATGACCTACAATAATGATTTTAGCGCAAACTTTGTTAACCGTTCAATTCCCGATGTTGAATGGGTAAATAATAAAGTTTCAAATGTTATATCTAATTTGTTATTACCTATAGCAAATGGCGGAACAAACTCGTCAACTGCTTTAGTTAATGGACGCGTTATGATAAGTTCATTTGGAAAAATTGTCGAATCGTCAACAATTACAACAACAAATTTAGCTGTTCTTTCAGGTATTACAAGTGTCGTAACAGGAACAAGTAATAATAATAAGTTTCCTACACAAGGTTATGTTGATAGCGCAATAAGTGGTTTATCTGGAAGTTATCTTCCATTAACAGGTGGCACAGTTACAGGCACAACACAATTTAATGAACAATTACTTATTGGCGGATATTCATATTTAGGTGCAAACCAAGTATTCACATTAAATGGAAATGCATCTACGTATTATCGAAATATACACATGGCAGCCACGCCTTTCGGGTCATTACCGTTTGGACCTGCAATAGATGGACAAGTTGCTGGTATGGTATCAGGTGTTGGACATGCTATAGGCGGAATGCAACTAGCAGGTTTTACAAATTCGACAGGTGGCGCGTACGCACCAGTATCAATTACAAGTTACCAAGGTGCAACTGCGCCTAGTGGTGCAGGATTCTCATTAAACGCATGTAAATCTGATGGAAGTACTGGGCGTACATATCTTGCAGATACAGAAAAAATAGCTTCATTCTTAACTGAAAACAATGAAAAGGTTTATATACAAGGCGATGGAAAAATAGTATATAATAATGATTTAGCATTTATAAACGATTTAGAAGTTGTAAACAAAAAATATGTCGATAATAAAATAAACGCGTATACATGGCAGAATAATAGTAATCCTGATTTAACAGTAAAAGGAACCATTTTACAAGGAGGCTTCTTTACTGCTGAAGTTATTTTTAGAATGAAAGCCAGCACATCAACAGATACAATCAATATCTTCACAGGATTAACTGAAGGATACGTTGATTTTGATGGCTTCAGTCAAATTTTATTAACTGATAGAGTAATATCAACAATAAATACAAAATTCACGATAAGTCAATTTGGCGCTAGAAATAGTGCGTACGTTAGTTATGATAGTTCATACGGTAATCTAGCAGGTGACGGATATAGATATGTCATAACATCTGAATTTGACGGAACATATCAATCAGGAACAAATTCAATTCCAAAAATATCTGATGGCTTAACTTTCGCAGTTAGTCATGACGCAACTTTTGACCCTGCAACAACATATGTTTCTGTTACATTAACTGGAACTATAAGAGGAAAGGTTTATGCATAAAATAATTCAGACATATAATACTTTTGAAGGAGAAAGATTAAATGCAGGATTTTCTACTATTCGTAGTATGAAACAATATTTGCAAAAATCTTACAGTGTTCATTCAAAAATAGCAGATTATAAAATGTATACTGATGTTGCTGGCTATGAAGTTATAAAAGATATTATTGATAAGAATAATGTTGAAATAATTAATTTTCCAATTATAGATGATAGATTAATTTACATTGGAAAATTTCAAGTACAAGAATTTCAAAAAGAACCATACATACATATTGATATTGATGCAACTTTATATGAAATGCCAAAAACAGATGCTGATATAATTACAGAAAAATTAAGATCTTGTAGTTTCAACAAAGAAGTTATGCAATTAGGTATTTCGATTGATAACATAGGAAATATTATATGCAGTGGGCTTTTGGGATTTAATGATATTACATTTAAAGATATTTATATTAATGAAGTATTTGAAAAAATAAAATTGCTTAAAAGTATACACGATATAACATTTGCATTGTGTTATACATTAGAAGAAGTATTATTGAAAAGACTTTGCATAGATCATAATAAAACTATTTATGAATTGCAAAATTATAATCATTTACAAGGAAGATTCAAATAATTAAAAAAATAAATAATAATGTCAAATTCATCAATGTCTGGTTTATCTTCATTGGTAAGTGGTAATACACGCTGAACATTAGCAATGACAAATAATGTTATTGATTTTTCAAGCAAATTCAATCAATTCACAAAAAACATTATCATCTACAACTTTTACAGCAATTTATAAGGAAAATGTTAGTAAATTATTAACACTGACAGGTTCTGTTGCACCGATATTCCCTGCAACCTTTCATTTAATACCAGGACAATTCACATATGATGGTGCAAAGAAAAATGTTTACGTTTTACTTTGTACAAAGGAAACAACAACTGCTGAAGTAACATATCAATTAATAAATCAGTATTAAATGGAATTCATTCATCTGTTAGGATATAAACCGCAAGTAGTACAATCGCCATCTGTTTTAGGTTATGGAAGATTGTACAATTGGTATGCAGTAAATACAGGCAAGCTTGCTCCTACAGGTTGGCACGTGCCAACCGATACAGAGTTCTGGACACTTATCACGTATCTTGGCGGTTCAGGAGTTGCTGGTGGACCATTAAAAGAAACTGGAACAACACATTGGGATTCGCCAAATACTGGTGCAACAAATACAACAGGTTTCACGGGTAAGCCTGCAGGTACACGTTTTACAGATGGCACATTTCAAACACATCCAAATACCGGTGCAGAGTATTGGTCGTCAACAATTGCAAATGTTAATTCTGCTTTTGAACATTTATTAAATTATACAGGTCCGACTTTTTATAGTTCAAATCCATTTTACGCATCAGGGTTAAGCATTCGTTGCATACGAGATAACGATAATTCAAATACAACAGTAACAGATGGAGATGGAAATTTTTATACTTCAGTTACAATTGGCACACAAACGTGGCTTGCTCAAAATCTTGCAACATCAAAATACAATGATGGTACATCAATACCTAATGTTACAGATAATACCGCATGGTCTGCTTTATTAACTGGTGCATATTGTAATTACTTAAACGACATCAATTACGTTTTTTAAAATTCATTCGATTTATTAAGTTGAAGTTATCCATGTATTCAAACGAATATATAATAAAATAATAGTATAGAACATGGAGTTAGTTAAACGGATAGAATATTCAATACAAGTAGATGGCACTATAAAAATGTTGCCAAATACGTCCGACACTGCTGTTGCAGGTATGATCCGATGGACTGGTACAGATTTTGAAGGATTTATAGGTGCTCAATGGCTATCATTAACAAACGGAATACCAACGCTTGCACATAATACATTAATATCGAAACAAGGTGGTGCTGTTAATGAATTTTATCATTTATCACTTGCACAATATAATAATGTTATAAGTTTAACAACTGGCATATATTTGCAATTAGCAAACATTGGGTCAACATCAATATCTTCTACAAAGTGGGGATATTTAGGAAACATGAATCAAAATGTTTCGACAACATCAATACCTACATTTAATAACATTGTACTTACATCATTAGGAAATGGCTTATTGCAAAATGTAAGCGGAACTATTTCAGCAACAAATCAAATAGGAACAACAGGTTCACGAATTGCTAAAGGCTGGTTTACTGATATAGAAATCACAAATATGCCAACAGTTGGTGGCGTTAGTATCAATAATAACAATGTTCTTAGTCTTACTTCTAATGAGGTAACACAATTATCGAATATTGATACAAATGTAATAACTAATGCCCAATGGGGTTACGTTAGCAACCTTAATCAAAATCTTGGAACAACAAATTCACCATCATTTGTTGGATTAACGTTATCAGGAATCAATGACGGTTTATTAAGAATTGATAGCGGAGTTGTTTCGAGTGGTTCGTCTGTTGATTTAACTGCTGATGTATTTAACATACTACCAATTGCAAACGGCGGTACAAATGCTTCAGCACCATTAAATAATGGTCGAGTTATGATTAGCGCATTAGATTCAATTGTCGAATCTGATACTATCTCAACAACAAATCTAAATGTATTATCAGGTGTTACTGATATAGCAACAGGTGCTGCTGATAACGATCATATAACAACAAAAGGATATGTTGATGATGCACTTGCATCAGTTGCTGATAAAACATATGTGCATAATCAAATTGTTGCTTCAGCAACTTGGACAATTAATCACAATCTTGGAAAATACGCTGTAGTCACAATTGTTGATTCAGCAAGCACAGAAGTTTATGGCGATAAAGAATATCAAGATATGAATACAGTTGTTATGACATTCACTGCTGCTTTCAGTGGTAAAGCGTACGTGAATTAAGAATATATAAATAAATAAAATAATTATAGAAAATGAAACTATTAAGTAATTTAGACTTGACGAAAAATCAAATACTAAATGTTGCATTGCAAAATTTAGGAACACCTCCTGGATCACCAGTTGCGGGTCAAGTATATTATAATACGTCAGACCAATTAGTCTATTATTACGACGGAACTGCTGCTGCTTGGAAAAGTATGGCAGGCGATATAACTGCAGTTACTGCAGGAAACGGTTTAACTGGCGGTGGCACAACAGGTGCAATATCATTAGCAGTAAATCTTGATGGCGCAACATTATCTGTAAGTGCATCAGGCGTTAAAATTGCAACAGGCGGTGTTAGCAATAATGAATTAGCTTCTAATTCTGTTACGACTATTAAAATTACAGATAAGAACGTAACGTTTGCAAAAATTCAAGATGTTGCAACAATGACTGTTATCGGTCGTGTTGTTGCTGGCACTGGTGTTACATCAGCTGTAGGCGTTGTATCGGATTTAGCAAATGCATCAACAACAACATTAGCAACATCAACTGCAATAAAATCGTATATTGATACTACTGTTGTTGCGTTAGGAAATCTTGAAGGATCATTTGACGCATCAGGGTCAACGTTCCCTGTAGTTGGAGCTGCCCAGGAACTCAAAAAGGCGATTATTGGTATGTAACAGTTGCAGGTAACGTAGGCGGACAAATGAAATTAGACGTTGGTGATGTTATTATTGCAAATAAAGATGACGCAGGACCAACTACTGCTGCTGACTGGATTGCATTAGAAAGAAACAGACAACAAGCAACTACAACTATACTTGGTATGGTTTATCTTGCAACAAACGCAGAAGCACAAACTGGAACTGATACAATTAAAGCAATTACACCTGCATCTTTAGCTTCTGTTACATCAACAGAAACACGTGCCGGTTTAATCGAAATTGCAACGCAAGCAGAAGTAACAACAGGAACTGATGATGCTCGTGCAATCACACCATTAAAGTTAACAACTCACTTAACGAATCTTGTAGGCAGATATGCTGCAAACATTGTTCAAGGTTCACCTTTATTAACATCAATTCCAATTACGCATAACTTAAATACACTTGACGTTATTGTTGAATTACGAGAAATTTCAACAGGTGAAATCGTATATGCTGATTACGTCGTGACTGGTGTCAATACAGTAACTGTAACATTTGCAGTCGCACCTGCGTCAAACGTGTATCGTATCGTTATCAAATAATAAAAATAAATTCTAAATGAAAATACTAAAAGATTTAGTTGTTGCTGGTAATATTACTGTTGATGGAACTGTAGATGGCAGAGATGTTTCAGTAGATGGTGCGAAATTAGATACGTTAAAGAAAGATACATATATTAACATTATAGATGGAGTAGCTGCAGGTTCTCAAACAATTATACCAGCAGGCACTGGATATAGAGGTATTTCAGATATAATTATTAAATGTACTTCAAGTGTTAACGTAACATACCCAACTTCAATAGATGTTAAATATTATGATTACACAAATACTCTAAGAACTATTAGTTGCCCTATTACAGCGGTACCTGGTATTATCCAAAGAGTTACTTCGATATTTGGTATCAGTCCATTACCACAAGCAGATTTAAGCTACGGACCAATAACAGTTGAATGGGCTAAATCAGGAGGAACACCAACTGAACATAAGTATGAAATAATTTGCAAAATTGATTAAATATGATAAAGAAGTTTTTAAAATCAATGTTTAGTTCCGATAATGATATATCCTGTAAAAGAGTTATCGGAACTATTATACTTATTTCTATTTTATTAAGTACACTAGTATTAGAATTTAATGAACTAGATATAAAGCAAAATACATTTACATTAATGTTAACACTTATTATATAGGAGGTTCTTTAATTATAACAGAAAATGCAAAAGTCAAAAACATTAGATGACCAGTTTAAAAAAGGTAATTTTAATGCGATAATGAATGTTGATACAACAACACTAGACAATCCTTATAGTTTAATAAATTGGATGAATCACTTAATTCCAAATGAGACAATTACTATTTAATAGATTTATAACATGGAATTGCTAAAAGAATCCTAGAACTACCTTAGTGTATCTATCTTTCTATATTACCCTTTCCGTAAATTGAGTAATTATTATATTCACATTTTAGAAATAGTTTCAAATTTTGAAAATTATTTTTAAACAACTGAATACTATTGTATTTCTAATGATTTTAGAATATCTATAGATGAACTTTAATAAACTTTATATTGACAACTACAGTAAAATAAAAAGTTCATTTAATGTTAAAAATAATTAGCATTTTAGTTGCTATTGCTTATTAAATAGTTTATATTTGTTTCAAATTAAAAATTCACATTATGAAAACAGTAGGAATACTTGGAGGTTCATTTGACCCAATAACACGTGGACATATTTTTATTGCAAATCATGTTCTTAAAGAAACCCATGTCGATGAAATTTGGGTTATTCCATGCAATACGCATAAGCAAGGCAAAAATCTTACAGCTTATGAAAATAGAATCGAAATGATTCAAGCTGCATTGAACGATGAAGATCCTCGAATCATAGTTAATGATATTGAATTAAGAATGCAGCTGTCAGGTTATACACGAGATTTATTTGCAGCGTTAAAATCTGAATATCCTGATATTGATTTTTACTTTATCATGGGACAAGATGTTGCAAATAATTTCGATACATTTTACCAAAGCGCATATCTAAAAGAACATGCAAAATTTATTGTGATATCGCGAACAGGAATTCAGCCTGTTATTGATAAACAATGGTATGTAAAGTCTCCTAACATATATTTAGGTAAAGCAAACGTAATTGAAGAAACTTCTTCAACAAAAGCACGCGACTTCTTCAAATTGAAAAAATATCAAGATGTACTTTCGCAAGTGCCATTACCAGTTCTGTCATACATGCTAGATAAAGAACTTTATAAATAATTGAAACTATTTAAAACTTGTGTATATTAAAATTGTTTTTAATTACTGAAACATAAAAAATAAAACTTTTCAAATAATTTTAAAACAAATGAAACTATTTAAAACTTGTGTATATAATTTTTAAATAATTCAAATTTTTACTTTGATATATAAAATAAAATAAAACATTTAAACAAACAGTCATGAGAACATTTTTCGGAAATATTAATGTGGAATTTAATTCCAATTTTATTGAGGATTGGAAACAATCTTTTCAACCGAAACTCTTATGTGTATAAATGAATAATTCTTTTTCACAATAATGAATCCGGTTGATGCAAATCTTCCGGATTTTTTTATTTTATATGGCTAAAATATTTTGAAAATAAATGACAAAACTATTGCTATTACATTAAAAAGTTGTATATTTGATTTTAATTAATTGTTCATTTACATATTGAAATAAAAAAATAAATGCAAATAAAATACAAAATAAATTCATAAAAATTTGCTATTTCTTATTAAATGGTTTATATTTGTATATACATATTTGATAAAACAAATATTAAAAACGAGTTCTTTAAAATATTGGAAAAATAAAAATGATTTTGGTGATAAATCCGGGCTTAATCGCTAAGGCATAAATCAAAATCAAAAAATTACTGAAGCATAATTATAATGCTTTGATTAATTGAGATAATTTGACTAAAATTGATTGTTTGAAAGGCGCAAATGGGATCATACCCCATATACCATACTCATGAAAACGTGGTATAAACATTTGTGGATGATGTAACTGATTAAAACAAAAGATTGAATTTGGGTTCGAGCCCCAAAGTACAATTGAAGTACAAGTATTGTGGATGATACTAAACAAGTTAAAGGATGTAAATTAATACGGGAAATGAATAAAGGTTTATTTGAGGGAGCAAATTGTTTAGGAGTCATGACCAAAGACAAATTGAGTAATGCAGAGTCAATCTCGATTTTTAACACCGGTTAAAATCTAATTCATTGAAACGCTAATCGACGCGTGGAATCCAATTAACCATCATTGGACAGTAATTTTTAAAAATATATTTGAGTTATCGGTAGGCAAGTCTCAATAAAAACAAAATGTTGCCTTTCTAACCACCCATTCGTCTAACGGTTAGGACAACAGACCTTCAATCTGTAAATACGAGTTCGATTCTCGTATGGGTGACAAATTATAAATCGGTGCCAGTAATGGTTAAATGCTCGGAGGATAGCTCCAGCCGATTTATTTAAATGTTCTTTGACAAATTGGAATAACTAAAAATTAAATGTTCTTTGAGATTTGGACGCCGGCATAATGCCCCGGCTGAAATGTTCGATGAATATTATAGAGTGCATCTCTATACATTTACCACCGTAGGGGAGCGGCCGTCCCTGTCGCCCTGTCACGGCGAAGATCGCGGGTTCAAATCCCGTCGGTACCGCAAATAATAAGGTCATATGGAGTAGGGGTTATCCTCCGGCACTGTCTATGCTGGGACACGAGTTCGAATCTCGTTATGACCGAAGTAAAAAATGTACCTCAACTTTGATATATAAAATAAAACTAATTTTATATGCCAAGGAAACAGTACACGATTCATTACATTTATAAGATAACAAATCTTATAAATGAAAAATACTATATAGGCATGCATTCTACATTTAACTTAGATGATGGATATATGGGTTCAGGAAAATATTTATGGAATGCAATTCGCAAACATGGCATTGAAAATTTTAAAAAGGAAATTTTAGAGTTTCTTCCTGATAGATGTTCATTGAAGATTAGAGAAAAGGAATTAATTTCATCATTATGGCAAACCGATTGTATGTGTATGAATTTACGACCTGACGGCGAAGGCGGATTTATTTCTGTTGAAAATCAACGAATACGTTCAATTGCCGGTGGATTGGTTCATAAACGTAAAATGGAAACTGATACCGAATATATGAAAGAATGTTCTAATAGAATGCGTAATACTATAGTAAAATTACATAACGAAGGAAAAATAAAAGTACCAGATAAAACTGGAACTAAACATAGTGAAGAAACAAAAGAAAAAATGAGATTATCTGCGTGTGGGAAACACGCAGGTGAAAAAAATTCGCAATTTGGTTTTATGTGGATTCATAACATTTCTTTAAAACAAAACAAAAAAATAAAGAAAGATGAATCAATTCCGGAAGGATGGAATAAAGGAAGAAAAATGAAATTTGAATAAATTGAATAAATTGAATAAAAATTAGTGACCGAATGCTGCCATCAGGACATTCATTAAACAAGGTTCCTGCTGAATTTATTGAATGGGTGTGCGCGGTCCGGTTATTATAGGAGATTAGCTCAGCGGTACAGAGCGGCTGATTTACATTCAGCGGGTCGGGGGGTTCGAATCCCTCATCTCCTACTAAATTAAATGTTAAAATAATATAAAGTTATGGAAACAACAATTACAACAGACGAAATTGAGATTTACGAAGAAATCATGGAAAATTTTCCACGAACATAATACACGGCCCGTTCGTCTATCGGTTAGGACATCAGGTTTTCAACCTGGAAAGGCGAGTTCGATTCTCGCACGGGCTACATTGCATTTAATTGAAGAATTCTGTATTGGACTGTTTCCTTTAACGAGGGTCTTCAATTGATAAAATATAAAAGGTTGAGTTCAGCAAACAATAAAAACTCAAATTTTCATTTTGACAAAAGTTCAACCTGTAATTTGCGGATGTAGCAAAGATGGTCATTGCATGTGCCTGAAGAGCACACCATATCGGTTCGAGTCCGGTCATCCGCACAATTTGGTAGTGCGTTAGTGCTTTTATATATTTTTTGGTAATGCATTGAATATATAAATAAAAACAAATGATAAAAGAAACAAAAATATGTCCCCATTGTGGTAAAGAATTTCCATATAAAGGAATTGCTACACATATATGGCGAATGCATGGTGATGGTCAAAATCATAATCCTAATATAGGTTATGCTAATGGTTCCAGAGAAATTTGGAATAAAGGTTTATCAAAAGAAACAAGCGATGCTGTTGCACAAATGGGTAAAACGTTATCAGCAAAAATTGCAAATGGCGAAATAACGCCATCATTTTTAGGTAAAACTCACACTGCTGAACAACGTAAAAAAACGTCAGAACGAATGAGTTTGCATAATCCTGGTGGGAAATGCAAATGGTTCGAATATGAAAAAGCGAATGGTGATAAAGTAAAGGTACAAGGAACATGGGAACTTCGATTTGCAAAGGTTCTCGATTTAATTGACAATGAATGGATAAAAATAGGTGTAGGAAATTCGACGCATTCATATGAATGGGAAGATGAAAGCGGTATAACACATATGTACACACCAGATTTTTATAGCCCAAAATTAAATAAGTATTTCGAAGTAAAAGGATATTGGTGGGGTGATGATAAAAATAAAATGATTAAAGTTCAGGAACAACATAACCTGAATATTGAAATAATACAAAAAAAGGAATTAGCAATATACGAAAAGCTAATAACATAAATTGGGAAGTTAGCGCAGATGGTCAGTTCGCGCAGGACTGAAAAGCCTGAGATGTGGGTTCAAATCCGTCTCGTTCCACAAGTTTGCAATTGCAAACAAAAATCTCGGAAAGTATTGGTTCGAATCCAATCTGGGCGTAATGGCCTGGTAGTGTAACGGTGAGCACGTCTGACTTGGTCCTGAAGTTTCCAGGGAAATACCGGCAGAGGCCGGTGATGAAAGGTTCGACTCCTTTTAGGACCGCAAATTTTATTGTCGTGTATATCAGTTGGTTAGATTACGAACCTGATAAGTTCGGGGTCACTGGTTCAAGTCCAGTCACGACAACATATAGGCTGTTAGCTCAATTGGTTAGAGCACTTGACTGATACTCAAGAGGTTCTGGGTTCAACTCCCAGGCAGCCTACAAAACGGAAAGATGTTCAGCAACGTTATTCCCGTTCAAGTTTAAACGTTGCAATATTCTCTTATGGTGAAATGGTTATCACGTGGGACTGTTAATCCCTTGTTTCTGGTTCGAGTCCAGGTGAGAGAGCAAATTTGGTAAAGCATATGAATATATAAATTATAAAATAAAAATCATATGCACAACCAAAAAATTAAATGTCCGCATTGTAATAAAGAATATTCAAAACATGGTATAGGAACGCATATTTGGCGCGTTCACGGCGATGGAAAAGAATTTGACCCCAATGAAGGATTTAAAAAAGGAACTAGAAAACAATGGAACAATGGAAAGACAAAAGAAACCGATGAACGAGTTGCGAATAATGGAAATTCATATTCTATTGCACATAAAGAAGGCAGAATAAAAACATGGTGCGAAGGATTAACAAAAGAAACTGACGAACGTATCGCAGCAATATCAAAAGTTGTTGCTGAATCAGTTTTAACTAAAGTAAAAAATGGAACTTGGCATTTATCATTTGCACATTCTAGAATTATTGAATATAATGGAATTAAGTTTCATGGGTCTTGGGAAGTTGCGTACGCAAAATATCTTGACGCAAACAACATTAAATGGCGTAGACCTACTGAACGATTTGAATATTACTTTGAAAATAAGAAACGTCATTATACACCAGATTTTTATTTAATAGATGAAAAAAAGTATATTGAAATAAAAGGATATCCTACTGATAAAGATAGAGCAAAATGGCAAAATTTTCCATTAGATTTACAAATTATATTAGGTAAAGAATTATTTGAAATGAAACTTATTGAACATTATAAAGAAATAAAATAACGGCAATCCTTGGCGTAGGTTCAAGTCCTTCTGGGAGAGCTAGTTACATGGTGTAATGGCAACATGCTTAAAAATTGAATCTGCATAAAGATTCTATTCAGCAACCAATATTTCCCTGTCACGGAAGAGTTTCAGGTTCGATTCCTGATGTAACTACAAATAAAAAATGTGCGCCGCATACGCTCTATTTTCAATATCGAGCGGTGTTCCCATGAGTTTCATTCTATATGAAACTATTGTTGAATCAAATCATGCGCAGGAACGTAACGAAATCTAATAAATTTCGCAATACACGTCTGTGGCCCAATTGGTGGGGCAGCGGTCTCCAAAACCGAAGGTTCCAGGTTCGAGTCCTGGCAGGCGTGCAAAAGGAATGTCAACCTTTTTGAAAAAATGATGTAGGGGGCGCGGCCTGAAAAACGCGCGATATAGGGAGTTAGTTTAAAATGAGGCAAGACGACAGATGCTGAAAGGCTGAAACATTGTTTCTAGCGTAAAACAACAGGCGGCCAAGCCTGTAGATGGTAAAGATTTTGTACATCGTATGGAATTGGGTTCGAATCCCTCACACCCTGCTAAAATATTTAATTATGTCAAATTGGAAATGTAATTTATTAGGACATGATTGGAACACTGAAAATAAATGTAAACATCACTGCAATAGAAAAGGATGTTTAAATGAAAGAGTTCTAATGTATAAAAGATATGGGAAGATTGATGAACCCGCATGTATGTGGGTTGAAATTGATTGGAATAGAATTTTAAGTCCTGGATATTTTATTTAATAAAATTGAAACTATTAAAAAGTTCTGTATATAAATAACAATTAAATTAAAAACAATGACACTCAAGGAAACAATTGCAACTGACCGTATGACGGCAATGAAACAAGGAAATTCTGTTCAAAAAAATGTTTTATCGACATTACTTTCTGAAGTTGATAAAAAATCAAAAGAACCAAAACGTGAATCACCAATTGTTTCAGATACAGAAGTGCAAGTTATTATCAAAAAGTTAATATCATCAAATATTGAATGTAATGTAACTGATGAAAATATATATCTTGAATGTTATTTGCCGAAAATGTTAAACGAATCAGAATTACAAAAAATTATCGAAAAACAAATTAAAGATAATTCATATAGTTCAATGAAAGACATGGGTAAAATAATGTCGTATTTAACATCAAATTATACAGGTCAATACGACGGTAAAGTTGCAAGTGAACTAGTGAAAAAATCTTTTATTTAAAAGAATATATAATACTGATAATACAAAAAAAGTTAAACTAATAAAACATAACAATCTTCGAAAATGAAAACAATCATAACAATAAAACGTAGAACAATAAAACGTATGATGAGAAAGATGATAATCTTCTCAAACCAGGTATGATAATGTTTAAATAAGAATATTCTCAAGGTCCTGGTTTTTAATCAGGACCTTTTTTTGTCCGTTTATTAAAGAAAAAACATATTGCGAGGTAGCTCAGTTGGTAGAGCACGTATTCAAAAAACTGAAATCTGATTAAAGATTTCATACAGCAACAAATACGAAATAGACTCCTAATCTCGTGGTCGTCGGTTCGAGTCCGGCCCTCGCAACAAATTGAAATTGAAAACATATCGCGAGTTGGAGAAGTTAGGTCATCTCACCTGCCTCATAAGCACGGAGTCCCTTAATTAGGGTATACACAGGTTCGAATCCTGTACTCGCTACAAAAATAACATATCGTGGTGTAGGGTATTGGTCCCCTAGCGAGTCTCATAAACTTGCCAATATGCGTTCGATTCGCATCACCGCAACAAAACATAAATGGCGAGGTAGCTCAGTTGGCAGAGCGCGGGTGTCATAAACCTGAGGTCACCAGTTCGAAGCTGGTCCTCGCTACATATAAATTATTAAAAAGTAAATAAAATGAAGAAGCACAAAAAACATAACTGATAAGTAACTTACGGATACGTGACAATCTACGAGTTGCTTTTAATAATAATTGCAATCGTAGCTCAATGGTAGATGTAACTGGCTTTTAACCAGTGGGTTGTGGGTTCGAGTCCCACCGGTTGCACATTTTCACGGTCCGCTAGCTCAGTTGGTTTAGAGCACGATACTTTTAATATCGGGGTCCTGGGTTCAAGTCCCGCCTGGATCACAACAATAAATGCCTCCGTAGTTCAACGGATAGAACGAGAAACTTCTAATTTCTAAATTCAGGTTCGATTCCTGGTGGGGGTACAATAATTGCAAAATATGCACCTATGATGTAACGGATTAGCATCACTGCCTTCTAAGCAGTTCGTACAGGTTCGAATCCTGTTAGGTGTACAAAATAAATTAGAATTATGAAATTAAATAAAGCAGCACAAGAAAGAATAGAGCATTATCGAAAATTGCTAACAGATAATGGTTACACGCCATGTTTTGATATATCAAGCGTAACATTAAATCCAAATTTGAAAAACGATGAAAATCGAGAAGCAAAAATAATTGAAGATTTAATTTCATTGCAAGAAGCAATTAAAAATAATGATCCTAGTATAAAATTATATTATTCAACAAAAGGAAAATAAATAAACTGGCCCTTGGCGTAGTTGGTTAACGCAAGTTCCTCATAAGAACAAGATCGGGGGTTCGAATCCCTCAGGGCCAACTTAACAATTAAAATAAAGTAAAATTATGGATTCAGACCCCATCAAGAATTTCTTAGTAAATTCATCGGAAACAGGAAAGCATATCGTATTTTCGATACGCACAGGAAAAAAATATTATGTAGAGCCTATCGGTAATGGCCGTTCAGATTGGGGTGACATTGATGTTGCAACAAAAACTGTAACTGGCGATTATGGACAAAAATACACAGGTTCTGTATTAGCAAAAGATTCTGTTATCACTGAAGAAAATGGGTTTAAGAATATTCAATTTGTAGAATCTGGAAGTCCATATCATTTAATTGATGAGATTGATGCAAAATACCCATCATTAAAATGAAACTATTAAAAAATTCTGTATATAAAATAAAATTGAAAAATATTGACGTATACTTCGGTATAAGTACGAGGATTCCAGAGAGTCTAATAATTTTCAATTTTATTTTAATATTTTTGAAACTAATGAATGTTCTTGTATATAATATAAAATTAAAATTGACAAATTATGAAAATCATTGAACGGTACAAAAACTTGAGATTGAAAATAACAAATTTTAAAGTTCGTTATTTTTATCAGCCTTTTGCTGATATCATTTTGATTTATTTAGCAAATGCAAAATCTCAAAGAGAATTTGAAATTGGTTATAACATGGGTTTGGTTCTTGATACGTATTGTTCGTATTTGGGAATCGAATTACAATAAAATTCGTATTGCAGAATCAGATTAAGTTCTGGAGTGCCAAGATAAAGCCTTCAGTCGAAATTGTTGCTTGAGGATCCTAACCCGATCTGAGACTTTCTAGGCTGCGCTAATGTACCGGTGGGTGATTTTGCAATACAAAATATAAGAGAAACAGGGTGCTCTTTACCAGAAATCTGGTGATAAAATTGAGCCTTTCCGTTCTGGATAGATAATCTGTTTCTTTTAACTCTTTAACAAGGTACGGCAAATATCTTGTTAGAAACGTTGAAGTGAACTTTGCCGAGTTCAAACAAACGTTCGACGCATTAGTCTAGGGGTAAGGGCGCAATCGCTGACGGTTGAAACATAGGTTCGAATCCTATATGCGTTACAAATAAACGATGCCGAAGTTGTAGGCCTTTAGAAACAGTTATTGAATTGTGGATTATGTTTGAGTAGTCATCGTTTTTAAAAAATTAAATATAGGTCCAAGCTTTAACATTAGTGGACAACTAGACGGGTGTTATTTTATAACATGTAGTTCTTCGGAACGAGCTTACGCCAGACATCCTATATTTTTAAGATACATTGCGGGATAGAGCAGGGGTAGCTCGCCAGCCTCATAAGCTGGAGGCCGCAGGTTCGAATCCTGCTCCCGCAACAAAAAAGTTGCACGCGTGCAATAATTACATTAGAAGATTTGAACATTATTTATAACAGTTCAACTTAAAGAAGTTAATGTAATTTGAAAATACATTGCGAGATGTTAGCAGTTGGAAGCTAGCTGGGCTCATAACCCAGAGGTCGACGGTTCGAGTCCGTCTCTCGCTACAAGATATTGAAACTATTTAATGTTTCTGTATATAAAATAAAATTGATAATACAAGTTAATTGATTGATATGATCTTTAAAGAAATAAATCCAACGTCACAACACCTTATTCGGGTGTATTCGATTAGCGAAAATATCTCAACTAAAATTTCAAAATTATTCAGGAAAGAAAACTCAGATTCTTGTACCTGCACAAAAATCCTTCCAAATAAACGCGATTATTATTACGGTAAAACCGGCTGGTATCGTGTACCCAATTCGCATGACATGATATATAAATGTCCGTATTGCAATAAACAATACATTTTAATATCTGAAGAACAAACGTACGGAACAAATTCGTACGAATCATCTTTAATTAGTATTCGCGAAATTTCTGTTCAAGAAATTGGTTTGAAAATTAAAAATGCTCACAATAGTTATTTATCGCATTGTCGTGATTATGACCCAAATCGTTATTTTGAATTAACAGGCAGTAATCAACGATATACAGAAGAAGAGGAAACTGAACACATAAATCGAGTAACACAAACAATTATTAATATGAATTTATAATATGAATTTTACAAATTATCTTTCAACATGTTCCGGGTTTGAATATACATTAATTTTTATTGCTATATTCTCCGGTATTATTTTCTTGGCAATGTTTGTTGCAAATTTATTTGGAATCAATAGTGACCACGATACTGATGGTGATTCATTAGATCATAATTTTACTTGGTTTACATATACAAACCTTGTTAAGTTATTACTTGTCACATCGTTATCAACATTGCAATTTCATAATATAGGATTCTCACAAGGAATCTCATTATTATTAGGAACAATCTGTGGCGTACTAACAATTGTTGTATTGGTTTTAACAATGTATGGAATGCGAAAATTTCGACAAGATGGCACACCTGATATAAATACACTTATCGGTAGAGTGGGTACTGTGTATTTAAAAATACCAGAGAATAGCAAAGGAAAAATAAAAATTGATTTTGGCGGTTCTGTAAAAATTCTTGATGCAATATCAAATTGTGGTACAATTGAAACCGGACGGTCAGTAACAGTTTATGAAATCAATGATGGCAACATTATTGTAACTTATCAGTAATTTCTAATCTTAAATATATCTTTAATTTCTAACTTAATCTTAATTACTTATGGTGTACACTTTAATTCTAGTTTGCGTCGCCGCATTGTCGGTATTCGCATTAATCGCAGCAATGGTAAAACGTTATCAACGCTGTCCGTCAGATAAACTTTTGGTTGTTTATGGGAAGACGGGAAAATCTGCATCGGGCGAAACAACAACTGCTCATGTTACACACGGTGGCGGTCAATTTATATGGCCCGTTATTCAGGACTTTGCGTTTCTTGATTTGAAACCTATTGCTCTTGATGTAAATTTAAAAAATGCGTTATCAAAACAAAACATTCGTATTGATGTGCCTTCAACATTTACTGTTGCTATTTCTGCTGAAGACGGTGTTCGACAAAATGCAGCTGAACGATTACTTGGACTTGACCGTGCAACAATTGCATCACTTGCTCAAGATATCATCTTTGGTCAAATGCGTCTTGTTATTGCAACAATGGACATTGAGGAAATCAATTCAGACCGTGATAAATTTTTAACAGCAATTCAAACAAATCTTGAGGATGAGTTACAAAAAATTGGTTTGAAACTTATCAACGTTAACGTAACTGACATCAATGATGAATCGGGATATCTTAATGCTCTTGGTAAAGAAGCTGCTGCTCGTGTTATAAATGAAGCTGCTGTATCTGTTGCAAATAAACAACGTGAAGGAGCAATCGGTGTTGCAACTGCAGAAAAACAAAAACGTACTGAAGTTGCTGCTCTTGAAGCAGATACAGAAATCGGTGAAGCAAATGCTGACCAGGTTCGACGTAAATCAATTGCTGCTGCAACCGCTGCTGCTGAAGTAGGTGAAGCTGAAGCTGCACAATCGAAACGTGTACAAACTGCTGCTGCAAATGCAAAAGCAATTGAAGGAGAAAATACTGCAGCCATTGCAATTGCTAAAACATCTGCTGATAGACAAGTTGCTGAAGCTGAAGCAAACAAAAAGGCAATAACTGCTCAAAAGGTATCAACTGCTGAAGCTCTTAAAGATTCTTACGAAGCAGAACGTCTTGCTGAGGTAAAACGTGCAGAAAAAGATAAAGCAACACAATATGCAAATACTGTTGTTCCTGCTGAAATTGCAAAACAAAAACAAATCGTTGAAGCTGAAGCAACTGCTGATGCAACTCGTAAAATTGCTCAAGGTGAGGCTGATGCTGTATTCCTTAAAATGGAAGCTGAAGCGAAAGGACACCAAGAAATCTTAACAAAACAAGCGGAAGGTTTTGCTAAAATCGTTGCGGCTGCAGGTTCTGCTGAAAAGGCTGCACAATTGATGATTGCTGATAAATTACCTGAAATCATGAGAATTCAAGTGGACGCAATCAAAAATATCAAATTTGATAAAATCACTGTATGGGATTCTGGCAACGGCGGTTCTAACGGCGATTCTAACTCTACTGCAGGTTTCATGAAAAATCTGTTTGCAATGTTACCTCCTATGAAGGACGTATTCAATCAAGTAGGCGCTGAACTACCTGGTTTCATGCAAGGAGCAGGTGAAAAGGCAACAAACGAATCAGTTGCCGCTCATAAAGTGACAAAGGCAATTACTGATAATGCTAAAAAATCGGATAAAACTGATTTATCTGCATAATTGTAATAAATTAATAATCAAAACACTGGAATCGAAAGGTTCCAGTGTTTTTTAGTTTATAATACATTGAATCGAAAATGCCGTAGAATTAATTCTAAAGATAATACGGAAACTCAATAAACTTTATTGTAGTTGTTATTATCATTTATAAAAGTTCATTTAATGCAACATTATGAACTTAAACTATTTGTATGTTATGTATATAACAATAAATTAAATCAGATGGGAATATCATATCACGCATTCGTTATTGACGAAAAAGACAGAGCAAATAAACTTTGTAAACTTGTTGTTGACAATTGGGAACAAACACAAGCTTGGGAAACAATTGCGCATCACGTAACTGTTGGAATGGGTCCTACACCAAATAACTTATTGCCTGACCTTGGCAAGCAATTCGACATTACATTAACACATATAGGTTTGATAAACGGTAGAGTTCTTGCTGTAAAAGTTATTGTAAAAGGATTTGACCAATTTGCAAGTTCAATTGCATTTCCACATATAACGTTAGCAATAAATAGAGCAGACGGAGCAAAACCGTATGATTCAAATAAAATAACTGATTGGACTCAGTTAAAAGAAAAGATTCTTGTAAAAGGAACTTTATGTAATTTAGACAATAATAGTAAAATTGTAAAATAAATAATAAAACTATTGCTATTGCATAAAAAATAGTTTATATTTGTTTCAATTAATATAACTTAAAATAATCATATAAATGAAAGGCAAGGGTATCGTTTTCTAAGTAAATTAAAATAACTTAGAAAACATGAGCAGATCTTACAAAAAAACTCCAATATGCGGTCATGGCGGAGGAAGCGAAAAAAAGGACAAACGAATTAATAATCGAATGTTCAGAAAACAGTCTAAAGTTTCAATTCTTATTGACGACTTTGATTTAATGTTGTTACCAATAAATATGAATGAAGTTCGAAATTTATGGTGCATGCGCAAAGATGGCAAATCTTGGTTCGGATATATGAAATATGAGGATGAAGATATATCTTGGTACAAAAAATTAATGCGTAAATAGCAAACTAATTTAAAGTTCTGTATATAACAATAAATTAAAATTGACAATATGATTTACGACGATTTGGAATTTGATGGAACAAATGATATTCGTATCGACCCATGGAAAATTAGAGAATGTGAAATGCATTCCATACAACATGGCGAAACTATTAGACAGATATCATTATTCTGTAGCAAATACCCAGGTAATACTGATTTGTACGATAGAATAGATAGCATGTTTCAATTTGCTGGACTTTATCCGCATGTAATGAAACGTTTTGATATTTTACCGTATGATAAAGAAACTGCTGAAGCAATAACAGAATCTGGAAGAAAAATGATGGAGGACATTAATACAAAATTAGTATCTGAAAGATTATCGAAAAAATATGAAACAGCAGGCAATTGGATTATAACTGATGAACGTAAAGCGCAATTTCTTAATGAAATTGCAAATGTTGAATATGACGATACTAAAACGTTAAAAGAAATTGCATTAAAAATACTTAATGAAAATATTTCAAAAAATATTTAAAATAAATTGAAACTTTTAAATACTTGTGTATATAATTATTACAAATCAAAATTAACAATTAAAATTTATAAAAATGGCTGAAATTATTGACAACGTTGAAGTTGATGAAACTGTAAAATTCCAATCTGCACATTCTGGCAAATCGGAAACAGAAACTGTGGATAGCAAAGGCGACCACAAAAAAAGAAAGCACGACGATAACGCTGAATTCATGAAGGGATTTGCACGCGGAGATTACGGTCCTGACTACGAAAGACGCAAGGCTGAAATCCACAGAGAAATCAATTTGCGTGTTATCAAACCTGAGGATATGGTTACAGGCAAAACGTGGGAAAAAACTGCAGCAGAACGTGCTGAGGTGAAAATGGCAAAAGCAAAACACAATGCGCTTTTAAGAGCACACGGTGTTGACCCAAAGAAACAAATTAATTTGCTTCCTGGTGATTCATTAAAACTTGAAGAATTCAAGGCAAAAGAAACAAAAAAACAAAAAGCTGCAAGAAAATAATTCTTGTAAAAAAAGAAAAATAAAAAGTAATATATAATAAAATTAATCATAAAAAATAAAACAATGAAAACAACATCGAGTACATATCATTTCGCATCAGGACGTTGCTCTGCAGGCTATCCAGTAGCCCCTACGAGTGATAACCCGGTTACATATGTATTTGAATAAACATTGTTCAAATAATATTGAAAACCGGGTTCTAACAAGAATCCGGTTTTTTTTATGAGAAAAACTTAACATTGCAATTTGATTGCAATGTTCTTTGACATTTCGGTTTATTTGGGAGTATCGCATAGCGGCAATTGCAAGGGACTGTAAATCCCTCGGCTTCGGCCTTCGTAGGTTCGAGTCCTACTACTCCCACAAATTGCCTTGTTCGTATAGTTGGTCAATTACTCCTGACTTGTAATCAGGAAACTGCGGTTCGAATCCGTAACAAGGCTCTAATAAAAATACATTGTGCAGTTGAGCAATTGGTTGGCTCGCCGGTCTGTAAAATCGGTTCTTCGGACATGGGGGTTCGAATCCCTCCTGCATAACATAATAATTTAGGAATTCGAACTTTGATATATAAAAGGAAGAAAATAATCAAATTTCGGGGTATAGCGTAATCCGGTTATCGCGCCTGGTTTGGGACCAGGAGGTTGCAGGTTCGAATCCTGCTACCCCCGACAAAATTTATAGAGTAGTATATCAGTTGGTTTAGATTACCTGATTTGGATTCAGGAGGTCGCAAGTTCGAGTCTTGTCTACTCTACTAAAAGGTTGCTTACAGCAAACAACTTAGGTTAAAATTCCGTCTCGAAAACAGAATCGTGGTTCAAACCCACAAAGTTGCAACCTGAACATGGGGCCGTAGTATAATGGCGATTACGGTAGATTTGCACTCTACATATCGGGGTTCGATTTCCCGCGGCTCCACAAAAATAAATGATAAAACTATTGCTATTGCTTCATTAATGTTGTATATTTGATTTTAATTAATTGATAAATTTAAAATTCACTAATATGGCAAAATTAAAAGCGGAAAACAAAAATGCAATGAATAAAGCAATAGAATTCATTGAAAAAAATCCAGGCTGTTTATTAAAAGATGTTAAACTTGAAATAAACAAACATAAAGCTTGTTTGAGAAATCATTATTGGATGTCAACTGCTGCTAATTTAAAATACGTTTTCTCAGGCAATAATTACGAAAACATTTTAACTGAAATGTATAAAACTGGGTTAGTGAAAACTGTTCGTACGAAATCAAAATTGTATCACTTTGGAATAAATGCAATCGTACCAGTTGAAATTAAAGAAAAGGAAATAAAATAAAAATATGAAAAAGTTTGAAATTACGGAATCCGATTATATTAAAGCAAATCGAAGAGGTTCCAGAGAAGCAGAAATTGAAAATAAAACCGGATTTGTTGCAATTCATAAAGTGCACAAATCTGCAAAAAATTATTCAAGAAAAAACTACAAGGTAGTTATTGAATAAACTATATGGAAGGTTGGCAGAGCGGGCGATTGCGCTGGTCTTGAAAACCAGTGGCCGGTAACACGGTCCGAGGGTTCGAATCCCTCACCTTCCTCTGAATTGCAAGTATGCCCGAGTGGTCTAAGGGAACGGTCTGCAAAACCGTTAGGTTCGTCCAATCACTGGTTCAAATCCAGTTACTTGCTCTAATGGAGAGTTGCATGAGTGGCTGATATGGCTTGTTTGCTAAACAAGTGACCGGTAACACGGTCCAAGGGTTCGAATCCCTTACTCTCCTCAATAACAAATTTAAAGGTTGCGTACAGCATGATTCATCTTATGGTAAAGAAAACAATTGCAACCTGACATTTGGGGTCCTAGCTCAATTGGCTAGAGCACCGCCCTTGCACGGCGGGGGTTGTGGGTTCGAGTCCCACGGGCTCCACAAAAATACATGGTGATTGTAGCTCAATTGGTTAGAGTGCCTGATTGTGGTTCAGGAGGTTGCGGGTTCGAGGCCCGTCTTTCACCCTAAAATAAAAATGGAACCAAAGCAGTTTAATATTTTTCGGAACCTAACATTTGATATATAAAATAAATTAAAAAATTATGGAATGTATCAATTGCGGAAAAGAAATTAAAGGCAATAAATTTTGTGATAATAAATGTCAAGCAGAATACTTCAGTAACATGCTATTGCAAAAATGGCTTGAACTTGATGCATATGAACGAAAAATCACAAGTCCGGCTAGACGTTGGATCTTATCTAATGCAGATAATAAATGTTCGATGTGTGGTTGGCATGAAGTTAATGAATATACAAACAAGATTCCTTTAGAAATAGATCATATTGACGGGAATCCTATTAATAACAGTATTGATAATTTAAGAGTTCTTTGTCCAAACTGTCATTCTTTAACTGCAACGTATAAAGGCGCAAATAAAAATTCGACACGTGAATATAGAAAAAAATATTACAAGACGGTACGTTTTTTATCAGAACAAAAAAAGAAAGACGCAATAGAAGAATTGAAAGAAAAGGTTATAAACGGAAATATAAACTTTGAAGAATTTGGGTGGTGCAAAAGGGTTGCTGAAATTATTGAAATGACGCCGCAAAAAACTAGAGATTGGATGAAACGTCATTTGCCAAAAATTGAAGCAAATGCATATAAAAGAAAAATATAAATTGCCTTGTTCGTATAGTTGGTCAATTACTCCTGACTTGTAATCAGGAAACTGCGGTTCGAATCCGTAACAAGGCTCTCATGGTTGTTGTTAAACGGCCCCATTAGGAGGGTGACAGTCAATTGTAAAGTATGCGCAAATCATATCAACAGCCCAAACAAACAAGAGGAATCATCGCTCTACGGAGAGGAACTTCAGGACAACTTTGCTAGACGCAGGAGAATTTATTTCGATATTACTGCGGAGGTTGCAACGAAAACAGAATTAGAGGGAAAGCAACTCAATGATATTCGGGTTTCGGCCAATAGATAAATGATGATATAAAACAGAATCCTGGGCACGCTCAGTTTGTTTAATGCAGGTGTAGCACAGTGGTTAGTGTTTCTGACTTCCAATCAGAGGACGACGGTTCGAATCCGTTCACCTGCTCCAATTATTGCGGGATATGTGTTTGAGTTTCATTAATGAAACTCAAACACATTGATATATAAATAAAAATAATTTATGCATCATTACGTATATCGAATTGAACATATAGAAACAAAACAATTCTATATAGGTTCAAGAAGTTCTAAAGTTCATCCTAGATTAGATAATTATTTAGGTTCAATGTCTGTATGGAAACCAGACAAAACAAAATTGAAAAAAGAAATACTTAAGGATGACTTTATTTGCAGAGAGGATGCAATAAAGTTTGAATCAGACGAAATTGCAAAGTTCATTGATGATCCTCTAAATGAAAATTACTATATTCCTAATAAGGGATTTCACACAGTTGGCACAGCAACTGTAAAAGATGCAAATGGAAAAATATATCAAGTTTCAATACATGACGCCAGATACTTAGCCGGCGAACTTATTGGTGCAACGAAAGGAAATATTGGATATGTATATGCAAGAGATGATAATGGCGTATGCCATTATATTGAAACAAAAAATGATTTATATTTGAATGGCATATTGCAGCATCACACAAAAGGAACAGTTGTTGTGCGAGATGAATTTGGTGTAATGAAAAGAATAACAGTGGATGAATTTATAAATTCTGACAAGTATACAGGAATACGGAAAGATATTTTGCATACTGAATCAACGAAGAAAAAAATATCAGATAAATTAAAAGCAAGATATGTTGGCAAAGAATCATCACAATACGGTTCTATGTGGATTCACAATTCAGAATTGAAACAAAATAAAAAAATTAAAAAAGAAGATGAAATTCCTTTGGGGTGGCATAAAGGAAGAAAAATGAAATTTTAAGTTGTAAGTCGTCGGGACCTTCCCCAGCGAAATTCAAATAAATGAGATGGTAAGGTGACAAGCTTGGAGAGACAGGCCCATGCAAGATTAGCTCAGCGGTAGAGCATTACGTTGCCAACGTAGGGGTCGTGAGTCCGAATCTCATATCTTGCTCAAATTAATGTATGAGATAACAATCATTAATAGCATAAATGTTACATAATGATTGTTATAAACAACATTGAAATCAGAGTCTAGGTGATTCCTCGAGGGAAGAAGGGTTCGATTCCCGTATGATTTCAACATAAGGTGTTAACTCAGTCTGGTCAGAGTGCTACCTCGACATGGTAGAAGTCACTGGTTCAAATCCAGTACACTTTACAAAAATTGTTTAAATGGAAAAGAAACAAGATAAACCTGAAAAATGCGAATTATGCGGACGTGATGATACGTATTTAAACTTTCATCATTTGATACCAAAGTTCGTTCACGGTAAAGGAAAATTTGAAAGAAAGTACGATAAAGATTACATGAGCAATTATGGCGCATGGATTTGCAAATATCATTGTCATAAAACAGTTCATCATTTCTTTACAGAAAAAGAACTTGCAGAACATTACAATTCAATTGAAAAACTTTTAGAAAATGAAAAAATTCAAAAGTATATTGAATGGCATAAGAAGCAAAAGAAAGTAAAATAATGGAAGTTTGACAGAGCGGTCGATAGTGCTTGCTTGGAAAGCAAGTGGCCGGTAAAACGGTCCACGAGTTCGAATCTCGTAGCTTCCTCTAAATTGATTTTGTGGCAGAGTGGCTTAATGCGCTGGCGGAAGCCGGTATTCCATAAAGGAATCGTTGGTTCGAATCCAACCAATTTCTCGAAAATAAATAGCATATATATTGCTATTGCCTTTATAATGTTGTATATTTGTTTTTAATAAATAAATAAATGGAAAAAGGAATTGATTATTTAGGAAAAGAAATTTCAGTAGGTGATACTGTTATTGCTGTTTTGCTTGGTTACAGAGAATTTAGAAAATGCATAGTAAAGTCAATGACTGAAAAGCAATTGAAATTATCTATTATACGTAGCGATGGCGAAATTGATACAAAAGAATTTAAACAAACATATGCACAGGTTATAAAAATATAAATTTTGGTCCCATAGTTCAATGGATAGAACAATGGTCTACGAAACCATAGATATGCGTTCGAGTCGCATTGGGACTACAGCTTTGTAAATATGAAGGTTCGAAATAAATATATAAATAAAAATATATGAAAGTTCTTTCAAATAAGACAAGAGAAAAAATTTCTGTATCTATGAAAAAGGTGCACGCAGAAGGTCGGCATCCTGGATGGTCTAAAGCAAATAGAAACAACAGAAGTTATCCAGAAAAATTATTTGAAGGATTTCTGAGAAATAATGGATATTATGAAAAATATAGTATACAAGATCAATTTCCAGCATACGGTTTTTTCTTGGATTTCGGTTTAATTGATTTAAAATGTGATATAGAAATTGATGGGATACAGCATTACAGAACAGCAGCAAATATAGAATATGATAATAGAAGAGACAATATTCTAATTGAAAATGGATGGATAGTTTATAGAATAGCGGCAAAAGATTTTTTAAACAATCCTGATGCAGAATTCAAATTATTTGAAGAATTTATAAATTCAAATAGATCGTATAGAAAATACAATATTGATGACGTATTGAAAGAATTTAAACGACACAAGTACGGTAATCGAAATGATTACGCAAATGCAGTATTTGAACAAAACAAAGAAAAATATAAAGATATTATAGAAATCATAAAAAAAACTGATATAGATTTTAAAAAATTTGGTTGGGTGTCAAAAATTGCGGTTATAATAAATATAAAACCGCAAAAGGTAAATAGATGGATGAAACGATATATGAATGCGTTTTATGAAGAAAACTGTTATAAAAGAATTCATTAAACGGCTGCATGGTGCAATGGATAGCATGTCCGGCTTCGAACCGGTTGATGTAGGTTCGACCCCTACTGCGGCTACAAAATTTTGTTATGAAAAAGAATAAACCGAAAGTTAATTTAGTTGAACAAGAAACTGCTTATGTTGCATTTTTATTAAAGAAGTTGCAAAGTGAGAATTTCAAATCTAATGTAACAAAAGAAGAATACGAAAAGACAAAACAAAAATACGATAAAGCAAAATTGAAATTAAAATTTTTAAAAGATGAAAAGAAATAAAGCCGTCCTTAGGTTTTGAGGTAGATACAAGGTCCGTTTGTATCTGCTGATGACCTATAACTTTAAAAAGTAAAAGGACATGAAAAATTACAAAAGAGCTCTTAGAAGAGAGCAAAAAAGAAGTCATATTATTCGTCGCGTAAAAATATGGCATGGCATATTGTGTAGTAAACATATTAGATATGCAGAATATTTGCAAAAAGTATTCAATGGCGAACGTGACGTATGGATGAGAACGCAAAGTGTTCCATGTAGTTGTTATTGTTGTTCCGGTGAACATAAATATCGAATTACACGTTCATCAAAAAATTCTGAAGTTGCAAAATTTATTGATGATTGCATCGAAGAAGAAATGCAGAAGTAGCTCAATTGGTAGAGCGCGACCTTGCCAAGGTCGAGGTTGCGGGATCGTTCCCCGTCTTCTGCTCTAATCATTTGGACACGAATGAAACAATGTTTTTGATTAAACACATGCCAAGAAATTCAAATGATTATAGGGTAAGCAATTATCCTTCGTCCGATATCTCGCCTCTACCAGGGCAATGAATTCAAAGGTATACAGAAACGGATGTAAAAGAAATTGTTTAAATCTTAGGTGTATTACGTGACTAATGCCATCGTGTGTTACTAGGTTGTGATTAGTCAGCCGCACGTATTCGGTAGAATGCCGATGAATAATTTCGACAAAAGGGTTAATCAGAAATGGTTAACCTTTTTTTATGCATTAATTGTAAGAATATATAATAAAACAAAAAATTAATGGAAAAAAGATTTTTATCATTAGACGAATTCATAAATGAATCAAAAAAATTGACACCTGAAGAAATGTGTCCCAAGACTGGACCAACAATGGCAGCAGCGCTAAAAACTGGGCTACATGCAAAATTTATAAGATTCACAAAACTTACAGCGTCGAATCCTTGGTGTGCAGTACGAATGGACTATTCATTTCAACCAACAATTGCAAAATTTAAAGAAGTTGGTGAATTTGTGTTTGTTATTAATATGTCAACAAAAGAAATACGATTTGGCATTAATGTAGATGAATGGGAAAGCTTTCCAATAAGTGATTATATTAAAGATAATAAATTTGAATTGATAGGAACATACACAACACTTGATGAAATAATAAATATATGTAAATCAACATATAAAAGAAAATTAAAAGAAGAACAAACAAGATTCAATGCAAGCAAAAGCAATGACATTAACGTATAAAAAAATAAAGACATGAAACAAAGATTTAAAAGTTTAGATGAATTCATCAATGAATCAGCAGTAAATGAGGGTGAAATAAATCTCGATAATAAATATGCACTTGTTTGCATGGGCGGTTCAATCGGCAGAGGAAATATATCATATCCGGTGTTTGTCGGAAGAGACCAAGGATGTATTGTCGAAACAGGCGATGATAAAGATGCAATGGTTGAAACAAAGAAACGCAGAAACAAAACATTATCGCCAGGCGAGAAAAGTTATTATGGAATGTCATACAAAGTTATTGAAATAACTAACAGCGTAAGAAAAACTATTGATTCGTTAAAAGCATATCAAGCAAAAGCTGAAGATACAACTGTTGCAGAATCTACAGGAACTGCATCAATTGTTCCTGGTGCAATTGTTGACATCATGGGAATGAAAGGCGTTGTAACTGAAATCACGCAATTTTGGAATGAAACAGTTTACGGATTTGATTTTAAAAATGAAGCTGGTGAAAATCATTCAGCAATATTCATTGGTGATAAATACATTCTTAGAGAATCTGAAGATTTTGAAGAAGTTGTTGATATTGAAGAATCTGTTGATGACAATAGAGTTTATTTTGTAAGTCTATCAATGCCATCACATAAATACGTTGTAAAACATGCAAGCAAAAACGCTGGCAAAGATAAAACGGGATCTGTTAGATATAAAACAGAAGCTGAAGCACAAACTGCTGCAGATAAATTGAATGCAAAAAACGAAGGCGAAGTATTTGAAGCAGCAGACCCAATGGATCCAACACTTGTTGATGCATTTCATAAACAATATGACGCAACAATCAAAAAATTTAAAATTGAAACAAGAGGGGAACCTTTCAATTCAATAGGAAAAATTGCATTGCCAATTTATACATACAGAGTAATAAAAGATAGTACAGTTATTGGTGAATGCTTAACATTAAAAGAAGCTGAAGAAGCAGCAAAAATTATACAAAAAGTATTTGCTTGGTGCTTACCTAAAGTTGATGTATCAAAAGATACAAATTTTATTTATCCAAATTACTTAGAAGCGTTAAAAAAACAATAATGAAAAGAAGAATTCCAACACTTAACGAATTTGTAACTACAACTTTTGGATACGATAGATTGTTTACATCCATGGGCGACGACATAAAAAAGCAAAGCGGACTAAATACTATTGATTCTGTTGAACGGCCATCAAGTGAAATTGCTGCAGCTGCCGAAATGATTGCAAATAAGTTAGGTGAAAAATTCAGAAATAAACCTTTTCAATTTGTATCTGATTGGAAAACATATGTAAATGTTGATATTGAAGATTCCTCAAAATCTAATGAATTTGAGGAATTCTTAATGAATCTTGGTTTGCAATTCAACAAAGAGAGTGAACGGTTAGGTTATCAGATATTATTAACCGAACCTAATATAAAAATAATTCAAAGTATATGAAAAACCGAATACCCATGTTTGACGATTTCTTGAACGAAAGCGCTGGCGCGTTTGACGAAGCAAAGAACTTCTTTGTTCATAATAAGAATAGATTTAATTTAACAGATGATTCAATTGATTTTGTGTTAAGTGTAATGGCCACTGCTGTTCCGAAATTACAATACGTTGGTATAGATGCAGAAGGTGATGTTCTTTACAGTGATAAAGATAGAATAAACGAAATAGGATTCAATATTCAATATGACCAAATATTTATTAGTTATTCTATAGATAGAAGAGGAAGCAGAGGTTGTCTTCAATGTAATAAACGCGATAACCCATTAGAAATGGGAAAACGTTTAGCAGAAGTATTGGAGATTCCGGAATCGCATAAGAATATGCCGAAAGAAGTAGAAAAAATATTGTCCACAAGTTTTATGCTAGATATCAGTAACAAATCATACACAATAGGTGCATACACATTATACGAACCATTTATGCGAAAACACGGAGAGACACCGAGTTTATCGAATAACATTTGGATGACAGTCTTAACAAAGAATAACAAAATTATAGATATGACTGCTCATGGCGCTGGCATGTTTTCAACACGTACAGATTATAACGGAACTAGCATACCAAATTTAAAAACTTGGTTAGATGAAACAGGATTTAAACATTTATAAAGAATATTAAAATTGTGTAAAACTTTTTAAACTTCGTGAATATATAATAAAAATAATTTAATTCACAAAGGTAAAAATAATTTGAAACTATTTAAAACTCGTGTATATAATTATAAAATAATTCAAATCAATAAAGAATAAATTAAAATGAAAAATTCAGTTAACATATTATTACAGCAATTGCAATTACTACAACTACGAAGTTGTGGCCGATTCTGTATTATGTAAACTTTCATTTATCTTATAATACTTAGAGCTCGGTCAAATCAAATTGACCGAGCTTTTTTAGTTTAAATTAATTCATAAACCATTGCTATTCATTTCATAATGGTTTATATTTGAAAATAAATTGCCCGTTGGTGTAACGGTAACACTACAGATTTTGATTCTGTCGTTTAAGGTTCGAATCCTTAACGGGCATCTAAAATATTGTCCATTGGTGTAATGGTAACACGTCAGTTTTTGGAGCTGAATTTCAAGGTTCGAATCCTTGATGGACAACAAGTACAAATGGCCGGATGGTGGAACTGGTAGACACGCCGTCCTTAAAAGGCGGTGCCCATCGGGCGTACGGGTTCGAGTCCCGTTCCGGCTACATTTGGCTCAGTGGCGAAATTGGTAGTACGCGAAGGACTTAAAATCCTTTGGACAGAAATGTCCGTGTCGGTTCGACTCCGACCTGAGCTACATATTGTCCTTTAGTGTAATGGTTAACACACCTGACTTTGACTCAGGTAGTTCAAGTTCGAATCTTGAAAGGACAGCAACATAAAATGGCCATGTGGCGGAATGGTATACGCGGGTGTCTAAGAAGCATCTCCCGAAAGGGGTGGAGGTTCGAGTCCTCTCATGGTCACAAACAATTCAAAAGGTAGAACGGAGTGGCCGCTTTCTCCTCGGACTAAAGCTGTTTGTTCTTGACGGAACAAATGTAAAGCATAGGTCAAGCAATGCAACGGCCCAGGTCGAACTGGGAAAATCGAGGAATCGAATTGTTTAACTAATGGCCCCTTGGCGGAATGGTAGACGCGCCGCACTTAGGATGCGGTGTCGAAAGACGTGAGAGTTCGAGTCTCTCAGGGGTTACAAAAACTATAGTTTAGTAATGTATATAATAATTAATAGTTATACATTAATCTTTAAATTTTTTAATATGCCGCAAAGTTACGGATCATACAAAAAACAAGTCAAGGAATATTTAATTGACACGTTTGAAAAAAATAACATTACTAAAATTCTAGACGTTGGTCCAGGAAAAGGAACGTACGCGAAATTACTTGCACCTTATAAACTTGATGCTTGTGAAGTGTTTGAAAAATACATTATCAAATACAAGTTATCTGAAATTTATAATAAGGTGACGCATTCTAACATTGTTGATTTCGATTTTTCAGAATACGAATTTTTAATTTTTGGTGACATTCTTGAACACTTAACAATTGAAGATGCAACAAGAATTATTGATGAAATGAATTCAAAAGGTCAAAAATGTTTAGTTGCTGTTCCATATTCTTATGTACAAGGTATTGCATACGGCAATACACACGAAATTCATATTCAAGATGATTTAACAATCGAAAACATGACTGAACGTTATCCATCATTGAAATTAATTTATGGCAACAAGAAATACGGTTATTACGTTAATTTTTAAAATATGAAAAAGACATTAATCGTAAATTTATATGGTGCACCAGGAACAGGCAAATCAACATTAATGGCAGAAACTTTTGCTGCATTAAAGTGGGATAAAATTGATTCTGAAATGGTTCCTGAATTTGCAAAAGAATTGGTATGGGAGAAACGTCATCACACAATGACAGACCAATTATATTTGTTAGGAAAACAGCACCACAGGATTTTTAGAGTAAACGGTAAAGTTGAAGTTGTGATAACAGACAGTCCTATTTTATTAAATACTGTTTATAATCGTTTATACAACACAAACGATAATCCGAAACAAACAATTTTTAATGATGCGTTAGAAAAAGTTGTAATTGCAGCAGACGGTTTGTATTGGACATTAAATATTTTTCTTAATAGAACAAAAGACTACAATCCAAACGGACGTAATCAAACAGAAGAAGAAAGTAATGAGTTATCAGTTATCATAAGAAATTTATTAATTGAGAATAACATAAAATTCAAGGATTTAGATGCAGACCGAGATACTGCTATTGAAATTGCAAAATTGATTGAAGACGAATTAAAAAATACAGAATGCTAAATGAAAAAATGTTTACTAATAGGATTTTAAATCTTATTAGTCGTTCAAAAGGTAATAAACAATTTTTAGTTGATGAACTATCTAAATTATATGTTGAAATGAATCCTGCTGATATCGACAACATGACAACAGCGGAACGACATAATTTTGGGTCACCATTGAATAAATTTGCTGATGAAGCAAATGTTCGTAACATATCAATGGTAAATATTGATTTATCTTTATATAGCAGAAATTCTCGTAAATTGAGAATCATCGAATACAAACATGGAAATGAAAAAATATCAAATGGACATAAAGAACAATTAGAAGTGTATTCCGAACTTGGAGCGTTATCTAATAAATTTGATGTTGATGTAAGTATTGTGTATAGCGATTATCCATTTTCTCAAGGAATTATAAAATTCATAGAGTTTGATAAAGTTCAAAATAAATGTATTGAAAAACATAGAGAATTCAAATCACAAGGCGAAATGCGAATGTTCTTAAATTTAACAGATAAAAGAAAATGAAAACATTAACAAAAATATTATACGTGTATTAGGTTAACTTAACCAAATACACAGATGAAAACAAAACAAACATTAAAAGAAACAACAGATAGAAGAACATATAAAATTGTTCTTACTATAGAACCAGGTATTTTTGATTGCGGATTTTATTCTTTCTGCAGTATATGCATGCGGTCAAATCGAAAGAAACGATTATGCGATAGATGGGTATACAAAAAAAGTTGGAAAGATCATCGTGATCATCAATGGAAATAAACAATACGGGAATGGCGGAATTGGTAAACGCAACAGTCCAGAAGAGCGTAATCTGATAAAAGATTACTTGCAGCAATGATTACTTAAAAACAGTCATTCGAAAGAATTTGTAGGTTCGAGTCCTACTTCCCGTACAAATGGCCGAGTGGTGAAATGGTAGACACGCCACACTCAAAACGTGGTGCCGAAAGGCGTGTGGGTTCGAGTCCCACCTTGGCTACTAAATTTATTTATATGTGGAAATCTGAAAAAGGAAATTGGGTGCCTGACAAAGGTGAAAAAATAATTGTTGCCGAACAGCCGCACGTTGTAAAATGGAGTGGCACACGTGATGGTAAACATATAAGAGGTATATCAATTCCAAGATATCGAATTGATGTATTAGATGAAGGAACCGAATTAACAGTTTGTGGTATACATTGCGCACAAGATATGCATTATGAATACGTTATAATAGAAGTTGGCAATTCGGCATTAAGAGATTATGGCGCAGAATTAATCGAAGTGCCATTAAGGTATTTGAAAGAACATCCTGACTATACGTATGAAAACACATACAACAAAAAGAACTAACAAATGTATTACGTAGTACAAAAAAACCTTTTCAGAGAAGAAGGCCATGCAAAGTTGATTAACTGTTTGGAACGGTTTAATATACCGTATGAATTGGTTGATGCATTGCCATTTATCGAAACATTCGATTATGTAACAGACAGAAAAGATGTTTTTGTTTTTGGCTCTTTAAAGCTAGCAAGGTTATCGAAAAATCTTGGATGGAATCCTGGTGCCGTTGTCACTGAAAATCATAAAATCATAACTATGAGGTTTATTCAAAATATTATAAAGAAAACTTATTGAATTATGATTCACGAATTTGTAAACTTGGTGATGATTTTGTTTGGGAATCTCCCGAACATTTTATACGCCCTTGTTTGGACAGTAAAATCTTTACAGGTTCGGTATTCAATAAAGAGGAATGGGAAGCTAAAAAGAAAGTAATATTTAGTAAAGGTTACGTTACATCAGCAACACCTGATACATTAATTCAAATTGCAAACACGAAAGTTATAACACAAGAAGTTCGAGTTTGGGTTGTTGACGGAAAGATAGTTACACAGAGTACATATCGTAGAGGCAGTTTCAAATATTATGATAACATTGTTGACACTGACGCATTAGAATTTGCACAGCGCATGATTGACATATTTCAATTATCGAAATCATTTGTTATTGACGTATGTTTAACATCTAGCGGATGGAAAATTGTTGAATGCGGAAGTATATCATGCGCAGGTTTCTATGATGCTGACATGCAAAGAATAGTATTTGCATTGGAAGATGCGTATAATCCGAAAGAATCAAATCCTTCATTAGATGAAGATGAGTATTTAAGATAAAAGAAAGGCTATTAATTATTTAATAGCCTTTTTACATAATATCAGTAATGCTTTTCTATCTTCTAAACCAATAGTTCCGCCATTAATTCTTTTTGTTAATGTTAAGACATCATCTTTGTCAGCAATAGAATTAAGTTTGTTTTTATTCCAAAACCAACCAGCACTTAATGATGCATATTCATATGATTCTAATAATTCTGGGTGATTAACAAAATCAACGCCAGTATCTTTAGCTAATGCAGCATAGTTTTCCTTTCCCGTTAATTGCAAAAACCCTCGACCTTTATATTTGAATCCGTCTCCAGATTTCTCATCACCATTACCCATTCTACTAGCATAAACTTTGTTTGCAATTTTTTCTTGATTTCTTGCATACGGAGTTGCTGATTCTAATGTAGGAAAATATTTTTTAAAAGTTTTGTTTAACCCATCTGCTGAATAATTCAAATTTTCTTTTATGAAATGAAACTTTCCACTTTCATGTAATACTTGGGATAAAAAATGACATATACGTAATGGCGTATTAATTTCATATTTTGTTAACGTATCATTAAGTCCTTTTACAATTGATGTTAATGCAGTTTCATCTGTTACGCCACTCAACGATTTAATTTGTTCTTTTGTTACCATGTTATGTTTATTGTATATATTCCTAAACTACTTTATTTTCGTGTATATATAAAATAAACATTATGTTTCTTACATTTATTTATTCAATATGCGGAATATTACATGGCGCATTTGCATTGGGACAACAATCGTCACGACATCCACATGCAACAGAATTATGGCGAATGATACTTGTGTACGTTATAAACCTTTTATTTTGGCCAATAACATTACCATGGGGTTTGATAAATATATACAGAGAAAATAAAAATAAAACAAGCAAGTAGAAAACTACTTGCTTTTCGTGTATATAATATAAAATTGATTTTATATGCAAAAAAGAATACATGTATTAAGCAGAACAATGTTTTTGGCGTTAATGCGCAATTCAAAATTGAATGAAAATAATATAGAGGATATGGAAAAGGAAGGACTCTATATCATTTCAATAAACGACCCTATTGGCGACAACATGGAACCTGATTTTGCAACTTCTAATAAATCAAATTTGCTAACCATGAGATTTGGTGATTTTAGAATAGAACTAGACGAAAAACTAAAAAATCAGTTTAAGAAAAAAGGACATGATGTTTTTGATGATTCCATGGCAATCCAAATACGCGACTTTGTACAAAAAATAAAAAATAATCATCTAGACGATTTTAAATTGTTGATTCATTGTCATGCAGGTGTTTCTAGAAGTGCGGCGGTAGGGCTATACGCATTTGAAGAATTACAAAACGGCACATTAAATGAATTTGAATTTCAAAATCCCAATACAGCATATAACCCAATTGTTTATCAAAAACTTACAGAAATATAAAATGAAACAAAAACATATCGAATTGTTGCAGATGTTATCTGGAACTTTTCAAATTCCGATAAAGTATATCGAAACAATAACGTTCGGTAACCGTTTCAACACTAAGTTGAAAGAATATGAAAATGTATGTACAATCGAATTAACGAATCACACACATGCATTTCATACATTAAATAAATTCAAATCTTTCGAAAACTATAAGATTCATATTATGTATCTTGGCGAATTCACAGAATTAAAACCCGGTAAGAGTTTTCTTTGTAAGCGAACAGCAGAAGAACTTGAAATAATTGAAAGAAAAAAGAATCCTTGTTTAGGATGTACACTTGAGAAATGTGATATAAATAATTGCATTGCTATATGGAATTTAACACACTAAATATAAAATATAATGAATAGCGAAAAATATTTTTTCTTTTGGAAACACAGGATTGCAAATTGGACAATAACTAAATTCATTGCAAAAGGTGTTACATATAATTGTGGAGAACAATATATGATGCACCAAAAAGCACTTTTCTTTAACGATAAAGAAACTGCTGTAAAAATAATGGCAACGAAAGTTCCCAGAGAACAAAAGGATCTTGGAAGACAAGTCAAAGGTTTTAACGAATCTGCTTGGGATAAAGTAAAATTCCAGTTAGTAAAAGAAGGTTTAAAAGCAAGGTATGAACAAGATCCTGAATTGAAACAATTTTTAATAGAAAGAAAACATTTGCAATTTGTTGAAGCTTCACCTTTCGATAGAATATGGGGTATTGGATATGACGCAAATAATGCAATAGCAAATATTGATAACTGGGGTGAAAATCTTTTAGGCAAAGTTATAACAGAATTAGCTAAAGAATTTGCTGCACCAAAAGTGTGTGAACGAACAGAACATACGTATAAATATTTTACAAAGCCAGAAGATCATTGGATTGCTAGATGCACAAAATGTGGTGATTTAATTTAAGATTATGAGAGGCGGAATGAAAAATGATTTTCCTAAGAAGTTATATTTTTTGATATATGATGACGAGGACAAAGACATGTTCGGCGGACCATGGATGGCAAAGCCAACAAACATAATGAAAAAGAATCCAGGAAAACTATTGGTTACTTTTATTTATGACGGCACAAATTATATAAGAGAATCGAAATGATTATAGAAAAAACTTTTTATGCAAACATATATTGCGGTTTTCGAGCAGGTTATACAGATGTGTATGCAAACATTGTGGACGCTCGTAAAATTGTTGAAGAATATTTGAATAAAGAAATATTCGGAACAACCATGACACCTACGTGGTTTCATTATCCTGGCGGTAGAGAACCTGGCGTTATTGTCGGCTTAATTCAATACCCAAGGTTTCATAAAGACGAACAACTAATTAGGTATCAAGCATTAATGACTGCGCATAAATTACGAAAAGGTTTACAACAAGAACGTGTGACTGTTGTGTTTTCTGATTATACTGCAATGATAACAGAAGACGATACTGAAGAATCAATACATTTAAACATATATGGAAAAACTTTATAATTTTGAAGTTGGAATTGATGAAGCAGGACGAGGCTGTTTATCAGGTCCAGTTGTTGCAGGATCTTTCTTTATTCCTCCAAGTTTCAAGCCACATAAATATCTTAACGATTCAAAACAAATGACGGAATCTCAAAGAGAAACAGTTTATCATTGGCTAAAAGAAAATTATTTTGAATATGGCAGTGCTGGTGTTATATCAGCGCAACGAATTGATGAAGTAAATATTTTGCAAGCAACATTCGATGCAATGCATGCAGCGTTGGATTTGAATCTTGCATTTCAACAATCTAGAGATAAAGTAAATATTATTGTTGATGGTGATAAGTTTCGTGCGTATGGCAAATATACGTATGAATGTATTCCTAAAGCTGATGCCAAATTTTATTCTGTTGCAGCTGCATCTGTTATTGCAAAAGTTACACGAGATCATATCATGATAGGATTGCATGCTCAAGAAAAATACAATTGCTATAATTTTGCAAAACATAAAGGATATGCAACACCTGAACATTATGCGTTAATCGAAAAATACGGAATTTCCGACGTTCATAGAAAATCATTTAGATTATTAAATGAAAAAAGTACAAAATTATTTTAAGAAACCATTGCTATTGCATTATAAATGTTGTATATTTGATTTTAACAATTAAACAAACAATATGATATCAAGTTTTAGAAGTTTCAAATATTCGCAAGAAGTAAAAAAATTACTTGGCATTTCCGACGATGTATTAGATAATACTTGCATAAAATTTGTTCATTATAGCAATACTGCAACAAAAATCGACAGTTTGCATTATGTAATTTACAACGGCAGAAATAAAGATGTAATTACCACAAACACAATTGATAATTACGAGTATACAAAATTATTCCCATTTTCAACAGGCGGACGAAAATATTACAATGAATTACAATACGCGCCAAAGTTGAAACACAAACTTGTTCACAGTTCTGAAGCAATGGAAATTATTAACCTTTTTAATTAAAGAATATGACAACTAAAATAAACAAAAAAATCGGTCACGATTCAATGTCAATATCGGGTGTGATGCAATCAGGCGCAAATGTAAAATTCACAATCAATCGCGGTGGTGAAAAAATTGTTGCTGGTTTATCTAATGATATTAAAATTGCAAAAGTTCAATTATTAACGTTGCAAACATGGTTAAAACTTAGAGATGGCGAAAACAATGCTCAAAGATTTGACCGTTTGGAAAACGTACTAAAAATAAGTAACAACAGTAAAGAGTTTATTGAAAACTTAAAATAACGGACAACATATTATGAAAAAGTTTAATGCAAACGCATACGCAAATTTTCATGCGGTAATAGGGCGTTACCAGTTAAGTATAACGTTAGAATCGTTAGAACAAATTTATAATGAACCCCACCGTCATTTTCATACAACGCAACACTTGAATGAAATAATGAATAAGATAGCATCAATTGATAATGCGCAAGAACTTGACATATCAATGTATGATGAACTTGTATTAACAACTATGTATCATGATATTGTTTACTATCCTTGGTTAAATGATAATGAAGAAAAATCTGCAGATTTTGTATTAAAGACAATGGCAAGATCTCCTTTAAGAGACCGCGTATTTGAAAATGTTTTACAAACAAAAAAACATGACGGACAAACTGCAGTGCAATTACTTTTTAATAAATTAGATTTTGGCGGATTAAAAGATCCTGCGTTTACAGATATTGCAAAATTAATTGAGGCCGAACATCAAATATTTAAAGAATATAATTTCAACGATATTGATTCATACATTGATGGCCGAATCAATTTTTACAAATCAATAACCAATGGTTCGCCATTAATTCCACAAATGATTGATTACGTAAAGAACCGTCAATACACAGTTGCAATATATCCTGGAAGTTTTAACCCATTTCATATAGGACATTTAAATGTTCTTGAGAAAGCAGAACAATTATTTGATAAAGTAATTATTCTTAAAGGCGTAAATGCAGAGAAAGCAGCAAGTATCGGAACAGACGCTGTTAATGAATTAAAAAAGCAATTACCAAATCGTGAAGTTATTTCATACGCAGGTAATATAATCGAAAAGTATTTTGTTGGAAACAAAAGAAATCCTGTTTTGATTAGAGGATTACGAAATGGCTATGATTTAGTTTATGAGGAATCATATTTAACTTTTTGTAAAGATTTCCATCCAGAATTGCGTTATGCATTAATTCTTTGTGATAAAGAATTTTCACATGTAAGTTCTTCATCAATTCGCGCAGTTGCAAATTCACATGTTGCTAATAAATACACAGTGCAATGGTATATAAAAAGCTAATAGGCCGAAAGGTAAAATATTATGCAGGTACTCGTTACAATTCAAACTTTCAAAAAGTTTATAAAGGCGAGGAACTTACAATAAAAGGAATTGATGTTAAACGCAAAATGATAGTTGTTGAAACAAATTCTGGCGAAACATGGCATCTTGCGCCTCTTGATGTACGTTATCTTAATAATTCAAAAATAAAAATATTCTAATCAAATGGAAACAGTATTACAATGCATAATTGGATTTTTATGCGGAAGCGGTGTAATAGCAGGTATCATAGATATTTTTAATCCACCAAAAAATGGCATGTATCAAAGAAAAGCGGGCGATGAAGGCTGGGATGATTTATAATAGAAAAATATTTTAAAAATAATTGCATAAACTATTGCTATTACATCAAATATGTTGTATATTTGATTTTAAACAATTGATAAACAAATTCACTAAAAATTGAAATTATGAAACAGGTAAAAAAATTCTTCTTCGAAAAAACTATTGCTGATTGCCTTGACAATGTTTATGAATTTACTGATTCTGCAATTGCATTACTTGAGGAACAACGCATGTGGGACGATTTTTACGGTTGCGGAAGGATTAAAAAAGGCAATGTAACAGTTTTAATTGCAATAGGCGGTCACCATGCTGCAGGATATTTCAAAACTGATGGTCAAAATTATTGCGTATCTTCATTCTATATCAAAGAAGAAAAATGTTATACAGGTAGAGTATTATTAGGGTACTCACAAAAAGATGTTATTGCAAATGTTAAAGCAATGTATAACGACATTGTTGATTTTGATACTACTACATACGATGAAAAATACATTGCTTGTGCAAATCACCAAAAAGCAAAAAGTGAAGTTACGGAATCTGTTGAAATAAAACGTAAAGAACAAGAAATTGCAAAAGCTGCTGCTGAAGAAAAAATTAAATCAGATCCTGAAAACGAATTGTTATTTAGAATTCTTGAGGTTGCAAAAAGAAAACGAGACAACTGTTATTGTACTGAATCTCAACGCAAATTTCAAGAAATAATTCAATTAATTGCTGATGCAAAACCAGCGGTTGTAGCAAAATTTGAAACTATTTAATTCTTGTGTATATAATAAATTGAAATAGAAAATCTAAAAGTTCTAAAAGTTAAACTTAAAAAAATCTAAACTATGTCAAAGACACTTACAAAAGCAGACGTATTCGATGTTGCATCGGATTTAATCGAAACAAATGGTTCAACAACCACTCTCGACATCAAAAATGAATTACGAGTTCGTGGATTCTTCGCAAAACAAGCGGATGTATCTGATTTAATGATTCAGGTTTGTGCCGAAGAAAATTATTCATTCTCGTATAACGGTGTTCACCGTGTGTACACAGATTCAAAAGGTCAATCTGTTGCTCAACCAACAACTGCAAATCAATCTACAACGCAATCTCTTCGTGCTGCTGCTGGCCAACCATCAAATGCAAATCAAATTGTTCCTGCATCTGTAGCAACTGGCAGATCTCACACAACTCGCTCAGGAAAAGTTATTGTATCATTTGCAAACGCAAATCTTGTAACAACCGGTTCTTGGAAAGCTTATTCTGTAACTTCACAAACTGTTTATTGGTTCCCATCAACATACACAAGGGACGATGTTCGAATCGCTTATCGCGCATTCACAGGAATTCATTTACATGACGTACGTGCTTGCAGACAATAATCAAAATAAATTACAGATATGCAATTAAAAGATTATACAGTTCCAGGAAAAAAAGTTGTTAAATTAGTTTGCGTTACCGCAGATAATAACAACAAGTATTACAATATGTTCGAACAAGCATCAGGTAATTTTATCGTGCAATACGGACGTATTAAAGGTACCGAAGTTACACACGAATATTCTGCGCATGAGTGGGATAAAATTTACCGCAGCAAAACAAAAAAAGGCTATGAGGATATGACACATTTGTTCAAAGAAGCAATTGCGGAAGTAACTGCTGATGCTGAAGCAAATGGTGAAACTGTCACACAAGCGGAAATTCAAAATCGTGCAGTTAAAGCATTATTCGACAAATTGATGGCTTATGCTAAAAAGACGGTACAAGAAAACTATACGGTTACGCAAAGTGAAGTAACCCAAGCTATGGTTGATGAAGCTCAAAAAATTATTGATACACTTTCAAAAATTCTAACAGAGAAATCTGCGCATCTTGAAGGTATCAATAATAACTTATTGAAACTTTATTCAATCATTCCTCGTAAAATGTCAAATGTACGAGACCATTTATTATCAAGTTTCAAATCTGACGCTGATACAAAACGCGCTCATAAATTGATGGCTGATGAACAAGCGGTTCTTGATACAATGGCAGGTCAAGTTGAATTACTTCGCAAGCAAAAAGAACAAGCGAAAGCAAATAAACCTGATGCTGAAGGCCATAAGAAATCTATGGACATGTTGCAAACACTTGGACTTGAGGCGGTTGAAGCAAATGCGCAAGAAATCGAAATCATCAAAAAAATGATGGGACCGAATGCAAATCAATTCCGTTCTGCATTCCGTGTTACAAACAGAAAAACACAAGAAAAGTTTGATGCATATGTTGCAAATGCAAAAGATAAAAAATGCGAATTATTTTGGCATGGTTCACGAAATGAAAACTGGTTCAACATTTTACAATCAGGTTTATTAATTCGTCCATCTGGTGCGGTTCATACGGGTTCAATGTTTGGCGATGGTATTTACGGTGCAAATAAAGCTCAAAAATCAATTGGCTATACATCTCTTCGTGGTGCATGTTGGTCAGGCGGGTCATCAAGTTCTGCATATCTTGCATTATTTGATTTTCATGTAGGTAATCAAAAAAATATAACACATCACAATTCTGATTGCTACACATTGAACAAACAAAAACTTGCACGTGAAGGATTTGATTCTGTATATGCTCATGGCGGCGCCGATTTAAGAAATGATGAATTCATTGTTTATGATGCTGCTCAAGTAACAGTAAAATACATTATTGAAATCGCAAATTAATAAATTCAAATAACATAAAGTAAAGTTCACTGGATATACATTAATTTGCATCCAGTGAACTTTTTTAGTTTTGACAATAACAACTATATCTAAAATAACAATAGAGATAAAGACATTGTATGAAAACTATAAAATAGTTCTGTATATAATATAAAAATAATATTATATGCAAACATTTTTACCATATCCGTCTTTTATTGAATCCGTTGCTGCTTTAGATTATCGCAGATTAGGAAAACAAAGAATTGAAAATAAACAAATCATTAATGTACTTGAAGGCAATAAAGTAAGTTGGCAAAACCATCCTGCTGTTAAAGCATGGGAAGGATGCATCGATGCATTAAAAGTGTATCATGATTTTACAATAAAGGAATGGACATCAAGAGGCTATAAAAATACAATGCCACTTTTTTTTTGAATGGACACCAGAATTTATACAAGACTTGAATCATGGGAACATTGGTATGGCACCGATTGATATGCCTTGGTGGTTAGGAAACGAAAATTTTCATAGAGCGCATCGAGCAAGATTAATCGAAAAACTACCAGAGTATTATGAACAAAAATGGCCAGAAGATAAAGGTTACAATGGCGGTAAATATTGGTGGCCTGTAATGGAAACAAAAACTTTTAAAATTATTTGATATGGGAATGGACATTGATTATCTAGCAGGAAAACGTGCAGTAGAAGAAATTGAAGAATTGCTTAGTGATAAACCGCACGGTGAACGAGAAGAAATTGCAGATGACATAATTGCATTTGCAAAAAGTTTAAAAAAGAAGTATTCAACAATCAAGAAAAAACGTCATGCATAAAATGGATCCTGAGCAATATGAAAAGCTTCGTGAATACGTAATGCTTGATATAAAATTCACCGAAGAATTCTATAAAAGATGGGATAATATTGCAATTGAAAATGAAGCAATTAAGCCGTCTTCAAATAACATACTATTAATTTGTAATTGATATGAAAAACGAAACAAACGATGATTGGGTTCTAACCAAGTCAGGAAGACCATTATACAAATTAAGTGGCGAAGATCTTGGTGACATATGGTTTGCGTATAACAAGAAAAATCATTTGAAAGATTTTCTTGAAAAAAATCCAGCAGTTACATTAGGCAGCATGCGAGCAAAATCGCAATTCAATAAAGAAATACTTCCGACAAATAAAAAAGTACTATTAATCTGCGAACAATGAAAAATGAAATTAATCTATATGATATATCGCATAGCGTTGACAATCCTGTTAATGGAGTAACGTATTCAATCAATCCGTATGATATTATATGCAAGCATGTGTACCGTGATGGCACGCATATTTCAATTGAACAGATTACAGATGCAAAAACAAAACTAAATACAAGTTCAGTATTATACAAAAATTTGAAAAGACGGCATGATAAAATAAGCATCATATCGTCAAAGTCTGAAGACGCCATTATTCATCCGACAGAAACAGAACTTAATGCGTATGCAATAAGCGGCGTGCCATTAAGCGGCATTACATATTCAATAGATGCTAACAATTTTATTTGCGAACACGAATTTGTTTATGGCGTTGAAACAAATCGAAAAAGATTGCATATGCATGGTAGTTTATCATTCGATATAATAAGAATATTAAAAGATCGTAATGTAAATATTCAAGAACAACATACGAAAAATTACGAGACATGCTTTAAACCAACACAGAATAAAAAATTATTAATTTGCTAATATGAAAACACATAAAGAAAATAATGAATTGATTGCGCGTTTCGTTGGCGCAAAAGTTGTAACTTGCAAAGATTCAATTTGTTTAAAATGGGTTTTTGTTGATAACTTAAATCCGTTCGTGAAATTATTCGATAATAGAATCATTCATCAAGAACTTCATTTTCATGACGATTGGAATTGGACGATGCAATTAGTTCAATACATATTAACGCATTCAAACAAAGAATGCGATGCGAAGAATCCAGAACCTGCTAATTTTTGGCGTGCGGTTAAGTTCAGAACAGATTATGCAAATGCAATTGTAAAAGATAATTGCACAATTGAACAAGTATATAATATTTGTATAACTTACATAAAAAATCCGCACAAGAAAGAATAGATAATATAATACATAAAATAATACATCACTATGAGATACATATTACGAATATTTTTTTTAATAGCATTAACCGTAAAGATTAATGTTGCAATTTCGCAATGTGTTTCTCTCCCAGCAATGCCAACTTGTACCGGTACTCAATTAGTATCGGATAATGCTAATATAAATTCTGGGGAAACGTATTATAGCAGTACAACACAAACAAGAGGCGGCATCAATACATCGGCAGGTTCAATATTCATTGTTTGCTCAGGGAACTTAACAGTTTCAGGAAACTTTAACGGTGGCACTATTTATGTTTTACCAGGCGCAACGCTAACAACTGCAATGACAACATTAAATGTTGATTTGGTAAATTGGGGTACAGTCACATTTAATAGTGGTTTGACTGTGAATTCTTCTGGACGCATCGAAAATGCAGCCGGAGCAACATTGAATATAATTGGCAATTTATTTGAAAATTCAGTTCTGACAAACTATGGCACAGCAAATGTCACTGGGACATTAACAGTGCAAAATGGTGGTTCAGGTGTTTGTCTTGGCGGTAACGGCAAATTATATGCATCAACAATTGAATATGGGAACAACACAAATGCAATACAAACTCCAATTGGGAAATCGTGTTTGGACATTTCATCAACCACTATTTCAGGTTCAGTTCCATTGTCAAGTAATGCAGGGTTGAATATATGTGCACCGGCAAGTATATCAATTAACGGAACAGGCACGTGGGGATCTGCAACAGTAAATCAAAATTGTGCATCATGTGGGTCCGTTCTTCCTATCGAACTTGTAGAGTTTACTGGAAAGAATCAAAAGGAATTTATATTTTTAGAATGGACAACAGCATCAGAAAAAAATAATGATTTCTTTTCAATTTTAAAATCATACGATGGCATATCATTTGAAAATATTTCAGATATTGATGGCGCAGGTAATTCAACAACTATGCGATATTACGCATACAAAGATTATGACGCCAGAACAGGCATGAACTATTATAAATTGAAACAAACAGATTACGATGGTAAAAATGTTGATAGTAAAATAATAAGTATAAATAGAAATGATTTAGATTTTAACATTTTAGTTTATCCAATACCATCAGCATCACCAAATGTAAAAGTAACAGTAAATAAACATGTTGGAATTGCAACATTAAAATTTATAAACATAACAGGACAAACTTTATTAAGTACAAATATTAACACGAATGAAAGTTTAGAATACGAATTAGGAAAAACCGATATTCCTTCAGGCACATATTTTATCAAAATAGAATCTGAAAATGTTGTTTTCATAAAAGAAATAATAATCAAAAATAATTAAAACTTTTTACTTGTTCTGTATATAATATACAAATAATTAATAAATTGATAAATGAAAAAAGTATTTCTAATTTTGACTGGATGTGCTATAGTATTTCAGTCATGCTCTCCTCGTAATTGTAAATCCGCAGACCAAGAAACAAAAACCGAAACAACAACAGTTGTTGAAACAAAGGAAACTGCAACGCATGTAGAATCTTATATAGAGTTAACGCCACCGATTCTTGTTGTTGCTGTCGCAAAAGAAACTGAAAACACGTATTCTTCAATAATCTTGAAAGATGCAAACGGTGAAGTACTTACTCTTATGGGAAATACTGCAGAAGGTAATGCATTAGCACAATCATATAATGCAGGTGAATACATAAAATAAATTTGCAATTAAAACTAATGAATTCTAATGTATATAATAAACAATAAATCTAAATAATAATCTTAAAAAACTAAAAGTTATGTCAACAGAAAACCAAGAAACAAGAAAACGTGAGCGCACAATTAAAATTGATGAAAACTGTCAATTTGTAAAGAATTTGAACGATGCTTCAGAAAATGGCGCAAAAATCAATTTGCTTGCAGAAGCAAGAAATTCAAAAATCAATTTGAAAAAACAAATCAATGATCTTGAAGATAATCTTGATACATTGTATGACAAAGTTGATGCAGCAAAAAGAAAATTGCCTTTAAACGCAAATGCAATTCTTGATGCAGAAGACGATATCACACTTGCTGAACGTCGATTAACAAAAGCACAAGCTTTATATAAAGAATTATTTGGCGAAGAAGTTACTGCTTAAGCAGTAACTTTATTTTTAACTTTTAATCATGAGAGAAACATTATTAAAAGTTGGCGAATCTTACTATCACAGGTTTTATAACACATTTGTAGAATGCACCGATATTAAAATTGAAACAAGAAACAATAATGCTACTTGTGCAATCATCAATTTTAAAACAGCCGAAGGTCAAAACCAATGCACATTAACTCCGATTCAATCGTGTAGCGAAGCAGCAAAAACAATGTATGGCAATACTGTTTATCATATTCCTATACACATAAAAGAAATCGTAATTAAAGATGAAAGCTTCTTTCACATCGAAAAACGCGACCCGGTTATAGGTGACAATGTTGTTGTATTACATACTGAAGCCCAAAAATGGTGGAACAATTGTTTTGGCATGCGACTTGCTGTTCCGAAATCAAAATCACCATTTAGATTAACAGGATGTGAAGCTGGCCATATTGGAAAAGTAATATCGCCAACAGGAAAGTATGCAAAAAACACAAGGACAGATAGTAGTATTCTTGTTCAATTTGAACAAAACTATAAGTATACTGGCGTAAACAAAGAATACTATACATCATCGTATTTTATTGCGCCAAGAACTGTTGCTGTATTATCAAAAGGAAATGCTACATGGAATGATTTTAAGGTTTCTAAAGAAGCTGACGATGTTATATCGAATTTTAAAGATGAACTATTCGATTTGGCGGATGTTGCAAGATCTGCAGTACAGCATCCCGATATTAAGTTCAGACCTGCTGCAACAATAAATCCTAACATTGGACATGTGATTAAAACGACAAGCAAAAGTGCATTTCACGCATCAGTAGGTGATGATATTGTAAAAGATTTAGCAAAAGCAGCAGATACAGTAAATCCATGTTCTGAGGTGCGTATTCGTAATACTGTTGATTGCAACTGTAAAGTTCCACCGCCAACAGGACAATTATATTATATGGATATCGTTTATAAGCAAGATGAATATGAAACAATAAAAGTTAACGCAAATAAAAAACTTTTAATGCTTTAAATTTGCTATTGCATAATTAATGTTGTATATTTGATTTTAAAAATAAAAAAATGAACAAAGAAAAAATATTATTCATGGTTAGAGGTGTACCTGGTTCAGGTAAATCATCTGTTGCCGAAGAAATTGCTAAAGGATATCCTGATGTAATTTGTTGCGCTGATGACTATCACATGATTGATGGAGAATACAAATGGGAACTTGCAAGACAAGGATACGCGCATAAATCATGTCAAGCCAAATGCGAAAATTTAATGAAATGCGGTGTACCTAGAGTTGTTGTTTCAAATACATCAACTACTGTTAAAGAAATGAAACCTTATTATGATATGGCAGCAACATACGGATATTCTGTATTTTCATTGGTTGTTGAAAACAGACATGGGGGTAAAGATATTCACAATGTTCCTGAAGCTTCATTAGAAGCAATGGAAAAAAGATTCGATATTAAATTAAGATAATCATGGACATATCAGAAAAAATACAAAAGCATCATCCCGAAGCAAACATATTAGTTTTAAATTTAACTGATGCTGTAGATAAGAATGCCGCAACGCGTAGATTGGCTACAAGAATATTGTCATTGGGCAATATGATTGCAATTGAAGAAAGAAAAGGGCCAGCGCAATACGCAATAATATCGGACATCAAATTGCTTGAATGCATAACAGATGAGTTTGGTACAATTGGCGGAATTCAGATAAAAGAAAATACTGAACTGAAAAATTGCGTTATAATTGGAAGAATCGATGATAATGCGAAAACGGAAGTAACTTTAAATTTAGTATTATAATGAGTCAGTTATTACATTTAGTTCAAGACATTGAAGGCGTAAAAATTGAAGTCGGCGATACTGTTTATTATGCAAGAAAACGCGATTACACAGCAAATGGCGAATTGATTAAAAAACGTGTGACTGCTGTTGATAAAACAACAGGCTATGTGGAAATGGGAAAATATACATCAACAAGTCCCGAATCGCAATTACTTGTATTATTAAGTGACAGAAAAACAAAATAAAATGGAAGGAACACCAACAGTTAAAAAACTCGCAATAATTTGTGATATAGACGGTACGCTTGCAACCGTAGGAAAAAGAAGTCCGTATTTTGCAGGAAAGGCAGATATTGTCGATTCAGCAAACATGCCAGTAGTTGAAACTGTGAAGTTATTCAAACAAGCAGGATATGAAATTATCTTTGTCACTGGTCGCGAAGAAAAGTTTATGGACGTAACATTACGGCAGATTGCAAAATACACTGGATGGATTAATGGTTCAGATTATATTTTACATATGCGTAAAAATTCTGATAGACGAAAAGATTGCGAATATAAAGAAGAAATTTACAATACGCATATTGCGCCATTCTATAATGTATTGTTTGCATTAGAAGATAGAGACCAAATGGTTAAAGCGTATCGAGATGTAATGAATGTTCCTTGCATGCAAGTTGCATGGGGAAACTTTTAAAAATTGAATACATAAAATAAAATATCATTATGGCTCTTAACTTATACAACAAAGCTGAATTCATCGCATCATTGTTAAATGAACATGAGAAAGGCTATTCAAATTTTTACTCAATTGTTGAAATTGGTAAATCTATGTACGGCAGAGAATTTGCTGATGCTGTTTGGAAACACTTAAACACAAATATCGAATTTACAAATACATCTGAAACTGTTACAATGATTGAGGCTGCAATGCATCCCCATATTTTAGTAAAGTTGAATGAGAAACAAAAATTAAATGAAAGCAACAACGGATAGTCGTTTAACATATGCTAAAGAATTACAACATATTGTAGTGGTTGGTGACAATCATGGCAAATGGGGTGAACTTGGATATAGAATCAGAGAACGATATAAAATTCGTGATTCTGTTATTTGCATTGCTGGGGATATTGGCATGGGTTTTGAAAAGACAGGATTTTATCTTGATGAATTTAAAAAATTAAATCGAATATTGGAAAACACAAATAATGTGTTATTCATGGTTCGAGGCAATCACGATGACCCATCGTATTTTCAAGGCGACAAGGCTCCATTGGTTGACATGTTTTCACGAATCAAATTAGTTCCTGACTATTTTTTACTTGAAACAGGTCCCGCAAATATTTTATTCGTTGGCGGTGCAACATCAATCGACAGAACGCAACGCGTTGAAGGATCATCATATTGGTCAAATGAACAATGTGTATACGATCCTATTGCAATTGCAAATCTGACAGATAAAGTAACAGTAGTTGTTACGCATACAGCACCGAAGTTTGCTGACCCAACAACAAAAACAGGAATCATGGGTTGGTTCAATGAAGATTGGCGACTTATAGACGAATGCGAAAAGGAACGTCATAACATGACAATGATTTATGATCATTTGAAAAAGAATGACCATGAAATAAAGTATTGGTGTTATGGTCATTTCCATTTTTCAAAAAGAGTTCAGCATGATACCACAACATTTATTGTTTGTGACGAACAAGAATTTTACGAATTAAGATTTGAATGAAAACTCCGGTATTCATATATAGAGAATTTAAAAGTAATCAAGAAATACATGACGCTGTAGATGATAACAAATATATCTTCGGCATTCTGTACCCTTTTGTTGAATACGTAATTAATAATGATGAACTAAGCATGGACGATGAAGTTCCATGTTTCAATTTTGTTTGCTTTGGTGGAATAGAAGTCGATGTTGCAATGTCAAAACGAGCTTCTATTGCAATAAGTAAAAAAATGCTTACATACTATGCTTCAATTGAAGAATACGAAAAATGTGCTAACATTGTAAAATTACAACGCAAACTATTAGAATATGTCAACTCCGCCAATCATTAAATGGGTGCACAAAATGCTGACGCACGCAGAAGAAAAAGAATGGTTTGAAACTTATTGGTGTATCGACATACATGGAACTGTTTCATATCCAGATTATAGAAAAATAGAACCGATAATTGATTACTATCCGTATGCAAAAGAAGTTTTGCAATTATTATCAGAAAGAAAAGATATTATACTAATTATGTATACTTCATCGTATCCTTCTGAAATTGCAGTATATACGAAGCAATTCAATAATGATGGTATAAAATTTAATTACGTAAATGAAAATCCAGAGATATCTGTTGCACATGGATCTTTTGGACATTACACACAGAAATTGTATTTTAATGTTTTGTTTGATGATAAGGCAGGATTTGACCCAGAAACTGACTGAGAACATTTATACCGATACTTATTAGATTCAACGTATCGTCCCAATCCATCGTGGTCAAAAAAATCAAAAGAAGTATATCATAATTTAATTTAAAAGAAATCATATGACACCAGAAGAAAATGCATCATTGGTATTAGGTACCGCAGCAATCGAAAAAAGAAGAAAAGCATTGGACGAAAATTTTGAAATCGGACAATTCTATGAAAATGCACAGCATACAAAATTTCAAATAACTGAACTTAACGAACGTTTTGTTATGCTTACAGAATTAACAGGTGAAGGAAAAAGAACTGCCAAAAATAAAAAATTCACACGTGCAATACTTGCAGGTTTAATTGAAGTTAAATCATTTGAACAAACAAGATTTGGAAGACGTGAAGCATACTTGGATTTACGTGAATTAGAAGTTGGAAAATTATTCAACAAATAATAAAACTATTCAAAAGTTCTGTATATAATATAAAAATAAATTAATAACTTAAAATTATATTATGAAAGCACTTGGTAAAATTTTATCTTTTCTCTTTGGCCTTATTTGGAAATTAATTGTTCTTGTATTTGCAATGTGTTTTGGAACACTGTATGCTATTGCCGTGCATGTTATTGCTGCCTTACTTATAGCAATTCCTGTGAATTTGCTGTATGCTGCAATTACACCAGATTTTCATCAATACGCTTTACCGTTAATTGCATATTGGACTTGGTTCAAAATTATACTTGTAATTCGATTACTTATAGACGGGTTACAGAACAATGCAAATAAAAAAGATGTATCTGAATTAAAAGAACAGTTCAAATCGAAAAGAACAAAACCGTTAACAAAAGAATAACTCAACAAATCATCAAATGAAAACTCTGACAGCAATGTCAGAGTTTTTTTAGTTTAAAATAATTGTCATTACCATTGCTATTGCTTCATAAATGTTGTATATTTGATTTTAATTAATTGATAATATTATGGCTGCAAAATTTACAATTGAAACATTAGAAGAAAAAGGAATTTATCCTGACATATTATCGAAAACTAGAAAAGGGACATTCATTGCTCGTTGGGAATTTTATTATACGCATGGAAATACTGCTGAAAAATATGCGGCAGCAATCAAAAACCAATTTCCTGATGCTGTAATTGTAAATACAGAAAAAATATGGAAACCGTTTCGTGGTGATGCAACGGTAAAACAAAGCAGTCACTTCCTTGTTGAGTTTAAAATTTAAAAAATATTGAAATGGAAAAATCATTAATACATTGGCTCGATTCTCGAATCAAAGATTTGCAAAAAATAAAGTACGATGGCGGTTCGCCGGAATTCATGTCGGCAAAAGGAAAAGAAAAAGGATATAAAGAAGTTAAAGAATACGTTGCAACACATACAATAACTGTAGATGTTCTTGCCGAATTTGCAAAATTTATTCACGACCAGTGCACTGACCAATACGGACACCTTCAAATGTCCGAAGAAGCAGATGGTGAATTTATAACAGATTCATACCGTGGAGCTGCTGAAGATTTCCTAATTGAATACTCTAAAAAAATTGAAAAGTCGAAATAAATAAAACTTAAAACTATGAGAACTAAATCTAGAATGCCTGGTGAATTTACAAGGGAACTTGGTGGAACAAATTTCAACCTTTACATACATGATAATAACTTAACGATTAAAGGCTATTATGGTAAAGCATTGAAACCTAGTTTCTTTTATCGTTACAAAACAAAGGAGGAACTTGACCTTGCAATTACCCGTCACGCTGATAGGTTAAATAAAATATATGAATCGTCAGTTGAACGTAAAGTTAAAAAGAAAGAAGCAAATTCTGCAATAAAAGCTGCAGATCATTTTTCGATTGGCGAGATTCTAGTTAATACATGGGGTTATGAACAAACCAATATTGAATTTTATCAAGTAACAAAAATATCTGCAAAAAGAATAACTGTTGCCGAATTGAAAAAAACATATACTGAAACCGGTTTTATGTGTGGTCATGCAATTCCGAATAAAGATTCGTTTGTTGAAAATGGCGATACGTATAACTTGACTGTTAAAGAAAACGGCGCACAAGTTCGATTATCAAGTCCTAAATCATTCTACAGTTTTAGTAAATGGGATGGCAGACCAGAATATGAATCACATTACGCATAAACTTAAAATCTTAAATTATGAGAACATATAATATTTGTATCGGCATTGTTTTTCTAATTGCTGGCGTTGCAAATCTGTGTATACACAGGGATAATAGTCAAATCTTTTTGGGAATTGCTATAACAACAGCAGGTATCATCAATATAGTTTTTTGGGGATTTCTTAAAAAAGAAAAATAAATCAAAAGTTTTTCGTAAAACCATTGCTATCAGATGTATAATGTTGTATATTTGATTTTAATTAATTGATAAACAAATAAAAATCACTGACATGGCAAAAACTGATAAAATATTTACAATTGAAAACCACAGTACTGGTTCATTCTCGTCTAAAAACCGTTATTACTATTTAACAGGCACCCTTGCTGAATTAATAAAAGCTTGTTCATACACATTAGAGTGTGGAAAATCTTGGGAACACGAACGTGGTAATAAAAAAATCAATATGAATCCTAAAACTGTTGCTGCTCTTTGCGTACAATTAAATAACGCAAAAAATAATTCTGCAGCAAACGGTTATTCTGGCGATTATTATTCTGTATTACCTGAAGGTGAACCTCAAAAATCTTAATCATGAATAAATTGAAATCCTTTAAATCAAATGTGCCGCCTGCTCTGGTTGAACTAGAGAACGGCACTTTTATTGTCCCTGGGTGGATTGAGGTTCCTAACGGAACAACACTTGATGAAGTTTATTCTGTTTGTGAAATTTCAAAACCAGCAAATGGACCAGGCATGTATTGCTCAACCGAAGAACTTATTGCATACAAAAATGGCACGTATGAATCAACAAAAAATAAAAACACGGAATCAATATCAGAACAAGTAAAATCATCAGATGGTTCAAAAACATACGCCATTATTTTCAATAATGGCGTATGGGCTTGTGATTGCGTTGGGTTTTCATTTCGCAAACGTTGCAAACATGTTGATGAAATTAAATCAAAACAAAAAACTGCGGCATGATAAAAAAGTTACTTAATTTAATAGGATTTGTACAACATAAAACAATAACTTTAGTACAACCTAAAACAAAAATAAAATATCCTACCGACGTTGATATTTTTAACGTCGAAGTTTTCAATATCTGGTTCATCAATGAATACACTGGTTATGGCGGGTGGCCTGGGTGTGCAGCCGGTATCTTTCTTCGTCTTGACAAATTATCGCAATGTATGATTGAAGATTATTTCAAAGATAAAAATGTCGAAGTTGAATATGCAGATTTATTAATGTTCAATGAGGATATACGAATGGACTGGCTGAAGAAACTTGAAAATCGAAATGCAAATCGAAACAATAAAAGAAACTCTAGTATAAACTAAAACATATAACTTATGAAAGCAATTTTTAGTCTATTTATTAAACTCATTGAAAAGTTTTTAAACTTAACATCAGACGATTCTAGAATTCCAACAAATGAAAAACTTGATGGCGAAATTCGACAACTTGAATGGCATTTGCAATATACATTGCGACATGTGTTTCACTTAATTCGACACATCGTTTGGGAAAAGATTAAACTAGGCGCAATTTATAAATGGAAAAAAGTACTATCGCGAATAATCGCATTTGGTTTACTAATTGGACTTATTTATTTTGCATATGCAATGTATATTCGCCCTACGCATCAACAAGTAATCATCAGGGAAAAAGTTTCAAAAATTGAACAAGACATGAGACAAAATCCAATACCTGAAGAAAACTTAAATTTCATGTTATCATTATCTTTACTTGAATCACGACAAAATTATAACGAAGGCGAAAATAGGTCAACACAATATTGGGGAATGTATCAGATGGGTGCAATGGCAAGAGAAGAAATTGGATTGACCAGCATGCCTAAAGACGTATTCTTAAACAATCCTGTTTTACAAAACTGGGCAATGAATCAATTGATAAAAATAAACTATAAGTATCTTCAGGATATAATCATCAAATATCAAATACCTGAAACTGGCGGAATACGCGTGGGGATGCATCTTGTTACGGTAAGCGGTTTGATTGCTGCTGCGCATCTTGTAGGATTCAGTGCTGTTAAACAATTTATTGAAAGCAACGGCAAAATCATAGCAAAAGATGGAAACAACAAACCTCTTACAGATTACTTACAATTGAATAACATAAAATTAAATTTTGAATAATATGAAAACATCAAAAGCAATTCTATTAGCTGAACTAACTCGTTTATACGAAAAGCGCAATTCGATAATTTCAAACTTGAGATTCAATCAAGCAGAAATAGATGACATACAAAGTGCAATTCAGTTAATTGATAATAGAGATAATCCAAAGCCGACAATTGCAAAAGGTGGTGAATCTGTTAAATATGTTTCTTCACAGATTGCAAAATTAACAAAGAAACACAATGAAACCGACGTGCCGTTAAACAACTTATTGATTAATGATATCATTAACGATACTGTAAGTGACAATGTGACTCCTGTTAACTTGGAAAATAAACTTGCATCAAAATTTGCTGATGCTGCACTTAATAGAAAGTCAAATGATACTGTGCAGTTTACACCAAGAAGAATAACAAAGGCAGGAACAACATTTACAAAACAAAAAAAGTATTCTTTGATATTGCAATTCATAAAAGACGGTGGCGAAACTGGACGTAAATTTAAAGAAATTCAAACTTACATATATAAATTGAATCATCCAGATAAAGAATTTACAAAAGATGTTCGTGGATACTACTGCACAATTATATGTTGGTACATATTACCAATATGCGGTAAGAACAATAAATCATATACATACAATGGACCTATTATTGTTGAAGATATGTTTAAGTATCCTGCAAAACGAACATATAGACCATACTAAAAATAATCATGGAATTGCTAAAAGAAAACCTAGACTTGCTTAACGAATCTAAGTCTCAGCTCTACTACACTAACCCTTACGGACACTGAGTAGTTATTATATACAGTTATTTAAAATAGTTTCATTTTTATTAAAAGTTTTTTCATAAACTATTGCTATTGCTTTAATAATGTTGTATATTTGATTTTAATTAATTGATAAATAAAAACTTAAAAAATACAATCATGGCAAAAATTACAAAATTCAACAGAACAAACGGTTCATTGGAAAGAATTCAAAAAATATTTCTTGAACGTTTAAAATCACTTGAAGAAGAATTAGGTGTAACACTAACCAATTCAGGTTGTAACTTTGACGATAATACATGCGCCGTTAAAATCACAGCAACTATTGCAGGTGTGAACCCAAATAAAAATTTGTTTATACAATATCATAAATTATATGATCTTGCATTAACCGATTTTAATAGAGACTTTATATTTAAAAATAAAGTTTATACAATAACTGGAATTAAGCCAAGCAGAAAAAACGCAATTCTTGCAATTGAAAAAAGTTCTAAAAAAGAATTTTGTTTTCACCGTTCATTAATCGTATTTTAATTTAATCCATAATCCAAATTTAAAATTCACTACAATGGGAGTATTTAAAGAAGAAGCAAAATCGTTTGAAACTGTAGAATCAAAACAATATCGAATTTATAAAGATGCTGCAGATTATGGGTATGCGTATAATTCAAATAACATACCAGCAGAAATAAAATTGCTTATTGACAATGTAAAAGGTTTGAATGGAACTTCATTAATGAAATCTCGTGAAGCTGCAGCTGATAACAAATCTTGGGTGAATGTTGTTATTGAAATTGCATGGGAAATTGATGAAGGCATGGAATGTGGAACACATTACGCAATTGGATTTTGCAAAATCACAAGTAAAAATGAACTAATTGACAAAACCGCAGATTCATACATTTCTGTTTATTCAAAAAATTATCGTAGACCTTACAAAAATTAATATGGAAAAGTTAAAAACATATTTTTACGGAACACTTGTAAAAAACACGGAATTACTTGGGCTACAAGTTTCGACAGCAGAAGGTGAAGATGATTACATAAACGATTTTGACCAAATGTGTTCAACTGACACTTTGCCAAGAACCGTATTGATTGGCAAAAAACAAGGAAGCAATTACGGTCGATTAATTGAAACAAATGAATTATACATAAAGTAAATTAAATAAAATGATAAAACGAGATATGGAAATTATAATGCGCAATGGCAAACAATATGTTAAAGCATATATGTTTGTAAAGTATACAGATAATCAGTCGAACATATACAGAAATACTGATAAGAATTCTGAAGACTGTGGTAACATGTTTTTTTCAACTCGCAGATTTCCGTATTCTTTAGGACAAGAACTGTTTGTCTGTTTAAACACAACAGTAAATATTCCAGAACAAGGAAAGACATACATTACAAAATGTAATAGTGAATCATTAAATCTTAAGCCATTTGTGTATCTTTGCAAATCGCCTGAAGGCATTGATTTGGAAAGTATATCAATAGGTGAAGATATCATAACAACAACCAAACACATTTTTAATGATGCAAATGAAGTTGTTGCTGCATCTAATGAATTTGCAGGTTTACCAATAATTCCGATAAGCATACAACTCGAATTCTGTAAATCGTTTAAAAGTTATAATTTTGAAACTGTTTACGTAGAGTATTCTGATGGCGTTGTTATTGATAAAGAAACGCAAGAAATTAAAATGATAACCGAATTTACATATATGCTAAATCAATTTTCAAAATAATGGAAAACAAAAAACATATCGAACCTTTATCTGCAAAGATAAGAAATAAGTTAGGACCTTTTTGGACACTTGTTTCGATTGCAAAAGAATTAAAAACATGGCCAAAAAGTAAACAAGAAAAAATAATTGATTTACTTGCTGACACAGCAGTAACATGCGAGAACGTACAAAATGATTTATTGGAATTAGTTGATAAAACAATTATGCCAGATGAATACATTCTTTGTGCTGCTAATTGGTATTTGGATTTTCCAATTGTGGATAAAGATTTTCCTGAAGGCTTTTGCCGTCCGAAGAATTGTGATAGCGGAATGGTGTTCTCTGGATTACGTCATCATAATTGCTTATACCAAATGGTTGCAATAACAGGAAAACCTCAACATGAAATGGGAAGAGAAATTCAAGGATTCTTAACAAACAAAAACAGATTCGTTGGCAGAGAAGAAGGTTTGATTATTGCATTAAATGCAAATCAGGTAAAAGACATTGATGACGTTCGTGGAAAAAGATTACATAGCGAAGACTTATACTAATCATATGGAAACAAAAGAAATAATCGAAGGCAAAGAATTGCTGAAAAATTCAAAACCGTTAAACATTAACTGTCTTGCGGAAGAAATGTCAAATCTTGTTTTATTGAAACTTGCATTTGCATTAACAGTAAATCAAAATAGTATTTCGCCTGAAGTACGATGTAAAGAAGTTGATGACTTATTAATTTCTGAAATTCGTGTTAATAGATTAATTAACATTTATAAACCTGGAGTAAATTAATTTAAAAATAATTGCATAAACTATTGCTATTGCTTCATTAATGTTGTATATTTAATTTTAATTAATTGATAAAACAAACAAATTATGGAAATCACTGCAGCAACAATCAAAAAATTTGGAATCCTTGAAGGTTCTACGGTATCAGTTTTTAAACCTTGGTCAATTTCTGATTTTGCAAGGATGTTAATTAAACTTGCAATGAAAGAAGAAGGATTAAAATTCAATGATGAAGGTCGATTCAAATACATTGAATCTTGGGTTGAAACTTTAATTGAATGCGCAAATGGTGAACCGCAAAATTACAATGTGAGCAATGTGTCTGACCAAATTGCAGACAACTTAATTTACTCAAGATATCATATTATTGATATGAGTAACCGAACATCGATAACTTCTGAAATAAAAAATATCATATATAACGAAATTGTTGCAATTCTTGACAAAACAGTTGCTGCATTCGTTCAACAAAATATTGCTGAATAATATGGAAGAACTACTTGAAAAATTAAATGCCAGATTACAATATCTGGAGTTAATGGAAGGCATGCAAAATTTAAAAGAAATAGACAGATTACAATTTGGTGCTGCTGCTCATGAAGTTAAACTTATGATTGTTGAAGTTCAATCGCAATTTCTAAAAGAACTTAATGTTAAATCTTAAATAATTTATCCTATGAAAAACTTGAACCCAAAAATTAAAGTATCAGAAAATTCACAACCAAATGATTCTGCATTTGCAAAAAATATCTCAGTGAATAACTTGTTTGCTGGTGCTGAAGCATTAGCTGCAAACCCAATTGTTGAATCTGTCGAGATTACAAAATTTTCGGACTTGGTTATAAAATTACAAAATGACCCAGGCAAGATTCATGTGATTAATTACAATGCATCAGTTACATATATCAATTGCACTCCTAAGCATGTTCATTTTGTTGCAAAGAACTTTCCTCAAATTGAATCTTTATCTAAATTAAATCTTTTTAATATGGAGAAATTTATTCGCGAATTGTTTACATTCGTGTTTAGCAATTTCGATTGCAATACATCCGAAACAACAATTCCAAATGAGAATGAAGGCGGCTCTGTAAAATTCGGTTTTCACTTTACAACAACTCGTGTAATTGATGAAGACTTTGGACCATCTATGCATATCGGTGAATACCCACAGTACACAATTGGGTTTGACGAAGGCACCGATGAATATTTTATCATATTCGATAATAGCGGTCACGATATAACTTTACCGTTTAATAACGGAAATACTGCTGAAGCAATTGAAATTATTAAAAACTTTATATTAGTATAACATGTGTTTAATTACCGAACAAAAAGAGCCGATTATCACGAAGCGAAAAATGACCGTTTACAAAATGTTTGAAACGTGGACATTAAATGGTAAGACAATTTATTCCTCGCCGTATTACCCGATGAAATGGCTTCTTGATGAATTGTATGATGAACCAATCAGAAAAACAACAGACATGAGTTGTTCCGATGATATTGCATCAATTGCGTATGGATTAGACGAACATGGTTCTTCTTCATCAAGACGACAATCATTTGAATCTTTACGTTTGCAATCGTATGGTCAAGGATATCATTTCTGCGTAACCAAGAAACGAGCAAAACAGCATTCTAACTATTATACTATATTGTCATGTACAATTCCAAAAGGATCCGAAGTGGTTTTCGATAAAACTGGTTTAGGCATTACAAATAAAATCATTATCAATTCACCAAAAATTAAAACTAAATAACATGCCAGATTTTAAAACAATAATGTACCGTCATTGGTGTACAAAGTGTCAAGATTGGGAATTCTTCAAAATCGAAAAGATTGTTGTTATTGATTCAGTTCCAGATGAAAATGCAAAAACAAAAAGATGGGTTTGTACTGAATGCGGAACTGAACATGTTGATGTAATGCTTAAAGATATCCCAAAAGAAAAACTTGCTGAACAACGTCAACGTTATATCAAAAGCAAAGAAGAAAAAATGATAAAGGCATATAAAAGCTTTTTTCAATCATCACAACAAAGCCAAATGGAACAATTCATTCATATGTTTAGCGAACCAGAAATTGGAATCGAAATTGTTGAAGCTGATGCTGGACAAAAATATATTGATGAAGAAAACCAAAGAATCAGAACAGAGGAAAGAGAAAAAAGAATTGCAGAACGTAACCAACGTCTTGCGGATTACGCACCGTACCGCAAACTTGGACGTAACGATAAATGCCTTTGTGGTTCTGATAAGAAATACAAAAAATGCTGCCAACCAAAATTCCAGGATTTGGAATAAAACTATTATTTGTTAATGTATATAATAATAAATTGAAAATATGACAATCGGAAAACGTGAAGAAATACCACAAGAAATCATTGACCAAATGACACCTGCAAATGTTCACATGATTTACTGTTTATATAATTGGGATTCAATTTTATTGGGTGGCGAAAAACCATGTATAACACCAGACCAGTTAGATGACTTGTGGACAGGTTATTTTGGTGTATTTGCAACTGATGGAAATGGTATGATGATTCCTGCCGACGAACTATCGCCAAATGGACATGCAAAAGATGAAACAGATTTCAATAATCGACTTGTGTCTTTTAATCTAATGCTAGGTAATCTTGCAACAAAAGTATTACCGTTTGAAAACTTTTTAGAAATTGTTGATACCGATAACATTGTTGAATTTGGAATTGACATTGCATTAAAGTCAATGGAAAAAACTTTCACATCACAAAGTGTTATTTCATTCAGAGAAAAATTAATTGAGAAACGTTTTAAAAATAAATAACGATAGTATTGCTAATGCATAATAAATGTTGTATATTTGTTTTTAATTATTAATCATTAAATAAAAAATTATGAAATTCAATAACGTACATAACGAGTGTATTATTTTGCCAGACGGCAGAGAAATTTGGATTGGTCGTTCAGTTGCTGTTACATCAGTTGTAATGATACATGTTCTTGACTACAAAAAAGATACGCTCACAACAAAATATTTGATTAATCAGCGTGGTGAAAAAACTCCAGATTTTCGTGGTCACTGGAATATTCCTTGTGGATATATTGACAAAAACGAAACTTCTGAGGAAGCAGCAATTCGCGAAACCTACGAGGAAACTGGTTTGGACGTTTCAAAATTTGAAAGAATTACTGAAGATGGACAGCCATTCTATGTGAATTCATTACCAACATCAAATCGTCAAAACATTGTTCATTATCACATGTTTTACTCTGTCATGGATCTTGACAAATTTATCAATTTCTGTGAAGGAATTACGTTCGAACATTCTGAACCAGGTGAAGTTGTCGATGCACGATTCATAACAATTGATGAAGTTGATAACTATCAATTTTGCTTTGGGCACAAAGAAAGATTAATTGCGATTCATAAAAAATATAGTGACGTACGATAATGGATATTCTAATTAATTTTACCGCACATATCAATTTTTGGTATGTTGCGGTTGCAATATATTTAGCAATAGGAGTTTACTTAACACGTAATCTTATTAAGAATATGGGCGGCACTGGCGGTCCATACGGTATTGGAATCATATACATATTTGCAATTATATTTATGCCAATCATTGCAATAGGAATGCGCATATCGAAATTATTTAAAAAGAAAAAAGAAAAAACTGATGAGAGCTGTTAGATTTACAATCGTATACATTTTAGTAATAGTAGGAGCAATGTATTTTGCACCGAAACTTTGGTCAAGCGTACAGCCCACATACGTTTTCTTTGGCGCAATTGGAATAAGTGCATTAATCGGAATTGCTGAACTTATTGATATTTTTGATGGCATCCGTAAAAACACGGAGTCGACAAGTGATGCCGAGGCAAAATAAAAACAGTCTAAGGTAGTGCGCTAGAAATCTCAAAGTCTTGCTTCTGTAATCTTAAGGTAAGGCTTCTATAATCTCAAAGTCTTGCTTCTGTAATCTCAAGGCAAAGCTTTTCGTTTGTCCCGTTCAGATCCTTTTGCCAACAGCAATCGGTTCTTTAAAAATTTGTCCGTTTCTTAAAAAGTATTATGTACAATCTTCAGAAAGCTGAATAGCAAAAAGAATGTATATAATATAAAAAAGTTCAACACTTTCTATAAGAAATATATAAAAATATAAAAGAACATGGCAAAAAAACAAGACCTAAAGAAAAAGAACATTCCGCTCGATAATCAAGCAGCATTCGATGCAATCGTTGATGCAATCGAAAATGAATGCGAAGTACAAAATAAAAATATCGCAAGTCTTATGGATATTTTCCATAAAAATTTGTTCGAAGTTGAATTCATAACAGATGAATTAACAGAAGAACAAAAAAGCCTATTAGGAAAACAAGTAATTGCAATTGAAAAACATTCCGTAGTTTTCAATCTTAACATAATCGACAATCTTGCAGGTTTCGACGTTTTCCCACTAAATTTGCTTCTTAACATAATCAACAAAAAAACAGTATTCGACATTGTAATAAAATTCAAGAATAGAACAGGCGATAGCATTTCTGTTATGGGATATCATAAAGTATCCATATCAAGAACAGATTTTTTTGAAAACGATTTTGCTTACGACATTCCAAATAATTTCGGAATAAAATATCAAGAAGACACAATCCTAGATGTACGCGCGTATATCGAATATAGCGATAGAACTTGGAATGGCATAATTATAAAAGAATAAATAATGAACACAACAGAAAGAATCAAAAAAGAATATCTTGTTGCAAAAAATTTTAACATGCCAATTGAGGACGTTAAAAATTTAGACGATAATGAACTTAACACAATGGAAAAATCGCTAAGAGAAATGATTGACGATGGTGTAAATTCGTTTACACTTAATGATGCCGTTTTTAATTACACGCCTGCTAGTGTTCCTATTAGCATTCCAAATCCTTCTTTAATTTCTTTATTCGATAAAGATTCAATTGAATTCATGCGATTTGAAAATAATGGCAACATATACGTAAAAGGGAAATTAACAGTCAACGATAAAGAAGTCGTTGATGCTTTTAGAGAATTCTTAAAAGCACAAGGATACATTAAATAATTTTTTTATGGGAGACAAAACAAAAGCAGTTGTTTCAGATGAACTAATCAACGTTACAACAAATTCATCAAGAAAACCCTACGTACCGTCTGCACCCTCCGCAGATGATTATAAAATAGTACTAGAAGAAGACGGTTATTACAAAATAACATTGGAAGGTGAAACAATCATTCATACAAAAGTTTCTGCAAAACTTATTGAAGATTTTACACTAATGGGTATCCTTCCAGAAAACGCAACAGAAGCAGAACAACAAAAAGCAATTCAAGCGTACCTCATCAGAGCCGCTAAAGAATTCGTGAGTAAACAACTTCATATAAAGAAACAAGATGGAAGAGGAAAAATCGACATCCCAGGAATTGAAGATGAATTCTAATCCTGAACAAATTCATGATGAACTTCATAAAGACATTTATGAAAATCAAAAATTGATAACAGAATCTCTAGTTGCAATTGTTAAACTTCTAGAAAATACAAAGTTCTCGTTTAATAACATCAATGAACAAAGACAATGTCAAAATCATTTTAACGCGTTAAAAAACCGCGCTAAAAAACTTAATTCAAAATTTCAAAAAAATAAATCATGAAAGAAATAAACACAGAAGAATTTAACAAACTCGTTTATAACATTTATAAAGCCGAAAATAACGAAATTAATTTTCTAGGAGAAAAACCTGTCGTCATTGACTTCTATGCAACTTGGTGTGGACCCTGTAAAGTATTAGCACCAAAACTAGAAGATCTTGAAGAAGATTATACAAACGTTGACTTCTATAAAATTGACATTGAAAAAAACGAGGAACTAACACGAATATTAAACATACGTAATGTACCTACTGCTCTATACATAAACAAAACAATAAACATGAGAACTGTTGGCGTTTTATCTAGAGACCAAATCATTGCAAGAATAACAGAACTACTTTAACATAAAAAAATAAATATCATGGAACAAACAAACACACCATTTAGCGAAAACGTAAACGAAGTAATCAAACCAGGTGGAGTTACTGACTTCTGTTTATTCATTACAAAAACAAACGGAACACTTGAACAAAAAGTTATTCCAGCGTTTATGAAAAACTCTTTTGTTGAAAGATTCGGTATGGATTGCCCTAACCAAATCGAATACGATTATTGGTACTCAGAACAAACGAGCAAATACAACAAAAACGGTAATTTCAAAACTGACTCTTTACTAGGTTAATCAATGATTAGTTTTCACGACCCGAATTACCAAAAAGCAATCGAGTTAATCAATTACATGCAGAACTCACCTATTGCTGAAAAAACAGAAAACGAAAAACTTCTATTGTACTACATTGTAAATCAACGTAAACATATTGCTGACCTCAATAATACAATCGAAGAACATGAGGAATTTTTTAAACTACTTAGAAAATTCTCATACGTAAATAATAATCCAATTCCTAAATCAAAAAAATAGTAATGGCATCTGTTTGTTGCTACCGCAACAAATAACTCCAGGTAGATACCAATGATATCTAAGGATCATTCTATAAACTTTAAATACAATGTTATAGTTGTATATCAACTTTTTTACATATCATTATAAATCATTTAAAAGAATCATTTATGGCAAATAAATTTTACAAACTTGTAGATAATAATTTTACTATCACAAAAGGAAATCAAATAATTGTTCCTTACGCTTCTGATTTAAACCTCGAGGAATTTTTAAATACTTTTAGCAATAGAGAACTTTATATTGTAAAAGATTCAATCGAAACCAACAACATTGTTGCAATCGTAATTTAAAACAAAATCATACCTTTTTAGAATGTCCATTTTTAGTGGACATTTTTTTTCCCCAAAAAATTTTTTAAAATCAACTAGTGCCGTCATCTCTAAATTCTGCAACAATCAGATTCCACTTGGAGAATTACTATAAGTTCCTTACTTAGGCGTTTACTTAGGAAGTCCATTTTCGAAGTGTGACTTTATGATCTCGGATTTCTTTCTGAACTAACGGCTTTGCTAAAGCCTTAGATTTGTATATACAAAACAAATAGATATAAAATCAATAGCTTTTTATAATTGCATTTTTAAATAATTGCATTTCTGCCGCAGCAGCCAATGACTCAATGCTGCTAACCACTGCAAGCCACTATCATTCATCAGTAGCATCTACTATCAGTAGCATAAAGCTACCACAAGCCACTCGTAGATGCCATTGCTATACCACTGCTATTATATTGGTAGTACTATAATGGCTTTTTGCGTACATGCACGTTCTATTGCCATTCAATTGGCCATATTAACTGTAAGGAACTTCCAGTATAGCCCAAAATGGGCCATTTTTCACATGGTTACAATAGCCCAAAATGGCCCATTTTGCGGTATAAGGCTATTTTGTGTCCAAAAATATGACTTTTTTATGAAAAATAATAGTCCTTTTATTTGCTATATAAGAATTAATGTTGTATATTTAACTATAATTTAATAATCATTAAATCTATGGAATATTCAAATGAGGAAATAGAGCATTTAAAAGCGGTTCATCATGACATTGGATGGAGACGAGGTTTATTTGTAGGTGCTGGTATTGTTATAGTGGCGATAATAGGAGTTTTATTAATATCATAAAAGTATGGATTGGATTGCATCATTTGCCACGTTGATTGGCATGTTATTAGTAGGTCGTAAAATTGCGCATGGATGGATATTCAGTGCAGTAGGTGCATCGTTGTTTTTATGGGTAGCGATACAGACGGGATTGGATGGAATGGCGATATTGGATTTATGTTTGATATTTCTTAGTATAATTAATTGGATAGATTGGGTATTTATTAAAAAGATATAAAGTATGAAAGAGAAAACTGGAGATTATTTAATTGACCGATTATTATATTGGTTTGTATCGAATGCAAAGCAAGTTATGACAGTTGCAGGTGTTGCTATATGTATGTTGTTAAGTTATAGTATATGTATATTGACGATTGGAATAAGTACGGACAGCGATATGTTTATAACAATTATTATTGGATTTATATGTGGGCTTGGTACAATTGGTTTATTAGATACTATTGATATAGGAGTTCACATCAGAAGTTTGCATAAGTATATTGGAAAAGTTTATTATAGTTAGTTATGGAAAAAGTAAAGTGTATAACGAATGACAAGGTAATGGATTCGATAATTTATTTTTTATATTATCGGTTTATGTTAATTGTTATTGGGTTGATAATAGCAATCGGAATGCCGGGCGGTATATGGACGATGGGATATTTTATTGCGATGGACGACAGTACGCCGCCAGATGGTAAGATAGTAATAACATGGTGTTGTGGAACGTTGTTAGGATTAATGTTTTGTTTGTTGCCGATTGCATTTTTAATGATGACAGAGTTATTGCAATATTGGGAACGTTCGATTAGTGAGTGGTATGAAAATTTGTAAGTTATGAAAAGAAAGATATTTAATGACAAGATAATAGATGCCATCATTTATTATATAGTAAAGAATATTTCAACAATACTTACCGTTATATCAATATGCATAAGTTTTTCGATAGGAACATGGATATCGTATTGGTTATTCATTGATGCAAAAGTAGGTGGTGCTGATTATGCTGTGGTATTTTTGATGAGCAGTGTATTAGTAGGTTTTGTAATTTTGTTGTTCTTTGCGTTTATAGATGCAGAGGGTGCAATATTGGATAATGTAAAGTGGCTGTTTAAATCAAAATATGAAAGTTGCGATGAGAAAGATATTTAACGATTCGGTATTTGATGGGTTAATTTATTGGGTAGTGAATAACATCAAAAGTGTTATGTACGTGTTATGGATTGTTGTAAGTTGTTCAGTAGGAATGACGCTGGGATATTATTTAGCTGGGCTTGGAAAGCCAGAAGAAGTAGAAGTATTAACGTGGGCAGTAGGTGGAGGAATTTCAATATTGATTATGATGTTTATTAGTTTCTGGAACGATTTTGCCACGATAGATTATGGAAGAACGCGTCTTGCGGATTTTGTTATGAAAGTTAAAGATACATATGATGAGAAAGATTTATAACGATGCGATACTGGATACTATCATTTATTTTTTTGTAGAGAACATTAGGTTTTTTACGTATGCTATATGGATAGGTTGTGCAATGTTAATTGGGTATTTTATTGGTCCGAGTTTGTTAAAAGATGCGAGGCCGACGGTCGGTGCGATATGTGGAGTGACTGTGTTATTTGGATTAATAACAATGTTTATAAGTTGGATAGTTATATGCGCAGTGGATTTTGATTCGGATATAGTTGACGACATATGTTATTGGGTTCGAAGGAAGTACAATGGTACGTATAAATATTAGAAAAGTTTTTTAAAATAAATGTCATTGCTATTGCTATTGCTTGAATAATGTTGTAGTTTATGTTCCATATATTTGATATTTATGAAACCGATACATTGATATATAAATAAACAATTAAAATAATTTAATTATGTATCATTACGTATATAAAGTAACGCATAAAGAAACTGGACAATATTATATTGGATCAAGAAGCTGCAGCGTATTGCCAAGCCAAGATCTTTATTTAGGTTCGATGTGCACCTGGAAACCTGATAAAACAAAATTAATAAAAGAAATTCTATTTGATTCTTTTGAATCACGTGCTGCTGCAATAGAGAAAGAAATTGCAATTATACAAAGTTGTATAGACGATAAATTAAATGAAAATTATAGCGTCCCAGGATTAAGTTTTCATACTGCCGGACATATTGTTGTTAAAGACAAAGAAGGCAAAACTTTTTTAATTAAGACTGACGATCCTCGATACGTATCTGGAGAATTGTTATTTGTAAGAGCAAAGCAAATGCCAGTTAAAGATAAAGATGGCAATACGTATTCTGTATATTCTGATGATCCAAGAGTTAAGTCTGGCGAATTTGTTAGTACAGCAAAAGGATTAGTTACTGTTAAAGATTCGGAAGGAAATAATATATCAGTTGCAAAAACCGATGTTCGATATTTATCTGGGGAACTTGTGTCAATGCATAAAGGATTAATTACTGTTAAAGATAATAACGGAAACGTTTTTAAAGTTTCTAAAGACGATAAAAGATTTTTATCAGGTGAACTTGTCGGCATAAAAAAAGGATCATCACATAGTATTGAAACGAAAGAAAAACAAAGAATGAAATCTTTATTGCATAAAGGCGAATTAAGTGCTAATGGCGGTAAAATTTGGATTCATAATTTAGATACAAAGAAAAACGCATTAATAAAAAAAGGTGACGATATTCCAGATGGCTGGACAATAGGAAGAAAATTTTTTTAAAAATAATTTAAAAATAATTGCTAAAACTATTGCTATTGCTTTCATTATGTTGTATATTTGATTTTAATTAATTGATAATATAAATCGCTAATATTTAAAACTATGGAAAACAATTGTAAAATCGAAAAAAACGTTTATTTAGATTCATCTTTATTAAACAAACGTATATCAAGTATTATGGCTGATGTGAAAGTCAATCAAATTTACGAAACCGATAAAAACAAATATTTGGTAACGGCTGTTGATTCAACATCGCTTGAGTTATCTGAAATTAAACCGATGCCAGCGAAAACAATTGTAAAAACTTTGGTAAATCCAAAAACTGGTGAAAAGATAACAACAAGTACCATTGATAATACTCCGGTGTTAACAGGTTCAACTCGAACATGTTCACTTGAATCTTTTGCAAAATTGATTCACAACAAAAATTATTCATTAACAAAGATTGCCTATATTCAAAAACATTACGGTATGTCTAATTCGTTGGAGATAAATCGTTTATTGGTTAAGCAAACAATTTCCCTTTAAATAATCCCAAACCGTAATGAATATATAAAATAAAGCATGATTCATTACGTATACAAAGTTACCGATATAGAGACAGGACAATTCTATATCGGTTCTCGTTCAACAAAGTTAAATTCTGAACTCGATGATTATTTAGGTTCTTGGAAGGTTTGGAAACCGAAGGTTGCAAATTTAAGAAAAGAAATTCTAAAAGATGACTTTAATTGTAGAGAAGATGCAATGAAGTTTGAAGCAGAAGAAATAACAAAAGTAATCAATGATCCGTTAAATGAGAATTATCATATACCTGGTATTGGATATTGCGTAAATGGTAGAGTAACAGTTAAAGATAAAAACGGAAAACATTATTCAGTTGCGATTGATGATCCTAGATATTTGTCTGGTGAATTTGTTATGATGAATAAAGATATGGTTACAGTAAAAGATACTAACGGTAACGTATTTCAAGTATCTGTTTTTGACGAAAGATATTTAAGTGGCGAAGTTATGTTTATACAAAAAGGTTATAAGCATACAGATAAAGCGCTCGATAAAATAAAAGAAAAACGAGCAGTTCAAATAATTGGAAATCGAAAAGAAGAAACAAAGAAAAAGATAAGTAACAAGAATAAATTAAAAAGAGGAAACGAAACGTCTTGCTATAATACAAGATGGATATTCAACCCATTAACAAATGAAAAGAAAAGAATAAAGAAAGACGAATCTGTTCCGAATGATTGGATTGAAGGTTCAGGAAGTGGACGAATTTGGATTATCAATATCGAAACAAAAAAACGAAAGTTAATACGTAAAGATGAACAGTTGCCAGATGGATGGGAACACACAAAAAAAGTTTAATTAAAACGATGTATGTATGAAAAGAAAAATACAAGGAATGCTGATAATTATTTTTGGAATTTTTATTTGCACATTGCCAGCATGGATTGACGTCTTTGATTACAGAAGTGAACAAGCAGAAAAGAATCAATTACGCGATTATAAAGAAAACGAAGCAAAAGCAAACAAAGAATTATTAGAGTATACAAATAAAATAGGTTTATGCATAAATGATAAGGATTATAATACTGCATCGCAATACTTAAGTATATGCGATAAATTAAATATAGTATACGCATCAGATTCAATACAGAAAGTTTATCTCAAATATAAAATGCAAGTATACAGTTACAAAGATTCTTTATTTATAATTGAACAACAAGTTGCAGATAAAAACTGGAATAAAACAAAGGCGGGTAAAATTCAAAGTTTGCAAAAGAATTTGAACTTGATAGCAAAAAAGATTCTGAATAATTTGCTATTGCTTCAAATATGTTGTATATTTGATTTTAATTAATTGATAAAACAAATCGCTATGGAACCTACAATTATAAACGGAAAAAGAGATTTCTCAAAAGAGATAAAGGCTCTCGAAATAATTAGAGAAGCTAGAAGATTTTATACTGACTTATTCAATGATTCATTTGCATGGTTTGTATCACCTGAACATAATCCGCAAATGAGTAATTCTGAAGCAAATGCAAAAGCTGAATTGCTTGCATCAAAACAACGAGACATGATGTTATCTAAATATGGTGATGTTGATGGAATCAAAATAACACTTGATGATTATGAGAATTTGGAAAATGAATTAATCAAATTAAAAGTTATATAAATGAAAAAGTATTTTCTGATATTGACTGCAGGAATTCTGATGTCACCTTGCGCTCCGAAGGATAACGGTAGGTCTCATTGTAAAAAACAAGTTGAAGTTGAGGTAATCAAGGCGCCTGAAGTTTCAGTTTACAAAATTACAGACATAACTGTGGATAGATATGACGAACGTTTGGCTGTATATGTTGCAAGAATTGCAAGTAAAGATCCTGACATATCGTTTAAAGATACATTAGGTGCATTTCAAATAGGTGAAAAAGTTAAAGTTGCAAAATTTAAAAAATAAAAGTATGCAAACAGGAGATAAAGTAAAAGTTATTGCTGATGTTTTAGGACACGGCATACCAATCGGTACTGAATGTATCGTTTTTCAAGTCTTAGAAAGTGGAAATATTCTTTGTCAAGTCATTGATGGCATCAGACATCGTGTATTAATCGAGGAAGAATACGAAAAACTGTAATCCCATGGTGAAAGTTACAGCATTTTACAAGTTAAAAGAACTATTAGAAGACCAATCAATTGAAAAAGTCATAGAGTTGTTAGGAAATTACATGACAACTGACGAACTAGAAGAGTTCATTGACTTTGTCGAAACAGAATTGGAATAAGATAAGCAGGCTGCAGACGTGTAGATCGTAACTCGAAGTATCCCTGAGCAATCAAATAGCTTCGTCCGAATCGTAGTTCGGTTGAGTTTTTCAGTTCTTAAGATAAAACTGATATGGCGAGGAAGCTTTGTTGGTGAAGCCTGGTCGTTCAGTATCCGGAGAAACAGGTTCGAATCCTGTCCTCGCCACTATTGTTAAACTTAATACTTAAAACTAATGTCGAAAGAAATCAAGATTACCAAAGGCATGCGTGAAAACGCAGAAGAAGTTGTTGAACTAACACAACTTAATTCAGTTCCTCGCTCAACAGTTCAAAAGGCACAAGTACTTTTGGAATCAGCAAATGCTGTACTGACTGAAATTTGTGAAGGATCCGATTCAATTAAAATCGATGCATGGGCAGAGATTAAAGAATTGCTTGAAGAAAATGTTTCAATCACGAAACCGTTTTTCTTCGAACTTGTAAATATCCGTCGTAAAAAATTATTCGGCGACCTTGAAATTGATAAAGATCTTTTAGAAAAAATGGATGCCGACGCACTTACGTCCGCAAAGAAATCTGCTACAAGAAAACACTTGTACACCGACATGCAAACCAATGACGATAAAATAAACCGTTTGCTTTCACTTGATACTAACGTAACAGTTACTGAAGGTGAACCTGAATACTTCCCAATGGATAAACGTATCACATCATTACTTGATGAATGCGCAACAACCCGCCAACGTTTGAACGCAACGTTATGGCCATTGATGAAAAAACATCATGATGCATATGTTGTTGAATGCAACGGCGACCCAAAAGAGTTCTGGCAAATGCTACAGTACTTCCATTATCGTACCGGCGGTTACCCAAATGAAAAAACACCACCAAAATTATGGTCGGTTGTTGATAAATACAAGACTGCACTTGACCTTTGTGCAAAATTTGAGTACGATTTGTGCGAACAATGGAACAAAAGATTCGGACTTCAAGTTGTAAGTACTGAAAAACAGTCAAACTGGCAGGACTACAACATTTAAAATCATATCAAAAGACCTCAATAGCAAAAAAATATTGCATTTTATGAAAAATAATTTGCATTACTATTGCTATTGAGGTCTTTTTAGTTTATATTTGTATATACATAATTGATAATAACAAACAATATGGAAACTACAAATACCTCAACCAAAACAAAAATTACAAAAGCGGATTTAATCAACTGCGGAATTGCAATTATCTTAGGTGCTTTAATCCTATGGATAAACTCTCCAGTAACTTTATAAATAACCCATACTAAAATGAATATATAATTTAAACAAAATTAAAAAGTTTAGATTATGCATTATTATGTATATAAAGTAACACACATAGAAACGAATCAATTTTATATTGGATCTCGAACTTGCAGCTGCAAACCAATAGACGACGTTAACTATGTAGGTTCAATGAAAACATGGAAACCTGATAAAACAAAATTAATAAAAGAAATTATTAAAGATAACTTTTCTGATAGAATATCTGCATTGCAATTTGAAGAAGTTGAAATTCGTAAGCATATCAATAATCCATTAAATGAAAACTACGCAATTCCGAATACAGCTTTTTATAAAACCGGCAAACATACAAATGCAGGTATGACAACGGTAAAAGATGAAAACGGCAAATTGTTTAAAATTTCAATTAATGATCCGTTATATACAAGTGGACAGTACGAACATATGAATGCAGGAAAGCGAACAGGAAAAACATTAGTAAAGGATGAAAACGGTAATAAATTAATTGTATCTATTGACGATCCTAGATATGCGAATGGCGAACTAGTTCACTATAACGTAGGACACATTAAATCTTTGGCAACTAAAATAAAAATAAGTGATGCAAATAAAAAGTATGTGGGCGAACAGACTAGTACGTATGGCACTATATGGATTCACTGCGATGAATTGATAAAAAATAAAAGGATTAAAAAAGATACAGAGATACCAGATGGCTGGTTAATAGGACGGAAGATTTATGTCAAACGAAAGCAAAGAAGAACAAAAGCTGAAATGATGGAAATAAAAAGTAAAAATAATTAAAAATAAATACACAAACCATTGCTATTGCTGCAATAATGTTGTATATTTGATTTTAACAATTAAACAAAACAAAATTAATACCCGTTCTTTCAAAAAAAAATTAAAAAAAAGTAAAAAAAAACAACAAAACCCTTGCTATTGCCTGATTATTGTTGTATATTTGAATATAATAATTGATAAATATAAACATTCACTACAAAAACTTGAAAATTATGAAAAACTCTAAAAAAATCCAATCGAAAATCGCAAAACAAAATCAAACTGTTGCTGACTCATTTGAATTTCCTGTTGGAAAAATGAAATGTGGAAATTCTAAAGGTTATAAAGATCACTTCGGTAGAGCTGTTTCTGAATTTGAACACACACTTCGTTCAAATAAAGCTGAGGTTGCTAGAAGAACTGAAGAATCTCGTATCAAATCTCTTGACGAACAAATCGCTGACCAAAAAAAATACAATGAATCTATCGCTGCTAAAAACGCAGAAAACAAATTGAAAAACTCTGCCGATTACAAACTTGCTCAAAGAAACGCAAACTTCGTAACAAAAGAGGCGGTTGAATACAAACTTGCTCAACGTGGATTAAAACATATCGTTGACGAAAAAGGAAACGTTGTTTTAACTAAAATCACTCCTGTTAAATAATTTCCAATAATTGTTCTGTAAGGAAAACCTTTAATAATCTTGTTAAAGGTTTTCCTTTTAATAAAATCAAAATTAATTTGAAACTTTGAAATACTTCTGTATATAATAATAAATTAAAATATTAACAACAGGAACCTGATTTTTTTACCGCCGCTTTTTATACATAATTTCTCTCGGCGTTTTTTCAGGTTGCCTGTTGTTCTTTCAAAAAATTGCTAGGTTGTATGTATTACCTGGGTTGTTTCGATAACTTTAAGACATTCCGTTCTTACTTGCTGTGACGATAAATCGCAAGAGGGTTTGTTTCCAGATTAACATGAGGCATTCAAGGTTGAGGTTTTATAGCAAAAGGAAACCTCAACTGCCTTTAAAACTTTATCAATTAATACACCGGTATTGAATTTGTTGTAGTGAGCAAATTCCGTACGGTATCCGGAAAGCATTAAGTGGATTGATGCGCCAGTTGGAGAAATAGGGTCGGAGCCTATTCCGGAAGCTTATCAATTAATAAACTTGTTTATTCAAGTAATGTTACTGAATTGTTGTAGTGAGCAATTCAGAAACGGTAACGGTACAGAATATTGGCGCATTCGCCTGGTCAAATCGGCCATGACATTGTAGGTTCGAACCCTACTACCGTAGCAAAAATAAATATCGTGAAGCATTGTATCTGGATGATGCCGCCCGCGTAGGGTGAAGGAAAGCGGCTTGGGTTGTAATACGGTTCGAATCCGTTTCGCGTTTTTAGAGTTCGAATCTCTCCGACGATACAAAATAAAAATAACAATCCCTCCTCATATGAGGGTTCGAGTCCATCCGAGGGATTGCCGTTGAACACGGTGCCCTTGTCGTTTAATGGCCAAGACATGTGGAGCGATTGTTATTAAAGATTATGGGCGTCGGTTCAGTCCGATATAAATAGTTAGGTTAAAAGCACCTGCATGCCCGCGGTATTTGGTTTGACCAGCGGTTCAATTAATGAGGGAGACGGACGCCCTCACCAGCGGATACTGATGTGACAAGATACCTAGGACCACCAATCCGGGGTTGAAAGTTGAAACTAACAGGTGGTGCTGAGTTTTATTGTATTGTTCTCAACAAAAGGCGTTGAGGTAAATAGGTGGACTGCACTTAGCAATATAACATATCAATGATACTACGGGATGGTACTAACTGTTAATAAGGTACTGGGTATTGCGCATAGTGTTACCCTATTCGATTGACGTGTGGAAAAAAGTAATGGACCATAAGTTAATCACCGGTTTGTAACTGGTAAAGAATTAAATACAGCTGCGGTTGACGAGGCCATAGAGTTAAACGAGTGCACAACTGTTATTGCCGGCCGTAAAGTACACATGAGCCATGGCGATTAATATCAGTTAAGGATATATAAAGCTAGTAAGTTTATGTATCTGCTCTCGTTTTTATTTGTAACTTAATAACTCAATATATGATCTCAACACCAACAACAATCGTACTTGCAGTTGCTTTCATCGGTTTAATTATCTATGGAACTCGTAAGTATACAAAAAACCAAAAAAGTAAAGTCGAATAAATTTTACTTTTTTCTAATTGTTCGGAAAGCTTAGAAGGCGAAGCACCGGCTGTCCGGTAGAGATAGGTTCGATTCCTATATTAAACTTTAATTTATTCCTATATCAATTTTGATATATAATATAAATAATTAAAAATATTTAAATGTATGTATCATTATGTATATCGAATTGAACATATAGAAACTAAACAATTCTATATAGGTTCCAGAAGTTCAGAAGTTCATCCTACTCTAGATTCTTATCTAGGTTCAATGAAAACTTGGAAACCTGATAAGACAAAGTTGAAAAAGGAAATTATTAAAGATGACTTTATTTGCAGAGAAGATGCTTTAAAGTTTGAAACAGAAGAAATAACAAATTGTATTGAAGATCCTTTAAATGAGAATTATTATATTCCATTCAATGGCTTTCATACAATAGGTAGTGTAATGGTTAAAAATTCAGAAGGACATACGTTTCTTATTAAAATTGATGATCCTCGTTATGCATCCGGCGAATTAAAACCAATTGCGTTAAATAGAGTAGCAGTTATTGATTCAAACGGTAATGTGTTTTGTGTGAATACTGATGATCCTCGTTATTTATCAGGTGAACTCAAATCATTGCAAAGTACAAAGAAGGGCTCGCATTACGTTTGTGATAAATTAAAACGTAGAGTAAATATGGTATCGCGTGATGGCATAGTTATTAGAGTAGGAATCGACGATTGTCCATCATTAATCGACAACGGTTATGTATACGTATGGTCAAATCGATGTCACTCGGACGAAACAAAACAAAAAATGAGAGAATCGCACGCAGGGAAACAAGCAGGCAATAAAAATTCGCAGCATGGAACTATGTGGATTCACAATATAGAATTGAAACAAAATAAAAAAATAAAAATAACTGATGTTATTCCAAACGGATGGAGTAAAGGCAGAGTTATTAAAGACTCATAGTTTTAAGTTTGATGCATGTCGTGATGACACCATCCGTTTACCTTTAATCGACTTTAGGTGAACTCCTTTCTTTATCCCGTGCGTTGTAGTGAGCGTACGGGATTTTTTTGTTAAACTTTAATTTATTGATATATGAAATACTTGTTACTTTCAATTGCAATCGCTATTCTAACGTCATGCTCTGATTATGACGGTCCTCTCTATCGTGTAGTCGTTCAGCACACAGGCAAAGATAATGAACAACGTGACACACTCATTTTAGGTATACCCAAACTAAGCGACTACCAACTCACCGCAGATGTTCCTGGACAAGCTATGCCAATGGTTATATATAATGTTAGATCATTCAAAATATTAAACCAAATTCGAGACCGTTATGTTGACTCCGCCCTTGCTGTTAATTATAAACGTAACTGTTATTTCTACGAACATAAGTAATCCTAGAATTGCTGTCATGGAACTACCTCAGCCATAGTCTTTCCATACTACCCTTTCCGAAACCACAGTAGTTATTATATACAGTTTTCAAAAATAGTTTCATATTCTTAAAAAATAATTTCATATACTATTGCTATTGTATTCATAATGTTGTATATTTGATTTTAACAATTAAACAAATAATCATGGGACAAAAATACTTTTCATTATCCGAAACAATCTCTGCAAACCAGTTCATGAAAATACTTGTTGCTTGTGGCGCAACGCTCGAACAAATAACAGACTGGCGCTGGGAAATCGAATTAGGCGACAAACCACAATCATATCATTGCATAGGTTGTCACCCTGTAGCAAAAAGACTTGACCTTTACGGAACTGATATCTTTATTCATTAATCTATGGGAATACTTTCAAACATGATGCATCACGTATCTAGATTCGTTGGCATCTTTAGTTGTATCTTTGGCGGTTTACTTCTATTCATACTTGCATGTGTATTCTTTAACCCAACATTGGATATGCTGTTCCAATTCCAATTTTGTTTTTTCGCATTTCTTGGTTGCTCATTCGTATTCCTGATATCATTAACTTTTCATTTAATAATTGACGCACTAATTTAATTAACTATGAAACTGCTATTATTTCTTTTACCACTTTTTCTGTTTGCATGCGCGCCATACGATGGTCCTGTCAACCTTGTTGAGGTAACTCATAACTCAACTGACTTCGGCCAAGTTGATACATTCATAATGGGCCAACCTGAAATTAAATACTACAATGGCGATAGAGACCGACCTTATCTATGGGCATCTAAACCAAACAAGGTCGAAGAACATTACTCAATTGATAATGTTTTTAAATTCAAAATACTTTATCGTTTACATACAATTGATAATGATACTGCGATGTACTATGATAATCTTAAACATCGAACTCCTTCTGCTAAAACTAAAAAATGTAACGCTTGGTATAAATTTTAAATTCTACTTATGATAACTGAATTATTCATACTTGGCTATTTGCTAGTCGTACTATTTATTGGAGTATTCTTTGACATTGAACCTGCTGCTGGTATGTTCTGGCCGATATTACCGTTTATGTTTTTCATAGCATTCCTTGCATCGAAATTCAATAAACCACCGGTATGCGAACCATCAACATTAAAAAAAACAATTCCAACGTTTAACGAATTCTTGAATGAAAATGAAAATCGAAAATCCTAAACTTAAAGCATTCATTATTAAACGACCTATCGTCGCTCTTATAATGGCACTTCACGCTCTGCCTGTTATCTCTATGATTATCATTGGCATTGCAAATTTCTCTATCTTAAACTTGTTCATTGCTTATATCATTGGACTTGTTGCTGACATACTCGTTATCATTGGCATTATGCTTGTCCAAACAATTATGTTCGTACGTGACGTAAATAATACTGAACCTAAATACTAAAATCATGTGTCTTGTAACTAAACAAATTACACCGAAGATCCTTACCGAAGATATCACGGTTTATAAAAAAGTTGAATGACTTCCAATCTTTATAACAAACGATAAAGACGAACCTGATGAACTACGAGTTAGCAGCTCATCACAAGGATTTGAATACATACTAGGAAACCTTTACGAAACTCGAATTTCGCAAATCGACTTAGACAGCAACGATTTGAACCCAGGCTCAACTGCACACGCAGATGATATCGTAGGAATCCATTATAACATAAAGGGACCTAGGTCATACACAGAAAGAATCGAATATTTAAAAAAGAAACGCCTTGCAGTTTATGCTAAAGGTTTCCACTTTTACAAAACCATTAGACGTGCTATTGATTCTGGCATTCAAAAAGAATACGTAATTGTTGAATGCACAATACCAAAAGGCTCACAAGTTTACTACGATGAAACAGATCTTGGTGTTGCAAACAAAATTACAATTAACAAAATTCTGCCAACTGTTATTACTGATATTAATTACTAAAGATTACAACTATGTCTGCCTACCCACAATGCGATAAATACTCGTCTGATGAAGGATACGATGGCCGTTTTGCTATAACGCAAATTGAACCAGCAAAAGTGTCAATCACATCTATTAAACCTATTAACTTGCTGAATATTCTATTCCTGCTTGTTCGACTTTTATGGTACACACTGTCCGTACCATTCTGTCTTTCTTGGCTTATCATCGTGTTCGTATTCACTTTTAAATTCCAACACGAACTACTAGTCTATACTGTTAGAGATAACTACTCAACTAAATATAAAGGCGAATCAGGCTATTGGTACTACGGTTATTACAATC